TCTCTTCTTGCTTTTTCTTTTCTTCGGACTTTCTTTTCTTCCGGGACGACTCTCAGCGCCGGCGGCGGGTTCTATTTCTACGGCGTGGCGGGAACATATTTGAATATTAATTTATTAAAACTTTCCCAATCATCATATAGAACAGCATTCGTCAAATCTATCCAATTCCGCAAAGCAATTCTTTTTAATTCAGGTGTCCTATTCGATATATTTAATTCGTGTAATTTAATAGATGGTTTCAGTTCAGCTAATAATTCAATACCGATCCATTCGGAATATATTGGGTGATGCCCCAAAATTATTTTAGATTGGCTTTGTAAATAATCACGACTACTTACCATAATTGTTTTGTATATATCACTTATGGTATTCACATCCTCTAATGTTATTGCATCGGATAATTGTTTGTGATAATCAGTATTATATGATGACCATATGAAGTCATCAATATCTAAAAATAAAGCTGGGTATTTGTTTACTAGTGTGGTTTTACCGCCACCTCCACAAATAACTATCAGTGGCATCGTATACTATACTCACGTAAAAATAATATTCGAGTGATTGATAAAATAGAATACTTATTTATTACTACATACTATTCAGTTCTCCATAGAACGCTTTCACGCGCTTATTCACCATGATCTTCGTAACATCGTAACTCATGATACTCATTCCCTCTAATGATTTGATTCGTGACAGTGCAACGTAACTCTGTCCGGCTTCAAATACCCCAGATCCAATATCAATGATACAGCGTTCCAGTGTCGCGCCCTGACTTTTGTGTATCGTGATTGCCCAAGACAGAATGAGAGGAATCTGTGATACACCAATTCCTGGTATATTTTCACTGACCCATGTATGATAGTTCACCGTCATCTCAAGCCCATTATTGAACCGAACAACTGGTAATGGCGGAGTAGTTCCTGTTGGATTATCTACCATTCGTACAATGACCCCCTGGCTTCCATTACATATCGGGGTCGCGGATGTCGTCACCGACTCTTCCATATTCACTACACACATCACTTGAGCACCAACCCTCAGATGTACGGTATCATCACAAAGAATACTGTTCTTCAACGAAAATAGTTCCGCCGTTATTCGTTCTTGTGACTGAGATGCGCGCAGTTGTCTCTCCTTATCAGATAACGGGAGGTCGGTTATATATTTGAGTTCATATTTGTAGGTAGGGCTATCTGGATCCAAAATCGTAAGTTTCTCCATTTCAAGACGGTTGATTTCATCGACGCGTGACCGGGTGGCGTAGAGTATCGTAGGTTTTGTCTGAGGCGTACCATCTTCAGATACGTCTGGCAATACAACTCCGACGCGTGACCGGAGGATTTCATCGGTTCGACGCGTAATGCGACCCTCGCGCACCTGGTTCAATATTTGGCAATACACCGGATCGTTCTGCCGGAAGATTTGTTTGAGTTGGATATGGTTTTCTTTCGGAAAGGTATGAAACCAACTTTCGCTTTCAAAACAGAACCTCGAGTTATCAGGGTCCTCAGTATTGATACCAACTGGCGGTAGTTGGTAGAAATCACCACAGAAGATCAGTTGGATTCCACCAAACGGACGCGAATGGCAGTTTCGAACCGTTTTCCCGACAATGTCCAATATGTCAAATAGACGTTTCGACATCATACTTACTTCATCTACGATGAGCGTGCGCGTTTTTCGCCAGTCCTTCTTTTTGAAGAAGTTCTTGTCTACGCGTTGAACAATTCGATCAATGTCTCCATTTGCAAGCCCAATTCCAGCCCATGAGTGGATCGTTTTCGCTTTACAATCCAACATGACTGCAGCACACCCAGTGAGTGCGCATACTTGAATGTTGTGCTCGCGCTGGGTCGCATATTTGTAAATCTCTCGAATCAACGCAGACTTACCTGTGCCACCAGGACCGGTGATGAATACATTTTGTCCCGATTTGTATTTTTCGAATGCGAGTTTCTGTTCTGGCGACATGTGTTCTTGAAATGAATCATTTCCTGCGGGTTGTGTTTCGGATATCGGGGTGGATTCAGCTGTCAGTGCGTGTGCAGGTCCGGGTGTAATCACTGGAACTGGTGTAGGAGTTGGCTCTTCAGAAAGCTTCTTCACTACAGTTGTATACTTGCGAATATCGTGTGACAATGTTGACTTCATCTGGACGGTCGGTTGAACAATATAAAACACGGCAAATAGATTTCAATTTATCCAGTATTGAATTGCTTTATATGACACATTAAGACTGTTTTCTTTTCGCCAATTCTAATATAGAAATATTTCAGTAGTTATTATATGAACCAAATTACAACGTCGTATTCTTCACCACAAACATTATACGCTACATTAAGTGACGGCATGACCAGTACGACCAATACAATAATCAGTAATAGCGATTCTTCATCAGTCGGAGCAGTTGCACCAAATGACCATTTAGAACGAGTCAAAAAATCACAATTCATTCTGGAGAAATATCCCGATCGCGTTCCTCTGATCATACAACCATCTAAGAACGATCGAGATGCATATCCGATCGACAAATCAAAATATATAACGCCGAGAGATTTAACGTTACTTCAATTGCAGCAGATAATTCGTAGGCGTGTTCGTTTTCCCGCGGAGAAAGCACTATTCATGTTCATCAATAACAGGATATATCCGATAACGTCGATCATCGGTCAAGTGTACGACAGTAATAAAGACTCTGATGGTTTTTTATACATTACCTATTGTCAGGAGAACACATTTGGTGGCAGCGGATGACATATACACACAAGTAACATATATAGACAGAAAAGTATATATCCATACAATCTATATATGTTATCATTCCTTTCCAATATAAAAAATATAATAAGTGGAAAATTATCGAGAAGAAAGCTTTTAAAAAGGTCACGACAATATCAAGTAGTGATTATGGAATCGAATATAATACATGTAGATAACAGCGATTCAGACACCGAATCATCAACGGATACCTCCAAACTATTTACATCAACACCACCACCACCAGAGACCCCACCAGAGACCCCACCAAAGACCCCTCCACCTACACCAACAAAAACACGTTCCTTGTTTGGAAAGGAAATTGAGATTACATTTATAAAAGAAGATTATGAGTTGGAGACATTGTTAGATAGAATAAAAAACCGTTGTATCGATATAGAGAATATGCAGATTGAATGTCGGTTTGAAGAACTGATCGGTAAAATTCCAAATGTAACCGAAATTTTCAAAACAAAACTTCGGATTTTGTATATTATTATTGCGCTTGATTGTTATTCTGATTTTTTTGAAGAAAAAAAGAAATATCGTACATTGAATGGAAGTCATTACTTAGGCGTATTTCGATTTAATGATTATATTATTCGTATTGATGATTCTCCGTATAGTTTTATCAATGAAAATGATGTATTATCTGCATTAAAAACGAAGGACACTTCTTGTGAAAATATTATACTACCTTTTTTGACATATATAAACATCAAACGAGATTCAAGAAACAATATGTGTGAATGTAATACGTCAATATGTGCTTGTAAATATTATGATGGGGAAGATCATCATGAAAAAATAGATATGATGTCATTCGAAGGTAAACATTATTATCGTTCATTACGTCAAAATGCAATTTCGTTTAGTATTCAACATTACGCAAAAAATACAGAACAATTATATAATTGGATAAAGGATAATATTGGAAACAGTATTTACAATCAATTTTCAAATATACAGTATCCTTTTTTTGTTGATTTATTTCTCAAGTGTGCACAATTGGTCCGCGAAATTCATTCCGTAAATATAGTTCATGGAGATATAAAACCCGATAATATTCTTATTCGCGAACATGATAATTTCAACTTATATAACCCGATGAAGTGTAAGAATTTTACAGTCTATCTTATTGATTTTGGTTTATCTGGAATAAATGACACTGGGTATGGAACTGGTGGAACGATTCCATACTGTCATCCTGAGTTTAAAAATATACGCGATACAAATCGTTCAAGTAAATACAACTGGAAAAAACAAGAGTTAAAACATGATGTTTGGTCTCTAGGTATTCTTTTTATTACCATGTATATTTACCGTGATTTTTACAGTTATTATCATAAGTATCCTGGGTATTTTTTTACAAAAGACGGCTATGTATCATCATTAATATTAGATGTAATATCTCATCGTAAACTTAATGAATTATTTACAAGGATGCTTTCTCAAGAAGGAATATCAATTGATGAAGTATGTAACTTATTAACTTCGATGCAGGTATAATCTACAAGTTTGTAGTTGTCAAGGTAACTTCTTTTTCTGTAGACTTATAATCTGCAATCGGTACAGATGCAAGCAATGTGACTGATTCGGCTGGTTGCGTATTTGCATCACCAATAGTCGCCGTCAGGCTAGTCGTTGCCGAAGCAAGAGCAATCGATGCCGCAGTAGCCCCTGAACTCGTAATCATACTCGGTATATGAGTATTATCATCTGGCTTGAGTGCATGAGAATTCATGCTTACATTATCGCCTTTTTTCGGTATTGTTTCCGTCATTGAGTTCATAATACTATATGGATTATTACTATTTCCACGTAATGATTTTGGTAAATATTGTTCTTCAATCGATGGGGTATATTCTGGTCGTTGTGTTGCCACTGTTGAATTATTACCAGAGCTCGTATTTGTGTTCATAGTTGGACGTGTAGCAGCAGCAGCGGTGCTACTCGTTTGTGTCAGGGTGTTTCTTTGCAACTGTTGTTTCCCGATCACCCTTTTCTCAAGTGTATCACGTTTTGTATTCATATTTTGAAGACCGCTCATTACAATTTGTGGCGCAATTGAAAGTGTACTCATGTACGTCCTATATTTGAAAGAACATACACTCGTTTCAGATCCTATGAATTTTAGACTATACCACCAGTACGCCGGAATAAATATTACCATTCCTTGGTATAATTCGACCTCGAGTGTTTTTATTTTATCAAAATCATCCTGGTATTCTGGTTGAACTTTCCATGGATTAACTGGAGAACGGAATTCGAAAATATCATAATCGGTAATTGGGTACAAATATCGTGTATCCTTTGGTGGAATAAGCATGACACGAAGGCTTCCCTGTGTAACAAGAAGATAGTTTCGATAATTTACTTCATAACGCAGAGGTGTTATTGTATTCGTAGATGCCATAAAGATATCATACATACACTTTGAAACCATGTAAGGACGGAGAAAATCATCGTTCAATTGAAATGTTTTGATTAAGCCAGTTTCATCAATAAAATCCGCGTTGTTTTCACTAACGTACTTCATTTCTGTATCATTCTGCAGAACTTCATGTGCAATTTTTAGTGCTATTGGAATATACAATACAAAATCATTATCACTTCCTTTTTGTCGGTTTGTTGCGTCATCTGTATTCGTAGAAGAAGATCCTCCTGACATCGGGGTTTTAGATACGTCTCGAATATTCACATCAAATGCGCGGTAACTATTGTGGATAGCTTGGTATGATAATTGGTTAAGTAATTGCTCGTTATAATATTCGAATGTTGTCGGTTGTCGTATATCACATACTTCTTCTAAACGTTGTTTCGAAGGCTGATCTATCTCATATACTTCTAAATCATTGCTGCGTTTCAAATGAAAATGGATATGTAGATACAAAAATAAAACAATACAGAAAATTAAAATAGATTCTATTAGCATTGTAAATATGAATACTATTACATATTCATATTTATACTTCTTTCCTTTTACGAACGTAATACTTACTGAATTTCATTTACAATCAAGGATATTGGATCACTAGGAAAATGTGGGGCTGAATAATCATCGATTGGTGTAGGTGTAAAATCAATAGTCTCGGGTTCGCCGGAAGGTTCGCTTGCAGGCTCCTCCTCATTTTTTTCGTTTGATTGATTGTTGTTATCATTCGACTCAGCCACTAAACTATCATCGGATATGTCGATCTTAACTACCCCTGAATCAATCTGTATATGATTTGTTGAATCGTCTTGTGTAACTTGCAGTGAAGGAAATGTTGGACTTGTTTCACTATTGTTATCTTCACTTGTCATCTCTACTTTTTTATTATCAGAGTGTGATAATATAATTTCGGTTGTTTCAGTTTGATACAATCCATCGCTATCCAAACCGTTATCTTGGTACGTTTCCGGTTTTGTAGGTGTATTACCTTGGTTCAATAACCGAAGCAACATTGTATTCATTTCGTTCATCATTTGCTGTTGAGAATGAATTAATGTTCGAAGCTCCTGGTTCTCTTTTACCAGAGGCTCGATTTTCATAATAACTTCTGATAGATTGGTTTCAGTAACGATTTTAGTCACAATACCTTCGACGAACTCACGACTATTTGTTAAATCATTCATAACAACGTCCATGAGTAGCTCTTCCTCGTCCTCTTCCTCTTCGTCTTCGTGATCTTCATTCTGATATTGTTCGTCGTGTCGTAGTTTATTTTCTTTGGAAGACATTTTTGCGGGTGCTTGTTGCTGCTGATCAGCACTACTAAATGAGCCAGAGCCAAATCTATTCACTTTTGTCTGCAATTCGCTTAATTGTTGCACTACTTCATGAAGTACCTGGTTGTGTTCTTGCAGCTTGACATCATGTGATTTTATAATTACAATCGGCGGTGGAATAACTCCCGTATCCGATATCATCGTAACAAATGGAGTCACTTGCAATCCACCGCTATTTGATTTTTGCATTCCAATATTTGAACTTGACATTCCCTCCGTTCCCATACCAGCACCTTTATATTTCGGGTTTCTTTGTGGAACACCTCTGTCATAAATAAATTCAGGCTCAGAAATTGTTGGACCAGAAACGCTTGGTGCGAAACCTTTATGATCATATACATTCGGCGACTCTTGTTGTAGAGACTCCATTTGTTTTGCAATTGCGATCTTCTGTTTCAAAATCTGTGTCTGGATTTCATTTTGTTTATGTAGAATTTTAATTTTATCGGGAGGGATTGAACTTCCTTGTGTTTGAATCATTTTGGTACGTTCTGCCAATTGCTGTTTAATCAATTCGATATTTTCATAAATGTTCATCGGTTGTGGAGGAAATGGTTGTACAAATCTTGATTGTTCGTTTCCAAAAGAAGGTACCGCGTTAATGCCCGGTCCAGCTATTGGCACTGGAATACCATTCGGATTTTGTCCTCTATTGTAATAGGATGGAGGTGCTCCATTGCTTGCCATAGGCGCATTTGATGCTCTACGCTTTCTTGCTGCTGATAATGCTGCACTACCACTCATGAAATCAATTGTATTTACGTGTACAAAGATTATAACATGTAATAACACATTAATTCTATATTATTTTCGCATTTTCATTGATATCGGATCGTAACTTTGATAATTCAAGATTTTAAAATCTCCAAACGTATAATCGTTGATGTTTTCTCTTAAAACAGATATTTCAACCCTAGGAAATGACAATGGACGACGCAATAATTGCGGTTTCAATGCTTCAATATGATCATCGTAAATATGCGCATTTCCTAAATAATAGACGAATTCATGTGGAACTAATCCACAATGTTTGGCGAGGAGATGTGTCAAAAAGCTATAAGATGCAATATTGAAGGGTACACCTAAACCTACATCGCCGCTTCGCTGGTATAATGCGCATGAAAGGCGATTATTTTTATCAACGTTAAACTGGCATAGTACATGACATGGAGGAAGCGCCATCTCGTCGAGTTGACAGGGATTCCATGCTGACATAACCAATCGTCGTGAAAATCTCTCAACCGGGTCTTTTAATGATTTAATAATATAATCCAGCTGATCCACACCTTGTCCAGTATAATCTGTCTCATGTGTTTCATACTTTGCGTTGAAATGTCTCCACTGATGACCGTATATTGGTCCAAGATCGCCTTCGGCGTGTTGTGTTAGACCACGCGAGTCCAGGAATTCACGTGACGCATTACCATCCCATATATGAACACCTGCGCTTTGAAGTAAACGATTGTCTGTTTTTCCTTGAATAAACCATAGGAGTTCTTTGAGACAAGTTTTCCATGCCATTTGTTTCGTTGTAAGAATCGGGATATTTCCTTGATCCAGTGAAAATACCATTGCAGCGCCGAATGCTGAAATTGTATCTCCATTGCGACTCGTATGTTTTTGGTTTTGTTGCATAATCTCGTGAATGAGATTTAGGTATTGATACTCTTCATGAGGGTTGATAAATGATCTTGATGATGGAACTGGCATCGGCATTGGAACTATTGCAGGTAAAAGTCTTGGAGTCATCGAATCTTGTGGAAAAATAGGTATTTCACTTGGTGGCGTTTCTGTTTTCACTTTATCTTTATCATCACTAAGATATTCAACCTGATAATGCGGAATACTGTTAATACGGGCAAAGTTACGAAGCATGTTTATAATCTATAAAGATAGAAGTATTTAATTCGATTATTCTATTGATAATACTATTTATTTGAATCTATAAATAATATTATTCTCATTATATATACTCAATAATGGAGGCATTTGAAGAAACAGTCAAAGAAGGGTCAAAGCGTGGTAGTTCATTTGTAGACCATGTCTTTCGTTTAGACGAACAGCAACAAGGCATCTTATTAAATATTGTCCAATACACAATCATTGGATTTGTCCCAATTTTGATAATGTTATACCTAGTTCGCACATATGTCCCTGAACCGGATGATCACAAGGCGACTGTCATGATTTTAGTGGAAATCATCGGCCAAATTCTCTTTATGTTCGTGTTTATCTACTTTATTCATCGGGTTATTACGTATGTTCCGACTTACTCCGGATATAGATACAGTGAATTCAACTTCACTACTACCATTTTAGGAATATTGATGATTCTCTTGAGTATTAAGACGAAGTTGGGTGAAAAGGTTCAGATCATCGTCGAACGCGCCATCGAGCTCGTTGGTGGAGAAACGAGTTATAATGCTGCAGGAGGCGCTGCAGCCAAAGGAGCCCAAGGCGGTAATGGCGGCGCCGTTCGTATTACCCAACCATTGTCGCAACCTTACGCCGGCGGTGTTCCCGGTGGAATGGTCGGTGGTGGAATGGCGCCACCCAATCCGGTTTTAACCTCTAGTCGAAATACAGGAACAGCTGATTATGGTCTTTCACAAGCATCACAACAGACACAGCACTTCAATAGCACGTATGCGCAGAATGTCGGCGCAGGTATGCCCGGTGGGATGATGTCATTTGAACCGATAGCGGCAAATGAAGTCATCGGGTCAAAGTTTTAATTATAATACTACTATAATCGTGCATTCTTGTACATTACATTATCTTCTATTCCATTTTCTTCAATTCGTTCAATTTCAATAAAGTCATTTTCCGTGATAAACGACTTTATTTCTGCACTTGTTGGGCTATTCAGGTATTTAGAGTGAACATTTGCAGGCAAGTACATTGTATTTATGACTGGTTTAGGTTCTTCCATAATTACAAACTTTATATTTCGTAGAAGATCGCCGCATCCTTTCAAAACATTCAATTCGAACCCCTGAACATCCATACACAATAAATCAATACTAGATATATCATGTTCTTTTGCAAAATCCGATAATCGAATGACTTCGAATACTCCGGATTGTACTTGTGTTGTTTCTGCATCGATTCTCTTCAAAAATGACGATGCCCCGTCATTATCGGCAATGTATGAATAAAATGGCAAGATCTCATTCTTTTCACCCAATCCTTTCGGTGTAAATGTTATATTCGGATTATTTTCCAATTTCTGGCTACACTGTACAACTGTAAAAGGATTACATTCAAACGAGAATACATGCGCATCTTTAAATGTATTCGAGAGCATCAAACTTTCGTCTCCATATCGCGCACCTACTTCAACGATGGTTTGTACATTACAGGTGATATGTTTCAAAAACCGGGGGTCCCAATACTGACTCATTATATTAGGTCGCGTGATTCTTTTGGATTATATATATGAAAGTCTTTATTACTTCTCTATAAAAATCTCTCGTTCAACGCTTTTCATAATCTTACGTTCACCAATCGGGTCATCCTTGATTTCGTGAAGGACATTCTTTACCATCTTATGATGAAAATCCTGTAACCGGCTATTCGTCTCCCATCCCGGATGCAAATCCATCCATTTCTTTATCGCAAAGTATTCCTTATTCGCGATATCCACGAATGCCTGGCGCATCCTTGCATTCCCTTCGTCTTTTGCCCATTGATGATTATCCCGCACATAAATCGTGTCCCGCTTTTGATCTGTACAGTGTATCGGGCGTTTATATAGATCTATTTGTTTCAAACCGTCGATCATCACTTTACTTATCCCTTCCACGAGTCCTTGGTTCCGTGTATACGTTAGATCGTCCATCGTGATTTCGAGAGAATTGACAAAGTCCGAGAGATTGACCGCATCTTTACACTGTTCATTTAAGAAAAAGTTCAAATTAAACTGGTTGTTATTCGTATTATTGACGATAATATTTCGTTCCTTACTGAGTTCTACGATCTGCTTTTGCAGAGTTTTATTCTGGTCTAATAACTCGAATACAAGCGAATTAACAATCGACTTCTTGTTTCGTTTCTTGCCAATCGTAAGCGCCGAAATCATTTTCCGAATATAATCCTTCAGTTTCTCATTTTGTTCTGTGAGAAGTTCAGATACTGCTGATGATGCTGCATCAGATACACCTGTAATCGCTGACGCATCATCTACATCGTCATCGTTTGCAGACAGTTCTGATGATGACACTGATGTTGCATCGTCAAACGTCTCTTCATCTGTATCACTGCTTTCGCTCTTATAGTTATTGTATATTTGTTTTTCTGTTACATGTACACCAACTTCAGAGTCTGGAATACTTGAATAATGAAAAGTCCCCGCATTTGTGTCTTCAGCCTTTTTTTTAGATTTGAAACGATATCGGACAATCCGATTGTCGTCGTCACTGTTTACTTCATCAATCTCTCGAGAATCTGGTTCAGCCATCTCCGTATTCATCGGAATTGTCGACTTCGTCGTTGTTCTTGTCGTTGTCGTCGTAGTCGTTGTAGAAATAATCGAAACAGATACAGAATTCAATAAAGTATCGGATTGCGACGGATGATTTACAACAGACAGTTTATTCACAGATTGATTGTGTTGAAACTGAAGACAGGTTGACGTGTGTTTATAATAACTAGATCGGTGTGAGTACGATTTTTTACAAAGACATATGTATTTCCCATCCTTCGTAGCTGGCGGAGCCGCAGAACTTGGTTCATTCGCCGCGCCGCCAAAAATCTCCGCTTCAAAAACAGAGGCAGCAGCCGTTACGGCCATTTCACCGCCGAAAATATTTGGTTTAAAATCAGGAAAATTCGGAAGATCGGAATATTCATCAATTAACTTTTCAGCCATTTTTTCATCGTTCAAATTTGGTTTCATTTTCAAAATATAGAAATGCGCCCGTTCCTTTGCATGATTTTCATTGTTACAAGCACATTCTTCCAGAATTTCACAGTTCCAATTTGTCCATCCACCATTCTTTCGAATGGAATCATACAACTTTGTCTGAATAGACAGATCCAAAGTCTCGCGCTTATGCTTGTACTTCCGTTGTGTTAGATTGGTTGTTTGCGAAATATATGCGTCTGAAATCTTTGGGTTTTTACAAGTTAGTAGATAAACATACGTCTTAGAATAATCGGTGTACTTTCTCGGCATTTTCACTCGCTTAAAGTTTGTCGTCTTTTACCCCAATTTTGTCTTATTTTACCCCAAAAACTATGTATATTTTGGTATAATGTACGGCTATATTCACTCTATATACAGTGTATATTATATCTCTATTATATTTTATTGATTTGTGATCGGTAATTCATTTTACCCCAAGGGTTCGGCAACATTCGCACCATCGGTTGGTCTAAATGTTGCCATTCTCACTTGAAAAAGTGAACATCATCGTCACAGGGGTTGTCGTCTTTTGTCGTCTTTTACCCCAGTTTTGTATCCATGTTGCATTTTGACACTTTAGAGATTTTGGCAACATTTGCACCATAATCAGTCACATCACCAAAAAGTCAACGGCTATATATCCCGCTAAATGAAAAAGGGTAAAATGGTATTTTTCCAAAAATGTCCAAATCCGGGTTTGCCCGTTTTACTTTTAAAACGCGTTTTTGCGCATTTAGCCCGACGAGAGCATAAAATACATTTTTCATCACCGATACGTAAAAATGCAACGGGATCGTGATAAGAAGATTTTACGAAGACGTCATTGGCGCCATTTTGCCACCGATCGGCGCCATTCTCCCGCCACACTGACTTTTCAAAAATCTATAAGATAATGCTATATATGCTCTACTTTTCAGTAAGGATGTATACGAATGTGTGTAAAAATGGAATAGTCAGTGTCGGGTGGTGATGAGATGTTGTATCTATAATAAACAGAATTCATTGTATTTATTTATTGCGTATTGTTAATGAAGAAGACGGTAGTCGTTGATTTGGAATATATGCGGCCATCGGTGGGGGGTGGCGGTCGTAGATCGCGGTCACAGTCACGTTCGCGGTCAAAGTCTGTAAAACGGGCTACATCCCACGACTCATCTGATCATGAAGAACTGAATATTGAGGCATTATTGCATCAGTACAACGACGACAAGGATGAGACAACAAACGAAGATGACGTAAGTGAAGATTGGAGTGACGACAATATTATAGAAAGTAGCGGCAGCGGTAGCGGTAGCGAATCAGATGAATCGCCTGTCATTGAAGAACAACGAAGGCATCCAAGCGTAAAGGACACAGATTACGCGGTAAACTCTGACGATGACTTACTGCAATCTGTGCTAGATGAACCTACATTTCCGCTGGATATTAATGCGATATTATCTGCGATGAATAAAGCAGAGAATAACACGATTGCGAATATGACGATGAAAAAAATAACAGCGCGAAGGCACGAAATTCTCTCGTCATTGAATTTGACAACGGAGAAAATGGAGGAATTCGAGCGTAAATTGCACATGTACCGTGTGATTGAAAATCCATGGGATCTTAAACATAATCAATTGATTCGGTGGATTCCACTTCGTTCACTCGAAGTGCGACCCTATGTAACACTTGGAGGAACATTATTCCGTGTACGTGAAAACACAGAAGAAAAGATGCACATTGTTACGATGAGAAATATCAAGAAATTTGTATATAATATTCGCTTTGAGCTTAATGTGGTATTCCAACGGTTAAGTCAAGAGGAGCTATTGATTTTACGTGCAGTAGAATATGTAGAGGACGACGCAGATGACGTTAACCATAATTAAGTAATTTTCAACCGCTTCACAGTCTTAGTAACATCACGTGTCATTTTACCATTATTTGTTTTACATCGAAATCCATGTTGACGTAACCCCCTTCTATTGAAGATAGACTTTGTACAGTAACCAATACGACGCCCCTCATCATTATTGCCATCATCGCTTGATTTAATACAACGACACAACTTTTGAGCGAGGATTCGATGAGCACGTTCTTTTACTGATTTTTTATTTTTTCGTGTAGCACGATTCCCTTGATAATGATGAAGAATTTTTATATAATCTGCACGGGTTAACTTCATATCTTCATCAATATCATTATCTGTATAATTTGGTAGACTTTTCATCGATCTTATATTATTGGTATAATATAATTATAGAAATAGAAATGAAACCAAAGGTCGTAGTGTTTGATGTGGATGAAACACTCGGCTATTTCACACAATTTTCTATATTCGGGCATGTACTAGAAGAATATTTCAACAAACCTGGTATCATGTATCGTTATTTCAATGATTTAGTTGATTTATACCCGGAAATCATACGACCAAACATGGTTCGTATATTAGATTATATCCGTAAAAAGAAGAATGCGCGTGTTTGTAGTAAGGTCATGATATATACGAATAATGCGGGTCCGGATAAATGGGTCGGACATATTCGCCAGTATTTCGAAAATAAGCTGCGCACGTTTACTGGAGGGGGATCATCTTCTTCTGATACAAAGAGCGGTCTAGCAATTGTGCCTCCGCTATTTGACCATACCATAGGTGGATTTAAACCAAATCAAGAGAGCGCGTCGACGTCATCATCAACATATCCGCAGCGAACTACAAGTCATAAAACAGTGAATGAGTTTATTCGTTGTGGCCGTCTTCCCTCCGATATCGAGATATGCTTTTTGGATGACGTTGAACATCCTAAAATGGTGGATGAACGTGTATATTATATCAAATTACAGCCATATCATTCTTATATACCATTCGAAATGTTCGTCGTACGGTTTCTGAATAGTGTATTGTACCGTGATGTATTTGATAAATTCAACGTTCCGTCGATTACGCCAGGTATATCTTCGGCTGCAAAAAAACAGATTCTCTCGATTGAGATTCATAACCTCTTTGTAAAGTATGCGAATTTATCCGAATATGACGCAAAGGCAAATCAACAAGATCTCAATCCAAGAGAAATCGACGAAATCATCAGCAAATACATATTATACCATCTTCATCAGTTTTTTCGCGAAGGTCCACCACAACTAAGTTTACCGCGCGGATTAAAATCATCATCAAACAGAAGACGTACTATGAAAACATCTAAAAAAAAGACTTCAACACGAAGTCAACATCCAGTATCCGCTACTAGCAATATTTTTTATGTTGATAAGACTACATCTGTTAAGAATATGCGAAATAAGACAATGCGAAAACGATAATTTACGCGAACCAAGACAAACGTCCATCTGCAGTCATGAATACAACGCGTTCTCCAGCGGCTTCTGCTGCAGCCACAGCCTCTTCAGTCGCCACCTTTGACGCTGGCGTCGCGTGTAGCTCATTGAGATAGACGATTCCCTGATCGCGTCGTGCAATGATGATCTCTCGTGCTTTCGCCAAAGCACCATCGAATTTCTCCCGACGCTCATTGTTGACCCATCTCTGATGACGCGCGTTCGAGATATGTCGGTCCCAGTTTCCTTGAGCACCGCGCCATCCGCACTGGCAACTTACCGGTCGAACAACTTCCAATTCATGATACGTGTCATCGAAGAGACGCGTCATGATGACCTGAATCGCATGGTGAAGAACCATTGGGCTTGTTTCGTACCCGGCATTTCCTTCTTCTGGTTTGTAATTCACGAGCAGCTGAAAGATCTCTCGTTCTTCGCCGCGGTGAACGAGATTGTGTTCATCATGCAAGTAAATACTTGCCTCATCTCCACAGAGTTCAATGACGATATCATCTGCAACATCCATGATTTCGTCGAATAGGTCTTCATCCGTTTCTTCGATTTCATTCAACGTCAACCAACAGCGCAACATATCGCCTGGGCGCCGGTCGGCCAATATAGTCCGCTTTTGTTTGTGTAAAGATCCGAGTGCATTCATTCCACGTAAATACTCACCTTCGGGCATTTTGTCTTGATTGTCTTCGAGAACCGCCATCATCGTATCCAGATCCTGTTGTATAGCGTCACTCGCCCGTTCGAGTAAACTTCCGTTTCCGTTTGCTGACATGTAATTTGAATGTATCTCGTCGTCGATCGATACTTACTTTATTCGTTGATAAAAACATTTCAATTTTTTTATCAATGCATGAATGAATCCATGAATGAATGCATGAATGAATGAATTACTTCCCACCGCGGACTCCGTCAACAATATAATTATAAACTGGATGAATGACATCTTTACTCACTGAACTTACTGGCTGTATGATTCGCTCTGCTATTTGTTTTTGAGTATATTGAATAACTGTTTCAGACACAATATGCGTAATCATAATGAATATACACATGTACATAATGAGACGTCGATCAATTTCACTAAATTTACTTCCACCAAGTATCGCGAATTTGGGGTTATTCCATGATATAGTATTGAATCGTAGTAACAATATAACTACTGCAGAATATAATAAGAAGTTTCGTAACCTAGGAATATATTCAGGTAGAGTAGTATAAAATCCTAGTAATAATATTGCATATGTTCCATAGATGATATAATCCGCGTATTTCAAATATGACATATATTTATCAAAAATCGGCGTTATTAACTCACGGATTGTATATATCAATGAAACTACCGCGTCCTCTATCGTATTTATGATTGTGTTCATGTTTAAACAATACAAATAAATTGGAATTCGTCTATATTATTGTCATATTAAAATCTATGACGGCGTATCCGACGATACATAAAAATCAAGCAATCGCGCCGATGGGTCAAGTACCCCCTCGCAAAATGGATGCCGCCAATAATACGGGATTGTTTCACCACGACCTTCATAGATGGTCTCAAACACCCGACGGTAATAAAAGCTTTCTTTGTCATACGGCGGATTGTGAACCGAATACATATAGTTATTCTTATTATTGTATTCGCTATCAGTCACCATAAAGTCCGAATGTTCTTTGATCATCTGAATCCATGTGCGTCCACCATCTGCAGAGCTTACCCCATCACTGAACGCTTCTTTTCTACGCCACAGTACATTTTCAGGCAATAACCCCTCATTTTGAAACGCTTTTCTAAGAAGGTATTTCTCCATTTTTTCATCCGTAAAACGCTTGAACCGCGCAGGGATACGCATAACGTATGCAAGAAACTCTTTATCTGCAAACGGCACTCGTGCCTCTAATCCAGCACCGCTAATGCTCTTATCTGATCGAAGTAAATCGAAGAATCGCACATCGCGAATCATCCGCTCATTTTCGCGGTGAAAATCTGCATCATTCGGTGCTTTCTGGAATCCACGATATGATCCAAAGATCTCATCTGACATATCTCCGCAGTAAATGACGACATCGTCTGTTTGTTGTTGAATGTATTTACTCACGAGGTAATTTCCAACAGATGCGCGAATCGTCGTGGTACAATAACTCTCTGTCTGATAAATCGTTTCATAGATTGCGTCTAAGAAATCCTGTTCTGTAAGTGAAACTTCATGATGACACGTACCCAAATGCTCAGCCACACGACGAGCCCACATTAAATCAACGGACCCCTCGAGTCCAATACTATATGTATTCAGAATGGTATCAGGAGCAGTCCTCTTCAATTCTCTCGCGACAATTGCCGTGACAAGTGAACTGTCCAGGCCGCCTGATAACAAGCATCCGACCGGCCGTTCACTCATCAAGCGTTTCACAACAGCCTTGGTAAATAACTCGCGGATATTCGCGCATATTTCCTCTTCAGTAACCGTGTCATCATCGCCACTACCACCACCACAATTCGCGCTAATATTACTGACAGGATAGGAATAACTCACTTGTAGTTCTTTGAGTTGACGTTCAAATAATGACATATTGTTCGTATACTTCAATCCGTAAGATTTATTATAAATCATTGCATAATCATAATACGACCGGAAAACGGCAGTTCCATCCACACTATCTTCGCCCATATACTCCATATAACACCCAGCCGGAAATTGGACAACCGTCTCACAAATCGCATGGATCGATTTCATTTCACTTGCTACGCACATTGCATAATGATCCGGATTCATCGAAACACATGTTAAATCCGAGTGTTCGCCGCCGAATATGCCATCATGTCGGGTAACGCCAATATAGAGCGCACGTACACCCACAGGATCTCGCGCGACATACGTTACACCCGTTTCGTAATCATGCAATACAAATCCGAATACGCCATCAAGGCGCCGAAGTGTATCATACATACCAATTTTGCGATACAAATGAATAATGATCTCGCAATCAGATCCGCTCTTATACTCTCCCTCTAAACCGAACTCTGTAATCAAGTCACGAAAGTTGTAGATCTCGCCATTACAAATCAAGCGACAGTTTTTAAAGTGAAATGGCTGATCCGCAGTGGGGTCCATCCCATTAATCGAAAGACGATGAAACCCCCATGCACGCGTATCATCTTTGAGGAATACCGACTTATCTGGTCCACGATGACAAGACAATAATGAATTCTCTTGTAATGTTTTAAGTTGAGCTAATAACATACGCGCGACAGTTTGAAAATAGAATATACCGCACATGATATATGGTATGTGATGTATATTTAATCACGATGTACCGTTTAAACCCTTTAAGTCTGTATTTCATTTCATTACTATTATCGTAATAAAATTGATATAAATAACAGGATCTTATATTAAGCATTTGTATCCCGAGACACTCACACACCTTCTCCGAAAATGGTAGACAATCAAAATAGTAAACACATCAACCACATCAATCAACTACTTCACAATAAAGGAATCAAGCAAGAAGACCGGATTGGGGTATTGACTTCATTGTTTGAAAAGCGTAAGAGCCTCACGGTGGGGTCGGCGGCGGTCGTCATGGTCGACCCGCGATTCAGCGACATCATTGACGCTATTAACGCGATTGATTTTACGAATAAGGAGATATCTCAAGAAATATTCATGCTCTTTGGAAGCAAGCTTACGCGATACAAGCTTGACCAGTTTTATACTCCATTAACCATTTCTGAATTCATAACGGGAATGATGATCCCCGGAAAAGCAGCGGTAGATCCTGCAGGAGGGACCGGCGATTTATTGGTTCATTACAACGGGAATATCCATATCTGGGATATCGACGAACACGCATTAGAGCTTTGCCGGTTCAACTATGAGCTCAATATGAAAAAGGACTACCAAATCAAGTGTGCGAATTCGTTGATCATTGGCAATCACGACACCGCGGCAGCATTTGATTATGTAACCATGAATCCTCCCTTTGGCTCAAGTACAGTCATCACGGATGACACCATACTACAGCATTACGAACTCGGGCTTGGTCGAAAGAAACAGGAAATCGGTATTCTATTTCTGGAGTTAGGCCTCAAACTATGCAAACCTGACGGCATTCTTTTCGCGATCGTTCCTGCTGGATATGTTGGAAATACGACGAAACCGTGTATGGACCTCCGTGGATTGTTGCTGCGTCATCGTGTCATTGCTTCGATCGAGTTGCCTAAGCAGTCATTCAAACGCTCAGGAACTGGTGTAAATACGTATATACTAATGATTCAAAAGAAGGCGACGGCGGTGGCGGCGGCAGCGACGACAGAAACGACCGAACCGTACCCGATCTGCATTTCAACGATTGACAATATCGGGTATGAATTGACAAAAGCGAATACACCCATCAAATACAAAATCATTCGTGAAACCGGTGAAGTCTGCATGAAAGATGGAAACAAGGTAATCGATAATGATTTAGTAGACTGCGCATCACGTCTCGCGGTCTTTGCTCGTGACTTCAACATACCGAATATGACAATGCACGACGGCGCATCCGCATCCGCATCCGCATCCGCATCCGCATACGAGTCAGTAATGTCGGGATCATTGCATCATTTGATTCTAGATGTAAAGCGATACAGCAGTAAGTATCTTTCACTGGTAACAAAACTAAAGTCGACTCCTGGTTGTGTCCCGATACACAAGCTCGCCAAGTTAGTATTGAAAACAACAAAGATCGATCAAAACAAGCAGTATAAATATATCGACATTGGCGAGATTTCAACACCGTTGTATGGTAGTAAAGAGTTATACGGCTGGGAATTGCCATCACGTGCCAAGTATTCGCTTCAAAAATACGACATTTTGATAAGTAAGTTAGAGGGGAATGTATCGTATTGTGTTATTTTGGATGATTCGGACAACTATATTTCAACAAATGGCGTTTCAGTGATTCGTCCAAATGACATGAATGCATTATATGTATTATTTGCAAATATAACGAAAAAGGAGTTCATAGTTCAACACAACGCGTATCTCACAGGAAGTATTATGGCGTCGTTGTGTGACAGTGATATTGGCGAAACATTGATGGACACACAAATTGACGTTGAAATGACAAAAAAAATGATTGACGCCTTAACCGCGCTGAACGCGTTGAGGTTATAACTACTGGCGTCGTGGCGTGTGTGTGTGTGTGTGTGTTGTGTTACTTACATCTTGAATAGTTCTCGAAACAACTTGGAATATTTTTCTTGATGGGCTGGATTTGCGCGAATAAGACGTAGCACCTGCTCGATTCGCTCTTCTTCGGAGTGACCGCCCTGCTCTCTGTTACAAGAACAGTGACCGATGTAAACATTACCCGCTTTGGTTCCGGTTTCTGGGTCGCGATGGCAGAAGTTGACGCTGTGTTCCTCGGCACAGTAGGACTGGTTGAGTTCTTGTACACTTACCGTTTCACCGCACCATAAGCACTTGTGGCTGTTGGCGACAATTGACTCGACTTCGATCCCCAACTGTTGTTGAATTTCCACTGGCAGTTCAGGTGCGCCTTCACAAGCGAAGATTTGTTTGATGAGTGAGACCAAAATTTCGTTTTGTTCAGTTGGCCATGCAAAGTCTGCTTCTCTGACCCCAATCGGTCTTGGGAATGATGGACAAGCTTCATACTCTGCACGGCTCATTGACTTCGGTACGGGAGGGCTGTGGCGAGAACGACGATTGAAGTAGGGATCGCCGGTTCGCGTCAGTGAAGAAGATCCGGTGCCTGCACCACCATCAACAGAAGCCGCAGCCGCATCCGCTTCGAGTTGATGAAGAGCGCCAATTTTGATGCATTTTGTATTTCCTTTTGAGACGTATGCATCCTGTTTGCATTTTTCAATGATTGTGCAGAGTGACGTGTTAGATTTGAATGTGTCCAGTAGGTTTTTGAGATTGATTTTGGGGACATTGAATTCAGAGAATGCGATCTTGCCGCCGGGGTAAACATCACTGTAAACGCTGGTCTCGTCACGTGCACATGGAACAAACGTATCATTGAACATCGCGCGGGGGATTTCGAACTCAACATCAGAGTCAAATGGCTTGATTGTCACGCATTCCGGCTGATTTTTCACGACGATTGACGGAACACCGCCACAGATCCAACTTACCTTTTTGTTTCCTTTGTGGTCGAAAGACCGTGTTGGCCGAACAAACTCGGTGGTCCCATTGATGGGATATTTAAACAGCTTCGAAGGAAATCCAGATAACAACATAGTACGACGTATTGAACACTGCATACCAAACATACGAGTAAAAATATTTCAATTTTTTTTATTTTGAATACATAATATATTTTCATACTATAAAGTAAGTAAACGTACCGCGATAAGAAACAATGGAAATGTCTGGTGTTGTAAATGGGGCATATTCGAATCATCATGACCGACTTGGTGAAATCAATGAACGTATATCACAGCGCAATATTCCGTCCGCATCGCTTCGACCCGCATTTAATGTGCGACCTCTTTCATCCAAATATGCAATGATGCCTATTATAGAAACACGACCTGTACCCACTGTTGAAATTCCACCTTATCAGCATTTTACAACTGAATCAGTATTCAATCCAGGTAACGGAAAGGCTCCATGGCGCGGATGGGCAGAACGCGTGAATGTAGAATCATCCTTAAGAAATCAATTCTTCGCACTTCAGCGCAACGATCGCACTGTATATGTTCCAGATTCAACAAGCGATCTTTACCAGGTAACAATCGATGCACGCGAGGTTGAACAGCCGAATCCGTATTTGTTTGATAATGGAGCGACTAATTTTTCGCCAATGAATCCAAACCCCAACAATTTAGGCAAACTCACTTTTGAAAACTCTACACGATTTCAACTTCGCACGCTGAATTGTACATATGATGGATTCTGCACAGGTGAAGGTGGCCCTAAAATTGAGCCAGCCACAAACTATATTCCAGAAGAGCAAATAAAAAAGAAGGAAAAGGAGAAGCAACAGAAAGTGCATTTTGCCCATATTGAGGAAGGATTTAGTGGGAGGTCTGGGGCAGAACAAGAAAACAATCAAAATCAAAACAAGTTTCCTTCATTCATACCCCGCGCATCTGCATCATCGAATGCTCGAGAACATTTAACGATGCGACACTAATACGACGCATGATCTAAATATAAAAACAACGCTTGGATAGAACAATATATGCCGAATTATTGTTCTATTATTACATATTATAGTGCGGAGAAATGGCTGAAGACAAACAAAACTTGCAGGACAATCAAGACGACCGAGACCGAGACCGAGACCACGACTGGAACGAATTAAATGAGCTAACATTATCTGTGATGTCGAACCGAAACCGTTATGATAAATACAAGAAAACAGTATCGAATGCAAGCGACACACTCATTGAACAATTTTGTAAAGAGAAAATGTATTACAAAGAACGAATAATGGCGATGACGCGTGACTTATTTGATGAGCGTTGTGAGAATGATGATATTAATCGGGCGCATGAAGAGTACGCGAAATCGTGTATCGAATATTTAAAATGGTGCGACATTACTGAAATGGTGGAACATGATCAACGTACAGATGTCCGTGATGATGTCAAACAGGCCCGACATGATTTGCATAGAAAAATACAAGAGACGGCAAGGACGGTGCCTCCCCCGGATTCTCCTTCTACAGAACCATCATGTCCTCCATCACCACCATCCAGGACGAATGTTACTAGAGCATTGTCAGACCGTATTATGTCATTCGCAAATAAAATGTGTATCCGAAAAAAAACAATGGATGATTTTATTGTAATGAAAGCGATACCTGGAAATACAGATGAAGATATAAAAGCGCGATTACCTAAGGTCCGTGATTACCATAATGAAATATTTAAACGAGCCTCTGAAGCAGGAGAATCAGGTAGAAGCAGCGACCGAGACGACAATGACGATGACTACTGTGAATGAGATAAGATGGGGAGAATCGACTGGATTGTCTCTTGCGTATAATGCGAATGATACTGGGGCAGTGATGGCGACGACATGAGTGGGTCAAACCAATATCTACGAGAAGGAATAAGTTGGAATGACTTGAATCCATTGGTTGTTTCGCACGATGATTTGTCGTAGAGTAAATGATCTACGTCGTAGTACGATGAATCCTCACCAAATACCGAATTGGCAAAATCGTCGTCAGATGCGACAACGCCAATGATATCATCAACGATAGAGTAATCGTAGTCCTTTGAAGGGACAATCATCGTCATAATATAATTCGAAATGATGTCGTTGATGTACGATGTGTACTTCATTTGAAGTGTGTTGTTTGGTTCTGGTAACGAATTCGCATCGCGAGCTGCGGAAGCGTCGGTATCTTGCGCCGTTTCGGAATCAGGATAGCAATTGGAAATGATGCTATATACATAATACATCCGATTCTTGTTGTTGTACATAATATACGCGGTCTTGTAATGAAGCGTCCTGTCGCTATTGTAAACTGCGATTCGATACATGTATCGTGTGATGGGGCGCATTGGGTTAATGCATGTGTGTTTGACAATGACTGGATTTGCGGGTGTCTCTGATTCATACATATCCATAATTGCGTCAGCTGCATCTTCCTCTGCGGATTCTAGTTCTACGGCAGCTATCTCATCCTCGGGTTCTACCTTGACCTTCCTTGATTTTGCCACTCCACCCGTGTATACTTTATATGTACGGATACTAGCCGCTCGAAATGATGGTGTTAGTATTTTGACACCGCGCTTGCGGTGTGTTAATCCTTCAGAATCTGCGGCAGCGGCGACAACAGAAGCAGTGGCATCAGCATCCGCGACGATTTGTCTCTTCTTATTATGTGAACGAGTATTTACGACCATTTCGACGATAACAACAATAACGACGATGAATATGAAAACAATAAATAAAATATAAACAGTTCAATTTTTTATGACATAGTAGTATAAGTTTAGTATTTCATTGTTTATGAAACAAGAACAAGAACAAATGACGAGTGGGAATAACATTGAGGAAGAACGTAAAGATAAATTTAAGGCGGTAAGTTGCGCTCCAAAGGATGAGACCGACCCCAATATCAATGAAACCAAGGATTTCTCATGTTATTCATCAAAATCTCTCGAAAAGTTGAGAACGCTTTGGAATAAACGCCACCCAGATCAAAAAATCCAAGAGACCGATCCTCGCGCAATATGGACCGCTCTTAAAAACAATATGAATCGTGTATGCCACCAGGAGGCATGTTGGTTGCGCCAGAGTTTCGCTTCATCCGGTATGGATAAGGAAATGCTTCATTATACGTTTGCGCCTCAAGCACCGAAAGAATGGAAGAAAGATATTCGTGAGTGGTTATCCAGTGTTGATATCGCCAATTCACTCAAGCAATATGAACATGCAGTCCCATCTTTTTTATTCATCGGGCCATCCCCCGTGGATTTTGATCAAGTCTTAGACGACGGAGAATGTGTATGGGAGGAACTCTGCAAGTTTGATATTATGAAACACGTAAAAAACGGGCAGCAGAAGATCGGCGTGGTTTTCAATACCGATCCGCATGATAAACCAGGTGAACACTGGGTGTCTATGTTTATCGATGTGAGAGCACGGGTCATATTCTTCTTTGATAGCACAGGTGATAAACCGCAACGTCGGATTCGTACATTTATGAAAAGGGTGAAAGAACAAGGTGAAGCCAATGGAATCCCATTTAAAGAATACATCAATGATGTTCATCATCAGAAGAACGATTCGGAATGCGGTGTATTCGCGATATTTATGATTATCCATATGCTTCTCGGAAAAATGACAGTCCATGATTTCTTGGACAAGAAGAAGAAGTTGACAGATAAATACATGCAACGGTTCAGGCGGAAGTTCTTCAATGTGGATGAAAAGGTACCGACGCCGAATGTGGAGTTTTAGGGGCGCTGGCCCGCCTACCAGCCTTTCAAGTAAATAATCACCAGACTATAAATTATATAAACCCAGACTATCATTGTTTATATAATGTCATCTCTCATCTCCCAAGAAAACAAGGAACTTCTCTGGGGAATATTAGCTGAAGAAGGGATATTCGACGGTATCCCTGCCAATGTCACCCCCCAAGAAGTGAAACATGTATTCGAACAAATCCTCAAAAATCTCTCGGCAAACATTCCTGCAATTCACGCCGGGCGGTTGAAAGATCTCTATCACGCCAAACAACAAGCCATAGCGGATGAAGACTATGACGCCGCGAAGAAAATCCGCGCCACGATCGGCGAAATGGAGGCGGTAGTACCGCGGTTGGAAAAGCTGGAACAGCGTAAACAACAGGCGGTACAGGCGGAAGATTTCGAAACAGCAAAACAGTTGAAAAGCGAAATTGACCGGATTCGTGGTACTTCTTTTTCATTAAAGGAACTCAATAAGATCGCTCTTCAATCTCTCGTCATCAATATTCCAAAAGTGGCAAGAGATATAAGCGGAAGAAAATCCGGCACTACCGGTGGTGGAGGTAATGCGTTTATGTCTTCTAGTAGTGGTGTACCTCCAGCGCCTCAAGTTCGAGAGATTTATAACGCTGAGGATTTCCATTCACGAAAGCGCGAAGAAATAGAATCAAAGCTGCGCGAGAAGGAGGCAGAGATGCGCTCATATTTCGAAGTTCCACGGCCAAAGGAGATCGATTTTTCGGATGTTCCGAGAGATTCACACACGAAGATCAATTCCGCTAAGAAGAAAACCCAAGTTGACGGTAATGATGGCGAGGACGACGATAACCACGACAGTCCACTTGCAAATAACAGTGACGATATGGAAAAAATCATTGCCGAGAGAATTGCTGCAAGACAGCGCGATCTGGATGAAATCACCGAGAGAATCAAGGCAACAATGCCGCCACAGCCCCCGGGACATGTAAATTCACTCGTACCACTACCGCCACCCAGAGAATATAGTACTAGTGAACTAGACATACCTACACCGCTGCCGCTACCAGCACCATTATCAATGGATGCGAACTCTAATAACCAACGCAAAGTCCGATTTCAGGAGGATACAGACGATAATCCAATCCTACTGAAACTAAAGAGAAAGCCGACGGTAGAATAATATACCAATACCAATAACCGTAAAAAATATCACGAACATTTCGTGGTTAAACGTCCTGAAATTACCAACATCGGATAGCTGAAAGTATTGATCAAGGCCATAAAGCGGATCTTCTCCACCGGGTCGATGCTTATATCCATGATGGAGAATCAATACGATTGCAACTAGAAGTGATGCATATGCGATAAGGGTATTGCTGATTCGGCTCATTATAATACACCGAGATTATAATGAGACACCTTCATTTCTGAATCGCCAAGGTTTTAGTATAAATAATGGAGTACGAACAACGTGAGTGCGCAATTATTTATACTAAAAGAATTAAAAGAAGTCAAACCGCGACTGCTCTCCTGCCCCCGTCCTCGGGTCTGCAGGTATGATCGTCCGCCGTCCCCTCTCCACCAAGTTCCCCATCTGGTAAAGTTCCATGTCATAAATGATATTCGTTGCCGGGTCTTCTGCATAATCTTTACCATTTACAGTCAATTTCCGCAATGTCATCGTCTTCGTCTGTTTATTCAGTTTCTTCGTCTTGTCGTCCTCTTCTGTTGCAATATTTGGCTGATACGCGAGTGATTCATCACCTACACCTGTTCCGAATGTGTAGCATTGTAGGCGTTCTTTCGCGCCAGCGGTGGCATGGATCATACAATCAAACGACGACTCTTTCACAGCCGTCAAAATCTGGCGTGTAATTCGTTCCTTGATATTGGATATCTCATACAGGGATTGGTCGGTACTCATCGGCGTCGACCCGTCTGTCTTGCTCTTATCATTCATTCGAATATTCAGCGATTCATCATTATCCGTTGCCATCTGACGCGCAGTAAATCGCATCAAGTACAAAAACACATCAACCGTTCGTAATTCTTCTGGGAGGTCAATATGACTGCAAATGCGCCGAGCACGACCGATAATCTGTTCTGTGCGAACAGGGTGCCAGTATGGTTCGGTGATGTGAACATAACGCACATTACGCAAGTTAATACCTTCTGCGCCGGATGCCGTAATCATAAGAATCTTAATCACTTCACCGTACATATTATTCGTGAAACGGGTCGACAGTTGTTCAGTAATCGACTTTGGTACATTCTTCCACTTGCTATTGAAGATATTGCGAACGATCTCCTTTTCCTCCGCCGTTTCTGTTCCCGTATAAAGTGCAAAACAGGGGCGTTCTTGTTCTTCGGGCGTCATATCAATCGTCCAGTCTCCCATGGATGATTGCTTGATTTTGAATTGCGAGAATCCGTTTGTTTCGAGTATCAGCTTGATAATTCCGATTCCTTCCAATGTACGAAACTGGCTGTAGACAAGATGAAGTCCGATATGTTGTTTATTCAGGATATTTTCGAGGAGATGGAGAAATTTGGGGCTATATGTCGCGAGTTCTTCTGGTATAAGAAAACTGCCTGCGCTCACTTTCAAATCACGGATCGCCTTGGTAATCGCGCCTTGGTATTGTGCAACGTAGTCTTTCTTACTAGTCGCCGCTGACTGTTTTTTGGCTGATCCAGCCATGACTGCCGCCACTGCGTCAGAGTGTTCGCCAGTGATGACCATTTCAGCGTCCTCATCACTATCATCTCCGTTTCCATCTCCGCTTTTAACGCCATCGAGCATATTTTCGTCCATTGCAGCCGCTGCATCGCCCTCTTCTTCGCCGCCTTTCGCCGCCGCCGCCGCTGCTCCTTTCGGTTTACGTCCACGTTTGGGTGCCGCCGCTGCGCCACCGCCGCCACCGGTCTCTAATGCGCGCGCAATACGTGCCGCCAACATTTCCGCGGTTTCATGCGCTTCACCCATGGCTCCTGCATCAGGCATACGTCCAAGTGCCGCTGATTTTTCCAATTCGGATGCAGAAGTGCCATCATCGCCAGGCAAAGGACGACGAATCGATGGCGGGAAAACGAAATTACAGAATGCACGGGAAAAAATACGATAGGTAGATGAAACATCGTCGTAGACACCATCCCCCTCCCCACCCTTCTTGCCAGCAGCTGCAGCACCACGTTTCTTCGCCTTCTTCTTCATATTTGACTCTTGGTTGCGTTCGAGGTCACGAACACGCGAGTAAATTGCGAACTGATAATCACTCATTTCAACTTCGACAAGATGGAAATTCGCCGCCGTGTCATATATAGGCAATAATTTCTCTGCTGCGCTGCGGAAATAAGAAGTAAGACCCAAAATACGTCGAATAAAGAGATCTCGGTTCTTAAATTCCAATGTAGACGGATCAATAAAGTAACCATTGAAGTCGTCCAATTTATCAGGGAGTGCTGTAAATGGTTCCTGTTTATTCGTCGTTGCAGATATCACCGAAATTCCATTCTCGCGAAGTTTACTCACAATTGCACGTTCAAATGCGGCATCAGAAAGAAGACCATTTTCAGTAGCGGTCGAATCCATAACTGCGATACTTCCGGATGCGGATGCCGCACCGCCACCACCATCGCCACTCTCGCCACTCTCGCCACCCTTTCCCATCGCTGCGCTTGGATCACCTCTCCTGATAACGCCGCGGTATTTCGACGAAACTGCATCATAATCTCGCACAAACCCGAATGGATTACGCGTAATCATAAGTTTCTTTGTGCGGGTGTTATAATCCATATAGTCAAATGAAAGTCCAATTCCCTTTGCGAAACTTCCGGCGCCTGCAGCCCCGGCCCCCGCCTTCGCTCCTTTACCTCGCCCAGATGCGGCTCCAGATTCTCCAGCAATACCGAAAATTGATTTGAATCCGTCAAGGGTCAATCGACCGCCTCCGGCTGCACCTTCAGCCGCGCCAATCGTGAAAACCCAGTTGTCGATATTGCCACGGAGGATATTAAACAACACAGCAATCTCATTTGGATAGTTAATAATGGGCGTTCCTGTTAATAAAACAACCTTCGCGTTTTGTGCCGATAACAAAAAGTGATACAAACGGAACGCCATGGATGTAGGACGCTTCAGTTTATTCACAATTCTACTGACGAAGTTATGCGCCTCGTCAATAATAACAACCGAATTATCAAATGGATTGCGTGTATATCCATCTGTCATACTCTTCAGCTTCTCAGCGCGAAGACCGTTATAATTAATGAAGTCATATTTCGTATTGATCATTTCGTCGATTTGACGGTCGACACGTACACGCTGACTAGGTGTAAGTTCTGTTTCATAATTGCTGGGTTTAGTGACATTGACCATCCAAGCGCCACCATTCGATCGAACGAATTTATCATCTGGGAACATTAATATTTGCGACAATACGTGTGTGAGTTCAGCATTACCGCGCGACTCGATAAACTCCCAATATTGGTTCTTTTTGTACATAAGGTCGCCGCATTTTGTCTTCATTTCTTCAATGTAGTTCATACGCAGCGATGCGGGGGTCATCACAACAATACGCTTAAATGTTTTCAGTCCTTCAGCGATCGCGATGGATGAGCATGTTTTACCACTACCGAGTCCGTGAAACAGGAGCAATCCGCGGTACGGCGAATAAATATTCAAGTAATCACGGACGATTTTCTGGTGGGTAAGAAGTGCAACAGACGCAGAGTCATCGCCGCCGTAAAGCGCTTCACATGAAATATCGCTTTCACCTGATGTGAGTTCTTCACGGTAGGGGCGAAATAACGCATTGATATATTGGACAAACTTGGCGCGATTGTTCATATAAAACTCGGATGCCTGGACTTGAGGAAGTGGGCGCGGAGGTGGAAGACGTGTGGCAACAACGGTATCGCCAACTTTATAGGCAGAAATATTCACCATACTATCTTCGCGTTCTTTGATTTTCTTAACAACAGCTTTCACGCTTGATGCTGCAGCGCTTACTGTGCCAGATGCAGCAGCTGTGCCTTTCGGTTTAGGGCGCAACATGCGAAATTTTGATGCGTCTGCCGCTGCCGCTGCCGCTGCCGATGCTTCCACCGCATCACCTTCGACTTCTTTCAGTCCTGCCACCACTCTTTCTGCATCTTCTCCCGCATCTATTGAATCTAACTGACGCATCTCTTCAAATCCAGCAGGTGCATCTGCCTCTGCAATTGCCAAAGCAGCCGACGCTTTCGTTTGCTTAGGCAATTCATCAGAAGGCAATATGGCGCGTTTTCCTAGTTTGACTACATCCGTATTTACAGCAAGTTCGCCTCCAAGTCCGATCGGATCAGCTTCTGAACCGAATTCTGGTTCCATTTCATCATGACGTACATTTCCTATCCCTGATGCTCCTTCTCCAGTAATAAACTTATTAGAAAAAGAAGGCGGTACTGCTTGTATTGGAAGAACGACACCAATACGAGGTGCAATCCCTCTTATTTTCGCCATCATTGCAGCACGATCAAAATCCACAATATGACGTTTATCAACCATAGAAGCGCTTGGTTTTGCAGCAGCCATAGCCGCCGCCGCGCCTGACCTTACTCCCCCTGGACTATCATCGTCCGCCGCCTCAGCATTTTCTACAGGTAAATCGGGTGCAAACTCTTCTTTTCTTTCGCGCATAACAGTATCATAACCACTGACCTTCCGCGGTTTTTTTAATACATCACTTGGTAATTTACGAGAAAACTGAATTACTACACCTTCTTTCACGTCTTCCATAGCCGACTCGCGCAAAACCGGACGTTGCGTGAGTTGATACTGTTTCAAAACATTCATTGTAGTATCGTACTATTACTAACATATATCGTTATATTTATTTCGCAATCCGTGCGATTTGTCGTATCGCCATTTCGCATGTAACCTGTTCCGCCTTTTTCTTGATTTTGTGTGCGGCACGTGCGAAGAAGATAAACGCCTTTCCGCCATTTTGCTCGCAAATCCGATGAACTCCTGCAAACCCGTCCACCAAGGAGTCAAACGGAATTGCGGCGGAAGGTTGCCCGATGACCTCGTGTAACGGTTGTCCTAAACATAAATACAGACCCATTTCATATCCCATATCCGGATCCCGCGACAATTCAATATAATCCGGAGTCGTCTTAAATTCCTTCTGAATCTTCACCTGGAGAATGTTCTTGTAGTTGTCGTCATTTTTGATCAAGTTCGTCCAGTCAATGTGTCGCTCAAATACTGTCTCAATGAAGATCTGAGCGATCTGAAATCCGGGTCCACACGTGAACACTTTCTCAAACCATTTATCGTCATCGTGAATCGGTACACGGTTGAAATCAAGAAAGAGCGCGCCAACAAACGCTTCGAACAAGCACCCCAATTTCTTCAGATTGGTTCTCGTCTTCTTTTCTTCCGAGTGTTTCGAAATAATGAACCAGCGGTGCAAACCCATTTCAAGTGCGAATTTGCCGATGGTTTCATTTTTGACGATGGCGATTTTCTTCTCGGTCATGAACCCTTCATTCTCTTTAGGAAAACGGCGGTAGAGGTAATATTTTGTAATACATTCGAGCACGCCATCGCCGACGAATTCGAGGCGTTCATTGGATTTCGTGTGAAGTGGCATTGCGCCTTCGGGGCGATCGACAAATGTAATATTTTCGAGCTCATTGAGAGCTTTAGGGCGTTTGGTATACGATCGATGGACAAATGCGCGTTTGTAGAGTTCTATATTGTGAACCTGGGAAGGTACGCCGTAACGCGCGAGGATACTTTCAATGTCTGCAAGTGTGACTTCGACATTTTCTGTATTGTAAGGGTTGAAGACGTAGCGGTCATCGTCAACGCGTATAATGTCGTCATCATTGTAAATATTCTTGCCGGTTCGCGCGCTTTCTCCTGCGACGACTACTTCATTGGTGCCGTCTTCTGCGATATTTAGAAGTATATTTTCATTTTCAGAATCCGAACTACTGCCAGTTTCAGCGCGGGCTGCGGCGGCGGGATCACGAAGACGAAACATTATCCGATGGATGGATGATATGTATCAACCACTGTATTTAAGCAAAATCCGATCAATTTTTTATATCGGTATTATTTATAATTCAGTATTAAAATGGTGTTAAGTGGTTCCAAGAAGGTTTCCGGTATTCGTTCTCTCACTAGCAAGGGCTGCCATTTTGGCAGTATGCCTGGAATCGCCCCCCAGGTGGGCCGCGGTTCTTGGACGTCCGTCGCTTACAAGAACAGCGGTATCAACTGCGACTGTCTCGGAAAGATTCGTTTTGATTCATGCGCTGCTCAGTATCAATATTTGAAGGATAAGAACCTTATCTTCAACTGCAAGCTTACCGGTGGTATCGGTCGTCAGCCGTTCACTAAGAACTGTGCTACAAAGACTGCATAAATTATTTACTTGATAATTGCAACATAAAAAGTTATATATTTATTCAGCTATAAATATATAGGCATACATATATAAAGATATTATGGCGAACAGTAAGGTTGCACGACGCGTGATAAGCTCAGGATCCACGAACGGGATTAATACCGATACGCGTAACGGCGGAGGCGATAAGAAAGGAGGAGCCACTCCTGCCGGAACCGGTCAGATGCGTAGTTTCGCGATGAGAAACACCATCACGGAACCCGCGAAGAACAAGGACTTTGTATTTAGGTTCATCGAGAGATTGGCTCCGGCCCGTCACTCCGGCCCCAAACTATAATAAACCCATTTTCATAATATGATCTATGATCTAGAACTTAGTTCAATTATACCCGTTATATTATGAAAATCGAAACTGATTTGAAGCTTGATTTCAGCGATGTTCTGTTCCGCCCGAAGCGATCGTCTCTTTCGTCGAGAGGAGAAGTCGACCTAACTAGAGAGATTATCTTTAAAAATGGAGTGAAATGGCGAGGTATTCCGATCATTGCATCGAATATGGACACAGTTGGTACATTCGAAATGTACACGGCGCTTCATCGCCATAAAATCATTACATGCTTCCATAAACATTATAGCCTCGACGATTACGCTAGTAGCGCAAAAGCGAAAGATTTAGACAGAAATTACTATATGATAAGCACCGGTATCACCAAAGCCGACGAAGAAAAGCTCGATAAGACGATCGCACTTCTTGATCCGCTATTTGTATGCATTGATGTCGCGAATGGATATATGAAGGCATTTGTCGATTTTGTGAAAAAGATCCGAGAGAAATATCCGCAGCTGGTTATTGTATGCGGAAATGTAGTTTCTCGAGAGATGGTGGAAGAACTCATCATGAACTGTGGTGCGGATATTGTAAAAGTCGGAATCGGAAGTGGTAGTGTTTGTATTACTCGTCTTCAGACCGGCGTGGGTATGCCGCAACTCTCCGCAGTTATCGAATCGTCGGACTCGGCGCATGGTCTGAACGGGTTCATCGTATCGGATGGTGGATGTACGACCCCAGCGGATATTGCGAAAGCATTTGGAGGTGGTGCCGACTTCGTAATGTTAGGAGGAATGCTGGCCGGACACGATGAATCTGGCGGTGAACTTGTCGAAGACACGGCAACCGGACAGAAATATAAACTCTTCTATGGGATGTCGAGTTCAACTGCGATGGAGCACTACAACGGCGGTGTTGCATCACATCGATCCGCGGAGGGAAAAACGGTCAAGATACCGTATCGCGGACCGGTCGAAAGCACTATACTCGATATCTTAGGCGGAATCCGGTCAACATGTACGTATATTGGCGCAAAACGCGTGAAAGACATTCCGAAATGCACGACATTTATTCGAGTGACGAACCAGGTGAATCAAGTATACTCTGGAAAAGAACATAAGGCATAATTCATGTCTATATTTATTGATAATAATCACATCACACGCTAGAGCAATACTGCTGATATGATTATCAAAGTTGATTGTCGAGAGAAAGACCTGTTGGAGATAATGAAACCTGCTACCATACCTGCCGCACCCGCACCCACCGCACCCACTCCCACACAAGAACCAGATCACTACATTATGGACCTTGGTGATGGAATGACAATGAAAGTTCCACTTCCGAAAAACAAAGCGACCGCGAAGGCTACTAAGCTGAAGCCGAAGCCGAAATCTCTCGGTATATCCGCGATCAACCATGAAATTAGATCCGAAAGATTGCCGCTTGGGGATATTATTCTACATGACCCGACTCAAGAGAAAGATATTGTACTGTTCGAGAGAAAGACCCTGGCCGATCTTGCAGCCAGTATTCGAGACGGACGGTATAAAGAACAGTCATTCCGACTTATCGAGTCAGCTGCTGCTACCGGATTCAACACTCATCACATCGTATACATCATTGAAGGTGATCTCTCGAGATACGACGAGAGACATAGTCAGATTACAAAGACGGCACTTCAAAGTGCAATGGTGTCGCTGATGTACTATAAGGGATTTTCGGTGATTCGCACAATGAATGTAGGTGAAACAGCGGAGTTTATTCTACATTTTGCAGACAAGGTTGCGAAAGAGGGGCCGCTTTCTATCATAGACACGACGACCACTGCGACAGCATATAGTGAGGTATCATCGAAAAAAGAGAAACGAGACTACATTACACGAGAGAATATAGGCGAGATTATGCTGGCACAAGTACCGGGAGTGAGTGCGAAGATGGCGTCGGCTATTCTGTCGAAATACAATGGATCAATCTATGAGTTTTTAGGAGATCTGCACCGTAAAATAGCGAATTATGAAGAGAGTGTCTCGCCGGAGATGTCGCCGCCGTCGCCTGACGCAGGTCCTGATGCTACACCACACGGACTAGTGATGGAACCGATGAATAAGAATAAACTGAAACATGTCTCAGAATGTTTCAAAGGCGTTGGGGATGGAAAAAGAAATATAGGGAAGGCAACCGTAGAAAAGCTCACTTATTTTTTAGAGTGATAGTGTAGTAGATAAGTAATATATATAAATAAACATGGCTGTTGCGTCTCCGGAATACGTGCTAGATTCAAGTGAGACACATCTTTTTATGCGTGAAAAAGGTAAAAGAGACCACACAAATTATCCATTATCATATGATCAGTTATGGCAAACCATATTAGATGATCCTATCTTTAAGGGAACAAAATTGAAAACGGCAATAGATATAATTGATAATAATAAACATATTTCTTCAAGAAAAAAGTTTCTTAAATTAAGTTCGATCCTAATTCGTGCAGATGCAAGTAAGGATGGTGGTAAAAACGCATCAATTATAATAAAAGACTCTGGTTTATATCGTTCCGATATTGATGATCAAATCAATATTACTTCAGCAGATTTATTAGAAGTTTGTTCTAAAATAAAAAGTATGACTGGACCATTAGTTGTTAGAGACAGAATAGTAAAGATCGTATCAGGTATAGGTATAGATAATACTAAATTATTAAAAAAAATATTAAATACACCATTTGGTGTAGTAGTTCGTAAAATTATGCATGATGCCGGATTAGGACCAATAGTTGCATTACGATCAGTGATTCATAAACTGTTAGGTAGTATTGGAAAATATTTTGATCCATCATCTAGAAGTGGGTTCGATATGTTTATACCGTATGATTCTAGTGTAAGACTTCCCATACAGAGAAGCATGGGAATTACACAAGAAGGTATCGAAACAGTCACCGGAAAAATTGATTTTACTGATAGAGCCACCGCCGCCGGACTAAGGAACGAACTAAATTTAAGATTATGTATTCCGGTACCACAAGGAGGAAATGAACGATTTAATTATGACTATAATATTTTTGGAACTAAACTTGTTAATGATGGCGGGACCCTCCGCGATCAAGACCCTAATTTTGTTACTTACAAATGGAAGGGAAATGCTGAGAATGAAAAATTTTTTAAGTCTTCAGGATCGATTGACAAGAAGTGTATATCACTGTATGGAAAAGGATGGGGAGATAAAGGACAAAACCAATGTGGAATTCTACAAGTATTAATCGATATTTCAAAAAATGGTAATATAAATGGCGGTATCACTACATTAATGACACATGATGGTCCATTATTATTAACAAATTATTTATTCGGTTCAGTTTTACCGTTAATGTATACATCTCACGACCATGAAATGATTAACGGAAATAGAACTCATGTTGATATTGTTGCTTTATTTTCATTGACAAACTCATCTATAGAAAATACGGAAGAACAACTTCGATTACAAATGAACGAAACAAAAGAAGAATGGATATCTGTTTTAAAAACATTATATAGGCTCGCAACGCAACCCAAAGACATCACACCAATTTATACTAGAGGAAAAACTAAAAACATCAAACGCAATTTTTGGAAAGCACTATATGCTGACATGCGAACTATTTTCGCATATATTACGATACTACTGAATACGATACCGTGTTGTAGAAAAGATGAGTCTTTTAAAAATTTACATAAATTATCAAAACCCAATACCGTAGTGTCTGTTGCGTTAGACTTGCAAAAAAAAAAAAAACGCGTCCAAGGTGAGCCACCAACTGTAACAGAAGATAGTATAGATTTTGAAACTAAAATAGATAAAATAAATAAGTTAAATAAATTAATAGAAACATTACGAAAATGTACACCTACGCGTATCATTAATCTTGTTAGAGTAAATCAATCATATAAAATGCCAGACACTTTGCCAAGATATATTGAATGTAAAAATACCGAAATAATTGAATTATTTTATCATGTATGCTCATATCTTGGAGATACCAATATAAGGGTATTATTTGGAGAAGGTTCATCAATACATAGAATTATATCTGAAGTAGATAGACCATCGCTCGCAGTAGCCGGAGGAGGAGAAGGAGGAGAAGGAGGAGAAGGAGGAGAAGGAGGAGAAGGAGGAGAAGGAGGAGAAGGAGGAGTAGTAAGGGGATTAGGAGGAGAAGAATTAGGAGGAGGAGAAGGAGAAGAAGGATTAGGAGGAGGAGTAGCAGGGGGAGGAGGAGGAGTAGCAGGGGGAGGAGGAGGAGAAGAATTAGGAGGAGAAGAAGGAGTAGTAGCAACTACTGAAGATTATGAAAGCGTCGGTTTAGCATACGAAACAATAAAAAAATCTTATACAAATATTCGTAGCTGTATTGTTAGTAATCAAAATATTAGTAATTATTTTGAGAATGCAAAGAAACTTATCCTATATGACATGACAAAAAATAATGATTCAAAAGAAACGGGAAAAATTAGCCAAGAAATTATGAACGAATTATTACAAAATAAGCTAGATGATGTAGTTAAACTAATTGGAACAACTATTATGTGTGTTTCAAAATTTCATTTATTAATTCAGGGTGTAATTTCTGTTTCTCTTGCCAATCAAGTTGCGCTTGGCAATGTTGGCAATCCTGGTGTTAGCGGTATCGTTTTTCCAGATATTACTTATGCTGTTAATAAACCATTTTCAGAGATTATTGTTAAGTATCAAAACGGTTTTGTTTCCCAAGCTGCAGTAGGACACGGTGGCGGATCGAGAAGACAACGTGGTGGTATGCTTCCACGGGGACGTGGTGGTATGCTTCCATCGGGAAGAAGACAAGGCTTGGAACCAAAAAATCTTAATACCGTTGTCGCGAGTAGCCTTGATCCGCATTCAATCAGTGAAAACCCGTTGTTATTACCTAAAAGTAAAAAAGTAGTACTGGTTTTTGACGTTACCCCAATACCCCTACCTACAGAAGAGATATCCACTCAAGCCCTCGAAGATGAAGCTGGTGGTTATTTTGATAAAAAAGATACGGATATAAAAAACGCTCTTGATAATGATGATGATGATGATAGTTGCACTATAGTAGTTGTTGATGAAATAGAATATCATATAGTCAAAAGTGAGACAGAAGTAAAACCTTCAAGATGCTATAAATTTGAGGGTGAATTAACGGAATGCAGTCAGGACAATTTGGAACATTGGATGAATAGTTTATCATGTTACTATGAATTTGAACAATACAGCACATCGGAACCGAAAAGTTCGGGATTATTTTTTGGCAATGATGATGAGAAAGAGGAAGAGGAAGGGGAAGAGGAAGAGGAAGGGGAAGGGGGGGGAAAAAAACGGTCTACCACACTGAGATCCAATGATGATGCACAAAAAAGATTTGCAGCGGCGACATACGACGACGACGTCCCCAGTCACACCAGCGCAAGCAGCCATCACGACGGGGCACGCGCAGGCAGTTTTGATTCGGGGGAATCTGCTGCGTCAGAAGACAACCCGAATCCGTTTAGAAATACTAATTTAAAAAAAGATAATGTTCAGATACAATTATCCCTTCGTGCGTGCGCCTTTCCAAGTGCGGGTGCGGAACCGGGTGCGGAACCGGGTGCGGAACCGGTGTCTGTAGTATTGACTGAATGGCCCCGTGTATATGGTATTGCGAAATTACTTGTATGCGACCTTGCGTCTGACTTATGTAGTAGACCATATGAAGAAGAAGGCGCCGTTGCCCAATATTTTAAAAGTTTGACCAGTAAAGATGGGCGATTTAGTGCATTTGGTACAATTATCGATAGGTTTTCGAAGTGTAGGAAAGATGTGGAAGGACAGGAAATGACGGGTGAAAAGGTATCAGCGAATAAAGAAAACTTAAAGAGTTTAGATAATTACGATTTGGAAAAATTTTTGTTGTGTAATTTTGTCGATGAAGTATCTGGTATTTTAGTTAACAGAAAAATTACTCCCATTGAAGGCCGGTTCGCTTCCCTGCTTAGTGATGAAGATGACCCCAAACCCTCCAGCGATGATCATATACGTTTGTTTTTAGATTCTTTTAAACGACCTATGAATCTTGATGAGCATTTGATACAATCACAAATTGACAAAGTACCAGAATTTGAAATTTTTATACCTGAAGAAGAACAACATAGAATGTTATCAGTGAATCCTGGCGTTGTTGTATTCGGTGTTGTATTAGAATGTTTAGAAGAGTTAAACCTATCCGAAATGTGCTCTATGATTGATAAAAAAAAAAATGAACTCCGGAGAAACCCAGCTTCTGGTAGTAGTAGTGGTGCTGGTGGTAGTAGTAGTGGTGCTGGTGGTGGTGGTGGTGCAGATGAGGATCTTTCTACTGTAAAGTATCAACAAAAGAGATACGAATTTATACCTAGTATTATGAATGAATTGGGTATTAAATGTGATTATAGTAAAAAAAAAATAAAAGAAGTTGTAGACCGCGTGGTAGGTGATATTTTGGGTTATAAAAATGCTATATATACGGATATCCGTCGAATTCAAATGGAAACATATGTACCAGATGAATCTAATACGGAAGTGACACTATTTACTAATAATACTCAGATAGATTCATCATATAGATCATCTGACATCTCGTCCCTAAGTAGTTCTTTAAATGTCAATATGCTAACAGATGATGATGAAGAAGATGTTAATGAAGAGAAATCAAACACGGTTGGTCTGTTACATTCATTCTTGACCCCACCGAGAGTACCACGGACTGCTAGTGTAAGTTCAGCTGCAAGTAATACAGGTTCTGTACATTCGGGTGCAAGTAATACAACAATTTATACTTTTAATAGCGATAAAAACCAAATAAATTTTACTCATACAGCATTCAGTTTATTACATTCTGGTATAGTTAGAGAGTTTATTGAAAAATACAGTAAGGTGTATGAACCTTATCCATTTATACCAAATCAACGCGATTCTGATTATCAGGAATTCACAGCTATTTCATCCATAATTCAACCTTTGGTTCAGGTTCAAGGTGGCGGAAAGCGAATAAGAAACGAAGAAGTTAATACGACATTAAAATATAAAAATGTAAATACATCATTACGTAAACATCATGTTAAAAAGCATAACAATACAAAAACTAAAGCTATTAAAAATGTGCCAAAACACAAAACAATAAAAAAATACAAAAAGAAGTATTCAAATAACAATACAATAAAACGTCGGAATCGTTATAATGAATAACGATAATTGCAAAATATAAACAACACTAATTAAATAATCTAATACTAATTCAGTATATTACATTATTATTTTATTCATTTTAATTCAATTAAACTATCCAAAATTTCCATCCCCACAATGAACACCCTCCTCCCCTCATCCTCCCAAGACAATACCGACAGCCTCGCAAAATACGTAGTTTTAGGCATATTCCTCATTCTCGCTCTCGTAACGATCCAGTATATTTTCCGTAACCATATCGGTATGATCGAAGGTCTTACCAACCGAAACTCTAAAAAAGGTACTGTCGACCCCCTCGAAGACGAGAATGACGGCGACATCATCACCATCGCCAAGCGCCAGGAAGAACTCGCATCAAAGACCCAGAAATCCCTGAATATGGACTCGCATTACACTCATTATAACAAAATCATTGAGAATATGGACGAGTGGGTCAATGCCAAAATCGTCAATTCTCTCAAGAACGTCTCTCGAGAAGTGCACGGTGAAGGGAAAATGGAGGACATCATTCGGCATATGAACGAGTTGAACACGATGAATAAATTCAAGCTTACACTAGAAGAGTGTGCAAGGTATATCGACACGAAATAGGTTTTAAAACGGTCCATTCACGATCACATGATACAGTGCCCCCGTAATCGCAGCACCCCCTAGTATATGCCAAACTGAATGTAAAGGCGCATACCCCATCCGATCCAGTAAAAAACACAATACCCCCACCGATATCAATGAAAATACAACCACGCCATAATACCCTTTCATTTTCATACATGACAAGGTAACAAATGGGTATACAAATCCAACCACAATAAGCGCAAGTCGTGTGCTATGACGCCACATAATCATATTCAGTGCCCCTAACCCTAACAATACCCCCACCTGTGTAATCATATCAATACCAAAAGTAGACATCGTAACCGAAGCGACAATAAACGACGCTAAGAAACAATCAATACACCCGGATACTTCAAATAAGGTGCAGTGATACGTTGCAGAACAAATCATCACAAGCACTGAAATCGCAATAGAGAAATGGATAAAATCGGGCCATCCTGCCGCTTCCCGCCATTTTTCGAACCATTCTTCTTCTTTTACGAAATAAAGAAGAAGACTACTTCCGTAGAAAAATGATGTAAGGAAGCACCAAAACTCCGCTATATTCGGATGAACACTATATTTCGACTCCATCGTCGTCGTTTCGGCCGGATCAAACGGTGCGCATTTGGACGGTTCACCACATATATATTTGGCCAATGACCAAGGTTTCTCTTCTACAACTTTATTCGGAACTACGCGCGGTGTTTTATGTATCATTTCCTTTTCAGTATCACTCAACCCCCCACCTACTTCTTCGACTTTTTCAATCATTTCATCTACGATTTCTCGAACAATTGTAACAACATCAATATTGCCCGAATAAGGGCATTCACGGTAGCACATTGTACCGTCATAGTCCCATGATACGATCTTTTCGGTTCCGTCTTCATTTTGAAACACCTCCCAATAATCACCTCCGTCACCAAACCCACGTTGCTCGCTGCGTAACCATTTTCCAGCGTATACAAATGCCTTATTCGTAAAATACCGCCAATCCGTGCGCCTTATCTCAGGAATATATTCCCATGACTTCCGTGTTGCATACGTATATTCATATCGTTTTTCTTGTGAAAACCCCCCACTGAGTGATCGAAAACATTCGATTTCTTCTGGGTGTCTTTCTCCGTGAGCAGTGTTTATGGCCATTACAATATATAACTATATAATATCGATTTATACATTTTTATATATGATATCTTTGATATATAAAAATTATTTATACGGGCAATCAAACTGGACCGGGTCATACATTAGTATTTTCGGGCGCAGTGGGGCAATCAGGACCCGGACATGGGCAATTTGGCCCTGGACATAACATATTATATTCAGGCGCATTGGGGTCCGCGCCGTATACGAAACCATCTGGAGGAGGGGGGGCCTCAATGATACTATAACTAGGCGTCGGCGTTGACGGGGCTACTGCAGTATAGGTAGGTGTTGGCTCAGATGGTCCAGTTAAACGATTGATCGGAGGAACATACGCAGGTACATAACCAGATGCAGCCGCAGCCACGCAATTCTCGCATGAACACGTATTAGCCGTGTTTGTTGACGTATCGGAAATAAAAGGTTCCCGAAAACCGGTTGTAGAAGGCGTAGAAGTTATTGGTTTAGAAACGATATAGGTGTTTGTTGTTGTTTTCGTATTCGTATTCATATTTGTATTCGTTTTAGGTGTGAACTTTGTAGATGTTACTTTATTAGATGGAGGCATATATGGCGGAAAGCTACTAGTCGGGCGTGTGCGATCCGCATACGCACCTGAACCGACAACTGATTTGGAATAGTTAATACCACCCCAGTTTGAATCCATCGGATTATCACTAAAGAACATGGTACGTTCTTTTGCAGTAAATGCGGCATCCTGTGTCGTGTAATCGCCATTATTAAAGTTCATTGGATCATATCCATCGTACATTTTGTTATTAAACGGCGGGTTATCACGCGAAGCATCCATAATTTGAACAAGCGATGCGGGAGCAGGAGAATAAGGAACATTGGGCGATAATCCTCCCTGTAAATCCATAGGAGATGGTCTAATTTTATATACAGCTTTGCCTTGTGTGTCATATGAAAACTGTAGAAACAGAACCGGGCACCGAATACCGCGTCCTTGCAACCATTCCATAAACTCTGTATAATCTTCTAAATTCTTGAATCGAATTGGGTTAACACCTGGAACCTTTTCAACTTTTGAGTTGTAAAGAAAGATCTCGCTACCATGTTGAATTAAAATATTTGGGCATCGATTCTTGTTGACTGTTTCAAATTTTGGCGCAAATTTTTTACCTGAATTCATCATGGATGACGCGTTAGAACCAGACCCTGGAACGTTTGGTGTGATGGATGGCGCCCCACCCTGTTTATTTTCAAAACCTTCTTCAGTATCAGTAGTTGTAGTTGTCCCAAACCCATTTCGTAATTTTTGGGTAAGATGTGCATCAGATTCTGCATTTATGAACCCTTCAGGAAGAGTCGTTTTAGATGGCGTTTTCGAAGTAATATAAGCTCCAATAAAAAATAAAACAACAACAAGAACTGGTAATGCAAAGAGTTTGAACTCATTCAGTTTTTTTATGATATTAAGTTCTTTCATAATACTCTCTGCGTTTTCTCCAAAATATTTCATAATACTTTTTCCAGACATTTTGGGGTATCTATATATTATGTGGATAATATTACAATACGTAGAACAAATAGAATTATCCAATGTTTATATAATCCAATGGTTATATAAATATATAAATGATACAAACTATCGACGTAAAAAAGAATAAAAACATTGATAAATTCAATGCTATCGCGAAAAAAGCACATGATCATCCAAATACACATGGCTTGTTAGTAAAAATCTACGCTGACTGGTGTGGTCATTGCCGAAATATGAAGGCGGATTGGAAACGTCTAACACATGAATTGAAAACAAATTATCAGTGCAAAAAACCAGGATGTGTTCTTACAATCGCAAATATTCGCGCGGAAAATTTGGAAGAGAATGACCCAGTTATTAAAAACCTAGAATACATACCTAAAGATGTACACGGCGTTCCATTGATTATGTATGTTTCAAAAGGGGCACGTGGTTTAGAGTACTCGAAAGAACGTACATATGAAGAGATGTTGAAGTGGGTTATTAATCATGAGGAATTCGGGTTAGAGCGTAAATATCATGATCATCATCATACATCATCAGAGAAACATCGCGTAAATAATCATAAAACACTAAAAGGAATCACGAAAAAGGCGCGATCTAAATTTAGAAAATTTCATCGTAATACATTGAAACATTTTCATAAACAAATGAATCAACAAAATCAAACTAAAAACATCAACAATAATACCCAAGGTTATTTACCTGCGTATTTACGGTAATATCGCATGGTATCATATCATATCATGACATATCATGACATATCATGAAATATAATATTATTTTATAGAATAATATTTTATAGAATAATATTATAAACCGATAACATGTTATCTAATGTTTCAGCCTGTCCAATGGCTTCTCTGGCATTAAGTTTAGTGATTCTATCTGTAATTTTAGACACTTATTTATTATCAGCGTACAATTATTATAGAAGCAATACTGCTCTTTTAGTATTTATATTAATATTTATAGTAGTTAGCTCTATTTTTGTAGTATGGTTAGCAAATAAAACATGTTTTGATTATAAATGGGTATCATGGTTAGTGATAATCGGTCTATTTTTTAATATAATCGATACAATCGCATCAATCATAAACCCAACAAAACGCGATAAGGAATTGAAAGAAATGGACAAAGCACTGAATTCAATCTCTACCAACAATAACGATAGTAAAAAAACGACATAATATCAACTAACAGTGATGCTTATATTTTTTGTTATTATATATTATAAATCTAATAACATAGAAACAATTATTGTATTGTAAATGTTGCCTAACATTGCAGTATGCCCTTTGGCATCTTTCATATTGACACTGGTCGTGATTATCAATGTTCTTGACATATATTTAGTGGGTTTTCAGTTCGCGATTATTGTAACAAACCTTCTCATTTCCATCTTCTTTGTCTGGTTGGCAAATAAGACATGTGACAAGTATCATTGGGTCTCGTGGTTGATCACCGCTTACTTTGTCATTTGCATTATTGGTGCACTTACATTGATTTTGAACCCATCTATGAGTGATAAATACAGGGAGGGTTTTGTAGAGGGAGCAAAAGGAGATAAGAAGAATAAGAAACAAGAAAATACGGACGGAAAAAAAAAGGGTAACAAAAAGAAAACCAATAAGTAAATACTAGTATATTTAGTAAATGGATTATTCATGATTCATCGCAATCCGCATCGTGAAATTGATTCTTGCGTGTCGGAGAAAGATATATAATCCAATCGCGTTCAATCCAATAAGCAAGACACGATAATCCACAGAAAACAATGCATTTAATATTCCATATAGATTGAATTCTTTCATGCTCGCAGTGATTATGTTGTATAGTACAAATATGAACCAGATTTGTAATGGTGACGTGTGATAATCAATATCAACTGGCATTACGAACAATATGGTTCCCTCAATACATATAATAATAAATAATTGATATCATTCAATTTTATACACCATACAATGGCCTCGTGTATAAAATTGAAATAAAGAAAAGATGTAATATTGTACACAAACAACCGATATCTATCTATCACATGAGAAAATTCAAAATTGTCAAGAAACCAGTCATCACTCCATCTGTAAAGGAACCTGTGTTGGATGACCCATCTTTTCGGCTTATCGATTTCAATGTGTATGATTGCATACCAGATACAAATACTCATTCTTCCGCATCATCCGACAATGGAAGCAGTGGCGGTGATGATAGTTCAGTCGCATCAGGTAGTAGCGGAGGCGGAGGTCGTGGCGGTGGCGGTGGCGGTGGCGCTGCCGTAGACGCCAACGAGTTTCGGATCCAGATGTTCGGTATCAATGAACAAGGTGAAACATGTTCTATCTTTGTAGACGATTACCACCCCTTCTTCTACGTCAAAGTAGCGGATCACTGGACCAATACTACCAAATCAGCGTTCATCCGCGACATCAAGAAGAATATGAAGAGCAGATATTATGAAAACAGTATTCTCGCGGACAAATGTGAAATCGTGGAAAAGCGCAAACTCTACGGATTTGACGGCGGGAAGAATCACAAGTTCGTTCTTCTCGTGTTCAAGAATACAACCGTGATGAACCGCGTGAAGAATCTCTGGTTTCATGATATATACACGCAGCGCGACGGGAAAACACGTGCACTCAAGCCCGATGGATACTCATTTGCAAACACGAGTACGTACATCTATGAGGCCAATATTCCGCCAATCCTGCGTTTCTTCCATATCCAGAAAATCAGCCCCTCAGGCTGGATCACATTCTCTACGAAAAAGACGCGTCTCATCGAAAAATACACGACAACATGCCAATACGAATACCGCCTCTCGTTTGAAGACATTATCCCCCAAAATGAAAAGGAGACGGTTGTCCCCTATAAAATATGTAGTTTTGATATTGAAGCCAGCAGTAGTCATGGTGATTTCCCGATCCCTGTCAAGTCATACAAGAAACTATCAATGAATATAGTGGATGCGGTCATTGCAAAGCATGCCACCGATCAAGAAGTCAGCGATGACGACCTTACTCATATGATTTATACTGCGTTTCAGTACCCTTATCAATCCAGAGGAAAATATTCGAACATTGAAACGATCTATCCAAAACGCCGTCCGAAAGAGGCAGATATGGTTCGACTGTGTCGTCTTGTTCTATCGAAAGAACTCCGGCATCTTATCAAGCAAGAAATCGTTGCGCAAGAAAACACAATCGAGCAGATCTTCCTTCAAATGGCGACAACGGCAAAACAGGAAGCCGCTGCCGCTGCAGAAGCCAAACAAGGCGACAATGACGATGACGGAGGCAGCGATTCTGATAGCGAGAACAACGATCGCGACATAGACAATGATGATGAAACACCCGTATTCACAAAATCAACAATGCCGGCTAAAATCAATGGTACAGCCGCCACTACTGCCACTACCGCAGATCTCTCTGTCAAGCTCGTAACACTACTGAATAACCCAAAACACTCCCGCGAAACCAAAATCACGATTGTCAGCGATACACTCGGTTCGATCTTTCCCAAAGTAGAAGGTGACAAGGTCACATTTATCGGGTCGACCTTCGTGAAGTACGGCCAAGACAGCAACCGACCCTATCTGAGTAACTGTATTGTTCTCGACACATGTGATAATCTTCACGATGAAGTACCGAATTCAGAGATCGAATCATATACCACGGAGGCGGATGTGCTTGTCGCATGGACACGTCTCATTCAGAAAGAGAATCCCGATATCATCATTGGATACAATATTTTCGGTTTTGATTACCAGTTCATGTTTCGACGAGCAGTAGAGACTGGATGTTATGAGGAGTTTCTGAAACTTTCGCGGAACCGCGACGAGTTATGCGCGAATGCCGGCGGGGGCGCAGGTGGCGGCGGAGGTGGATACGTAAATCCAAATAGTGAAATCACGGCTGATAATGTCGCAATTGAGCAGACCAAGATCGCACTTGCAAGTGGACAATACGATCTTCACTTTATCAAAATGACAGGACGTCTTCAAGTGGACGTCTATAACTACCTCCGCCGCGATTTCAACCTGTCGTCATACAAACTAGACGACGTATCAAGCTATTTCATTGGTGATGCAGTGAAAAGTGTAGAATACGACCCGGCCACGGAAACCACACGCATATATTCCGGCAACTTGCTTGGTCTCGAAAGCGGTAATTTCGTGAAGTTCGAACAAACGAATCATTCCACAGACTTATACAAAGATGGGCACAAGTTCAAAGTCGCGAGTATTCCTCCAGGTGCAGGTCATTTCATCGTGCAAGGTTGCGCAACACCTGACATGAAAACAATGGTGCGTTGGGGTCTTGCGAAGGACGATGTATCGCCACAAGACATTTTCAGAATGACGAACGAAGGCCCCAAAGAACGCGCGGTCATCGCGAAATACTGTATTCAGGATTGTAACCTCGTTCATCACCTGATGAACAAGATCGACATAGTCACGGGTTATACAGAGATGGCGAAGATTTGCAGCGTCCCCATTAGTTTCCTCGTGATGCGCGGTCAAGGTATTAAACTCACAAGTTATGTGGCGATGAAGTGTCGCGAGAAGAATACGTTGATGCCAGTGATCGACAAGGATCGCAGTGAGGCAGGTTACGAAGGCGCCATCGTTCTCCCTCCCAAGTGTGGCCTTTACCTCGACAATCCTGTCGCATGTAATGATTATTCGTCACTGTACCCTTCATCCATGATTAGCGAGAATCTATCGCATGACAGCAAAGTATGGACAAAAGAATACGACCTGAATGGTGAACTTATTCGTGAGACGGGTGAATCATGCTATGATAACCTTCCTGGGTATAAATACGTCGACATTACATATGACATGTACAAATGGACACGTCCGAAATCCGCAACAAAGACGGCAGCTGCGGCAGTAAAAGTCAAATGTGGTACGAAAGTATGCCGTTTCGCACAATTCCCCGAAGGCGAAAAAGGGATTATGCCTGCTATCTTAGAAGAACTTCTTGTCGCACGTAAAACAACTCGTAAGCTCGCGGAGAAACAAACCGATCCTTTCATGGCAAATATCCTCGATAAGCGACAGCTAGGTTACAAGGTCACCGCAAACTCATTATATGGTCAATGTGGCGCCAAAACAAGTACATTCTATGAAGTAGATGTCGCTGCTTCCACTACGGCAACTGGTCGAAAACTCCTTACGTACGCGCGTCGTGTAGTCGAGGAAGCATACGGTGATATTCTCCTTCCAACATCCCATCCGAAATACCCCGTAGTCCATTCTAAAGCAGAGTATATCTATGGAGACACCGACAGTGTGTTCTTCACATTCAACCTCGAAACACCAGAAGGCGTACCCATTCGCGGAAAAGACGCAATCGAAATCACGATCGAGCTTGCAAAACAAGTCGGAGACTATTCGTCGAAATTCCTGAAAGCACCGCATGGCTGGGTATATGAGAAAACGATTTGCCCCTTTGCTCTACTCCGAAAAAAGGGATATGTTGGCGTGTATTATGAGCAAAACCCAAATAAGGGTAAACTGAAAAGTATGGGAATCGTTTTAAAACGCCGCGATAATGCGCCGATTGTGAAGGAAATCTACGGAGGAATTATCGATATTCTCATGAAGGAACAGAATGTGAACCGCGCGATCGCTTTCCTGCGCGAGAAGCTGCAATATATGATTGACCAGAAATGCCCCATCGAAAAGTTGATCATTACGAAATCGCTGCGTTCAGATTATAAGAACCCGCAGCAAATCGCGCATAAAGTACTCGCGGATCGAATGGGTGTGCGTGATCCAGGCAATAAACCGAATACAGGCGACCGCATCCCTTACGCATATATTCATAATACCGCCAAGGGTGCACTTCAAGGCGATAAAATCGAACACCCGGATTATATCAGGAAAGAGAGGCTACAGTTGAATTACTCGTTCTATATTACAAACCAGATTATGAAGCCAGTCCAGCAATTATTCGCGCTTGTATTGGAACAACTACCGGCATTCCAGAAGAAGAAGGGCCAGTTTGAAGTCAACGTTTGGGAGGCAACTGCGCACATTTTAGACCCGGATAAACGCGAAAAGAAAATAACAGAGATGCGACATAAGGAGGTGAAATCGCTGTTATTCGATGAGTTCTTGGTAAAGGCGGACAACTTAAATAAAGGAAACCGCGCAATAACGGATTGGTTCAAAGGAGGAGGAGGTATTCGCCTCAAGTAAATAATTATGAAGACTGTAATTTCGACGATATATTATTGGTTGATTTAACTAAATTTAAGACTATATTTTTTACGTGTTTGTTGTAACCGTCAACTATATTTGAAAATGTATTCAATATAATCACAATAACAAACAATACAATAGTAATCACAGATGCTTTTGCGCGATTTGTAGCAGGAGAAATGTCACCATACCCCATTGTTGAAATTGTGACCAGAATAAAATAAAACCGATCAAATAATGCTTGATATATATTTGCATCATCCCGACGGTTTAATCCTTTGAAATGCCAATAGTCACGACATACTATCGTAAGAATGACGGTCATTGACATAACAAATCCAATAACAATTAACAAATTTTGAATAACATCATCTATCATTTTACGTCACTTTATATAATATACCAATATTAATCGACCTCCATAATGTCATCGTCGTCATTGTTATTGTCGTCATTGTTATTACGGTTTTGATGGATTGTTTGCGTCATTCCGGTTATCGTATTCACGATGTCTTGGTAAATCTGATTATTATTATATTGAAGTGGAATATCGTATGAAAAAGTGAGTTCATTTTCGTCAACACGATCAATTGAAATATTATGTTGAGGCCCTTGTGATAGTATTGGTTGTTCTTGACGAGGTGCTCGATATTCACGAATATCACTTCTACACATCGGGCAAGTAGAATGACTTACGAACCATTCACTCAAACTTGCACGGTTGAAGATATGATTGCATCCGCGTATCATTGTGATTTCACTTTCATCATTGAATTCATCACGTGAAATGGGACAAGTTGCATTGACAGGAGTTATGATACGTGAGAATAGAGTATTTAAAGTTGCGCGATTGATTTGGTCAATAGTAGGGGCGCCTGCCGCTGATGCGGCTGCGGCTGCGGCTGCGGCTCCTCCCCCCGCAATACCACCGCCACCGGCGTTTGTGCGAACTGCGATTGGAACTGTATACAACATTGAAAATACGTCTCTTTGGGCGGGTGGAGAGAGTTGTTCTCTAGCTTCACGTTCCATTTCCGTTGTAAGATATCTGGATAGCAAACGAGGAAATATTTCATTAAAACGACCAGCGGTGGATGTGGGTGCGGCAGCAGGAGCAGCAGGAGCAGCAGCCGGAACAGGAGCAGTAGGACGAGGTGAAGGAACTGAAGGTTGTTGTGCCACATCATTTCTTCGTATAGTACGCGCATTTCGTATATTTTCTGATTGCTGATAATAAAAATACTGACGTACCTGTGTTCGCGCCAAATTCTCTCGCAATGTCTGTTCCATGCGATTAAACATTGCATTTCCATTCACTATAAACTCATTATATCGATGAAGAAGTGTCGTATATTCGTCCATATAGATTTGTTCATCTTCAACAGCATTGTAATACTGATTCAAATGAAACCGATCGTAGTAGTCATTTCTATTTCTATCATCACGGTCTCCGTTTCCGCCGCCGCCGCCGCCACTCCGTCTATGTATAGGATTATTTGAAGGATCCGAATTCATTATCAATACATATCTACCCAGCTTTCTATCTATATCTATTTAGACGCTTTTTGCGTTCCATCTCGCGTTGTTGATAACGACGACGAATCGCTCGGTCGGTGCGTTCACTGTCTTTGGCCTGCACATTGATACACGTGATTAATATGAGAAAGATGACGAAGAAAGAACCAGACATAACTAGAAATTCGCCAAGAATAAGAGGCATTGTTATTCAAGAAACTCTGTAGTAGAAGTTTGTGTGTATGTGCGTGTATGTGTAATTATCAATAATATTATATTCAATTTTAATGAAACTTAAACATAAAAATTTGGTATTATGTAAAGATCCGAACGAAACTTATACACACACAACACAACCGTCACACGCAATGGAACAACGATTCCCTGATTTTGTAAATAAAGGTATTACTGGGCTAATGAATCTCGGAAACACATGTTTTGTTAATTCATGCCTGCAAGCGCTTTCACATACATACGAACTCAATCGATTTTTAAACGACGAAAAATACAAGAAACGCCTTACGAAGAAGCCAGATGCGGTTCTTTTGAGTGAGTGGGATAAGCTACGAACCTTGATGTGGAGCGAAAATTGCATTGTATCGCCTGGTGGATTTATGGCATCAATGAAACAAATTGCACGCCTGAAGAACCAAGAACTCTTCACACAGTATTCTCAAAATGACGTGCAAGAATTCCTCGTTTTCATGTTGGACGCGTTTCATATGGCACTCTCAAGAGAAGTGAATATGACGATCACAGGAAATGTAAACAATGACAAGGACATCATCGGGCGTAAATGTTACGAGATGATGCGTCAGATGTACACTAAAAACTACTCAGAAATGTTGAATTTGTTCTACGGGATACAAATGTCAATAATTACCGAACTAGATGGCAACACTAGCAGTGGACCTGGTACGGGTGCAGTATTAAGCATTTCCCCAGAGCCATTTTCGATTATATCTCTTTCCATTCCAATTGTTGAAATACCAGAAACTGGAAAAACGCGTATACCAACTTTAATGGATTGTTTTAGACATTATTGTACTGGCGAGGTATTAGAAGGAGAAAATGCATGGTTTAACGAAACTACGAAAAAATACCAAAATGTCAAACGAGGAATGATGTACTGGAGTTTACCGAATATTATGATTATTGATCTTAAGCGTGTTCAATATACATCACGTGGACCAACGAAGGTAACAATTCCGGTTGAAATCCCACTTCGTGGACTAAATATGACTTCATTTGTAAATGGTTATAAGCGCGATAGTTACATATATGATCTCTATGCGGTATGCAACCACCATGGAACTTTTAGTGGAAGTGGACATTATACCGCCATGATATGCACCGCAAGTAATTCATGGTATACATTCAATGATGAGAATGTAAAACAAACCGATATAAAAGGTGATTCAATTACGAGTAATCTTCCTTACTGCTTGTTTTACCGTAAACGACAAAATGGGAATGGAGATACACAAAAGGTGGATATATCAGCGCAATAAATAATCGCGATATTATACCAACAATATATAAGTAGTTCATTTCATTTCATTTCATTACATTACATTATGTCAGATTATCCCACAAATATAACCCCCGTATCACCTCCTGCGTCAGTCGGTCTGTCTCCGGTGTCAATCGGATTGCCAAAGGCCGCAAGTGTCGGATTAAATGAAGTAAGCGGTATGTTTGAGTGGATGGATGGTAAAATCGACAAGGTTCTTACTCTGCGGGTCATCATTTTAATTGTAGTTGTTGTAGCTATGGCTTATTTTGTTATTAAGACTTTAGCTGGCGGAACATCTGATAATGATACTGCTGAAAGTACGATGTTTGCAAATGTATCCATTATCGAAATATTTCTATGGGCAATTTTAATCGTGATTGTTATCTTGAACGGATTTCAGTATTTCTTTAATACAAATATTACCACTGAAGTAACTAATCTGTTATCTCCAAAACCGAAAATAACAATTACTCAAGCGGTCCCTAAACCGAAGAGTGATGATTTAGGCGCTGGTCCAGATATTAAAATGAAAAAACAAGTGTTTCACATTCCATCCAATGTATACGACTATGATCATGCAAAAGCAGTATGCCAAGCGTACGATGCACAACTTGCTACGATTGATCAACTTGAAGAAGCACACAAGTCCGGTGCGGAATGGTGTTCGTATGGTTGGTCTGAAAAACAGATGATTCTTTATCCAACTCAGAAATCAACATGGGACACCTTACAAACGAGCACCGATCCTGCGAAGAAAAACAGTTGTGGACGTCCAGGTATAAATGGTGGTTATATGAGCGATGCAAGTCTGAAAGTAGGTGTAAATTGTTATGGCCCCAAACCAGATATGAACCAATCATCGTCAAAATTGATGGCAAATCTTCAGACAGTGGAAACCGGAAAAATGTTGAATCCGCAACATGAAGCGCGAGTGAATGAGATGAGGAGCAAGATCAAAGACATTGTAGTTGCCCCGTTCAACAAGAGTGCATGGTCATTGATATAATTTTATATTTTAGTATGCGTATATTATATACACGTATACTAATACTAATACTAATTTAGAAACCTGTCCCCCCCCGTTTTCTATGTCGTCTCTTTCGATGAATAAAGTGCGTGGTCGCGCCTTGAACGCGAATACACAAAATACAAATAACTTCTCGATGTGGATGGAGCCCCTGTCTCATAAGGATTATCCGATTACACATGTTGTTAACCCGACAAATAAAGCAGTTATTACTTCGGATGGAACACGAAATACAGTTATCGCAAAATCAGGATTGACTTATAATGATGTTAGTCTGGATATTTCAGGAGCAGTCAATCCGTCAAGATGGCTTACTGGACAGACCATTAATACAGTGTTTTTGGATGCGAGCGATTCGTTATTGAATCATATTGACGCGTCAGTAACCCCTATTTCGAGCGGAACGATTGCGACTTATATGTATACACCCAAATCCACCAATTCAAAAATTATCGTGGAGTATGGTGGTTACTATCAGATTACCGGTGATTCTACCGGTGCAACTGATACGGCACATTCTGAAATTAGAATAGGATCAACAACTATTGCAAAAAGAATACAGCGATTTCCGAACGTAGCTGGCGGTGGAACTAGAGGATCTACAATTTTCCCTATATGTGGAGGTATTTCAAATAATAGTCTTAATAATCGTACGATAACTGTAGAACTGGTGAGTTCAACCGACACCATACATTTTTATAAAGCTAGTTACGATGCATTTATGAAAGTCACCGAAATTGCATTGTAATCAGTTCATTCATTCATTCATTCATTCAATGTAAATAATCTCTCGAAATGTATTATTTACATCTATCTATTCTGCTTGCATTAGACCCGCTTTACCACGCCTCGTTTTATTCTTACGTTTGCTTTCTCTGGCGCCGCTACCGCCGCCGCCTCTTCGACGCCTCGTCTTGACGTCATGGTGGATTCTTTCGTTCGGAGTAACGAGTGATAATAATGTATCAAAAATATCGCTAGGTACTTGCTTGGTATATTCACGAGTGTTTTCACTGTCACTGTCGTTGTCACTGTCGGTATCGCCATCGCTTTTATGCGATTTATTTTTCATGATAGATGAATCTTCATTCACTTCAAATGCATAATTTCTAGGACGAAACAACGCTGGCATCATAAACAACCCAGCAGGAACTGCTAAATCCTGAAATAAATCACTGAACTTTTCTGGAATAAAATGTTTATTTTCGGCGCGATCATGTCCGTCTCCACCTCCATTTCCCCAGCTACTGCCACCAGACATCATGGATTCGTGAATACCGTCACCAGTAGATACAAATAATGGCATTTTATTTTGATATAACAAGTTGTTTACTTGATATCCGCCACCAATCATACCTCCTTTTTTATCCTGATGAAAAACCAAGTGTTGACTTGGGTTAAAATATTCACCTACTTTCAATTTTGACATTATTATAAAATACGGTAACGATATTACTCTATATACTTGTAATATCATTAGATAACAATTAGTTTATTATGCCTCACCATCGGATGATTCAGCAGTTGCACCTGGTTTGCTATTATAAACCCTCTTAATTTCCGTTGTGGTCTTGGATTCGCGGTTCTTTTTAATATACAACATAATTTGTTCTACTTGTTTCCCATTTGTAATTAGTTCGAAAAGACATTTCTCGATATACGCTAACGTTAATGGTGCGGTATGTTTAGTTGAAACAAACCGTAATTTTCCATCCGTTATGTTTACGGTTGCCTTTTCAAGTTTCTTTTCTTCAATGATCTCAATAATTTCATCATTGATTACTGATTTCTCGGTACGGATATCCTTGACTTCTTCTGATGTTTCTTTGATCATATTATCCAATTCAACCCAACGCTTAATTTTTGTTTCAAGAGTGGGTGGAGTTGCATGTGATGCAGTCATAATTGATGTTGGGTTCATGATTGTTGCAGATGTTACGCTAAATGTACAGATATAAACTCTAGAAAGTTATGTTTATATCTGTTAAAAACTATTCATAAATGAATGAATGAATGAATGAATGAAGTGTTTACCTGCGACGACGAGTGCGTCGAGATGCCCTGCGGAAGTCAAATGATTTTCCGAAAGATTTGCTTCCAGGTCTGCGTGATTGAAGAGCCTTTTGACCAAGGTAAAGTCCTAAAGGAACCAAAGCGGTTTCAACCGCGGTGATCAGACCGGGGACCATACCTCCCTTCTGGTTCTGGTTCTGGTTCTGGGACTTACAATCACGTTTACCACGACGACGTTTTGAACCACGACCGCCGACAAGAGGAGAACCCTTTAATGTAGAATAACCTTCTGCCGCTTCAACTGCACCAGATACAGCCCCTTCCACCATTGCAGTCTGAAGACCTTCCGCGGCGGCAGAAGTAGCTTCACCAGCTTCTGCACCTGCGCTACCACCAACCTGTTTGTTAGCAGACATGTTATTCAAAAATTGTTGGGCGATCTTTCCAGCTTGCTCAAGTGTTTCTTTAGGGATTTGGATATTATTCTGCCCTTCATTACTGCCTCCATGCTGGTTCTGGTTCTGGTCTTGGTCCTGGTCCGGGTTCTGGTTCTGGTTCTGGTTCTGGCGCTTAGAACCACGGCGGGGGCGATGTTTACGTGCTGAATGATGTTTACGAGGCATATGATTCGATTATATAATAGATTTAGAAATAATTTACTGTATATATGTATAAAATATAATGAAGATTTTCCCCCTACTTCTTCTTGGCTTAATCGTTCTTCCGGAGTCAATCGTTAAAGTTCCTATATTTCCGTTTGGAAAAGCAGATGCATACCCGATTCATTCATCCCATGAACAAGAAAACACAATATCCATGAACCATCTAACATCTAAAGAAAAGGGGCTTGAATGCGACGCATGTATGTATCTTGCAAACAGGATGAATCAAACAATTCTTCATAATCCTAAAGTTCTCGCGATCGTTACCGAGGACCTAGAAAAGGTTTGTTCGGTTCTACCAGATAGTGTTCAAGCACTTTGTACAAATGCGGCTCAACAAACCGCACCACTTCTCCTAAATCATTTGGGGGATTTTATTGCCACTGAAGGATGTTCGGATTTAGGCGTATGCCATACTTCGCACACAATAGAAATACATCACCCTTAATGATCCTGATAATAGGTTCGTTTTTTCGTCATATTCTTTTTATAGCGTCATACTAATTCATTTCATTCGTATTACGCACGATGGAAGTATTTCACCCAAACGATACATTCCAGTTCGAAGAACTACATTTAACGCATCCTACGAGTATTCCGGGCGGGTCATATATGACACGATACTCTTACTATAATAATAAACAACCGCTCTATATCCAGACGACAAAAACACGATCAAAACAAGGTATCGTCATATCAGGCAAGAAAGCGTATATTGATTTGTTGATTACTGCTTCTGATACTGATTCTGAATTTACAGAATGGATCGCGAATTTAGAGAAAAGGTCAGTCGACCTACTTTACGAAAAACGACATTTATGGTTTACGCAAGAACTAGATCGAATCGATATAGAAAATTCATTTACATCACCCATTCGCGCATACAAGACCGGAAACTTTCTCGTTCGTGTTAATTTAGAGCCAAATAGAAACTTCACTCATATTCAGCCTTTTTCATGTAAAGTGTTTGATGAACATAAAAAACCAGTGTCAGTTGAATACATTAAGGATGAACATACAATCATATCGATCATTGAATTTCAAGGAATCAAGTTTACATCTCGTAACTTTCAAATGGAATTATTATTAAGACAAGCATTGGTAATACCCGATATTCCATTATTTGAAACATGCATTATATCTGAACAGAATTCTTCATCCGGAATAAACGCGAATGGTATACCATCATCGTCTGTTCCTACCCAGCTACAACTACCAACATTAGCAAAAGAACGCGATCTTACAAGTCAATCTCAACCGGGTCATGATACCGATCCTCCTCATGAATACGATCCAGAACACCAACCGGATAATGATAATCAAGTATGTTTAAAAGAAGACCCAGAATTAGCAACAAAGTATTTAGGGTGTAATCCAGATGCAGAAACACAACAACCAATAATAAAACATTTTGGCGTCACAGAAATAGATATTGATTTTGATCATATTCCGGATGAAATCGACATAAATGAAGCTAATTTTTCATCGACGACAACAATACCAACGACGTCAGAGAATGGAAACGAAACAACCACATCCGCTTCAATGAAACAACCAGCCATGATTGCTTCTATTAAATTAAAAAAACACAAGGACGTTCTTTATGAAATGTATAAAGTAGCAAAAAAGAAGGCACAAGAAGCAAAAAAGGTTGCAATACGTACATATTTAGAAGCAAAAGAAATCAAGGCCGCATATTTATTAGATGATTCGGATCTTTCCGAAAGTGATGATGACGACGACAACGTATAATACTGACTTACATTATTTTATCATTTATTTTATATACAATTAAATTATAAGAATGAGTTTTTTGTCTGATTTAGAGAAAACACTTCGTACCAATCACATTCTTGTGATTTTAGGTGCGATTGTTCTTGTATACGCTGTTTATACCTATTCCGACCAAAAGTTCGTCGCTCCTTACGAACCACTTCAAAGTGACGTGAAGAATCGTCAAAGAGCAACTGTTCAAGTGACCCAGCAGCCCGCTCCTCTTGCCGCAGATGCCTCTATGGTAGCTCCTCCTGCTTCTAACTTGCCTGTCGCTAACCCAGCAGATCTTCTTCCTCGTGACAGCAACAACCAGTGGGGCAGTTTGAACCCTTCTGGCAGTGGTGATCTTCAAGGACAGAACCTTCTCTCGGCGACTTTCTTGACCGGAATTGATACTATCGGAAATACGATGAAGAATGCCAACCTTCAGTTGCGTTCTGAGCCTCCCAACCCTCAGTTGAACGTTGGCCCTTGGAACCAGAGCACATTTGCTCCTGATCTTATGCGCACTCCTCTTGAGTTGGGTTCAGCCCAAACACAGTAAGTAAAACGTTACTCACTGACTGACTGACTCGCTGAATAAACAACGTGATCATGAAACGATGCAAATATCATACAACCATACTAATTATCGTTGTATAATATAAACCGAAATTCAGTTTATTATGACGTCTATTGTTTACGCACTTATTTTATTATTCTTAATCGTTACACTATCTGTTATTATTACACAGCATGTTATTATTCCATCTGTCGTAAATTACGAGCACGGTCTTCTTAATCATCCTGATTTTACAATTGGAAAAAGTGGTATTGAGGGACTTGGGCTCTATACAAAACGTAGGCGTTTGAAAGGTGAAAAACTATTTGTAGCCATAACTTCGAATAAGATTGTTACAAAGGTTGGAAGTAAAATCAATCATTGTCCAGGCAAATTCAAGAATCAGGCAGAAGCTGCATATTCAGTGTTACCAAATACATATCTCTCGACAAAACCAGATCAAGACACCGGAGAGTGGTGGATCGTCGCTGCACGAGATGTTTCTGCAGGAGAAGAGCTCACGGTTGATTATACGAATACGCCGGATTTCATTAATAAGCCAGATCCGAGATGGAGATGTGATCTATGAATAAACACGCTTAACCCTATTTCCAATATGAGACGATATTTCTGGACCTGATGTATTTACTTTATGCGATATAGTATCGATTGTTTGATTTTGAGTATGTTTTCCTCCATACAAATAAGCAATATCGTGTAACCGATCACCTGGTTTTGAAACACAAACGATTTGATCCATATTTGTTTTACCTAATACTCTACGTCGGGTACCATGAATAAAATAATATATTCCTGTGTAATCATATATTGGTATATCACCATAACCAATACCCAAAATACAAATTGTCATATTTTTTGGTGATACATAATCACAACCATATCCGATACATTCACTCTTTTTTATGGATTTTATTTGTAAAATTCGAGTATGTAATGTCATAACTGGTTGAATATTATATTTTTTCATTATTTGTGATTTAATATCAAATCCAAATATCCCTACTCCTACTCTTGATATCGTAAAATCAGATACATCATAATTTAAACATGCATTGGTATTTGCAATATGAACCTGATTTGGTCGAATATGTATCTCTGCCAAATCATTTCGTAATTTTCTAAATTTAGATAGTTGTTCCTTTACAAGAGAGTTATCAAAATTTTCAAGCTCATCTATAAGATGTGACATCAACCCTTCTATTTTTATACTTGGATTTTGAGATAGTTTCTGAATAACATCTAGTGCGCGCTCGTAACGTATTCCTGTTCGGTTGAATCCTGTGTCAACAAAAATCGTTATATTTACAGTTTTACCTTTCGGAATATCTTGTATTATACGAGGTATTGCTTCTTCATCGAAGATCGCAATTTCAATATCATTATGAAATGCATTGAACACATCACGCGAATAAGAATCATACAACCAGGCTAAGATACGACCTTTGTCGCCACTATTTCGTAATTCTAACGCTTCATTCACTGTAGCTACACCAATATAACCAATACCGATACTTCTAAGAAATTTGGCAATTTCTACTGCACCATGTCCGTATGCATTACCTTTAATAACTGGCATTATTTCTGTTCCTGAAACCTTACGCATTATGTTAATATTCGATTGGATAAGTTTACTATTAATCACGAGACATGATGTATTGTTATTCAATAATTCTTTCATTGTATTTTTTCGTTTTTGAGTTTTATTATAATATCGCTGATTACGAAATCGTTTTAACGTAACCATTATGATTATATTATTATATTATCTACATAATATAATCATATCAATTGAGATAACATGACAAAATCTCTCGATCTCTGTCGTTACAAAGATATATTTGGTCGCCCGAAAGAAGGTGCACATGCGTACAGGATATTCGATATTGCGGTTGTTGATGTCACTGCGACTGTCTTCGTCGCGTTTTTGATTGCGCACTTCTTCGGGTTCGTATTCTGGAAATCTCTCGTCGCGATGTTTTTGATCGGGATAATATCGCATCGGGCGTTCTGTGTGCGAACGACGGTGGATAAATGGGTGTTTCCGAACGTATGATACAAATCATAAAATACATCAAAGTATAGATTTGTATCATATAAAGATAACTCAAGTTCATCGTTGATTAATACGCGCGACGAGATGCACGGCGCTGACGACGCTTCTGCTTGCGCTGAGTACCACGCTTTTTAGTGGAACTACGTCCACGACGAGACGATGATTTGCGTCGTCGACCACCCTTTACTATCACCTCATTTTGAATATAATTCCACGGACGATAAGCAGCAGCAGCAGAATCCTTAGTTAATTGGTCTATTGAATCACCTTCCGCCGGAGTTCCTTCGTCAATTTTTTTTTTACGTTCGTCGAGACGTTGCCACAGCAAATCAATTGACTTTTGGTAGCCTTCACTTGATGTATTAATTTGCTTGAAAAGTGTTTCCATATTCTCCTCAAACGTTGACATCCTAAATAATTTCTCGCTTTATATAAATACCCAACAAAATAAAATGTTCAAAACCAGTGTTTTTGGATATATCATTATTATTTTTATTATCGTCGTCTGTCTAAAAATCTACCAAGAATCAGACGCGTTTCAGTTGAAATGCATTGTTTCTAAAGTTGATGGAAACAAATATTGCGTTCGTGAACGCGCTAAACTAGAACTTGCCGCCGATCTCCTTGCCACCGTGACAAATAAAATGAAAACGGTAGTAAAACATATGGGCGATACATACCCCGACCGCGATAACGTAAAACGTTTAGTCAAAAATTTCCGTCCTGAAAAAGTCAGCGAAACACTCCCTACAAGTGAATTCACTGCGTATAGTGAGAACAAGGGTGAGAAGCTCGCATTTTGCGTCAACACGACCAAGAAGGGGAATAAACTCATCGATGAAAATACGCTTACGTTCGTTGCACTGCACGAGTTGAGTCATATTATGACGGAAAGTGTGGGTCACAAAGACGAGTTCTGGGAGAATTTTCGGTTTCTCATCGACGAAGCGCAGAAAATAAAAGTCTACAATCCTGAGGATTATAAACTGAAACCGAAGGAATATTGCGGAATGACGATTAATGATAATCCGCATTTCGATAACTAGCGCGCGCGTCCGGCCGCGAACCGCCGGGTGCTAACGCACCATGTAAAGAGAGGGAGAGGATAGTATTAGTAACGCGTCAAAATTGGTACTGAACGGCGCGTCAGCGCCCGGTGGTACGCGGCCGAACGCGCATTATACCTCCATCAGTCTCGATAATCGCAAGAATAACGTATTCGGTGATCGTCGTTCTTGTATTGACTTCAGATCCGCCGGTCGTGTAATACTTGCAACAACATCACGGTCAACATCTGTTATGCGGTAAATTTGATTACTCTCTTCTCCTTCTGCAAAAAATGAAACATATTCCGGTATTGTGCCGGCGTCAGTCCAACACCAGATCGCGCGATGTATATGTTTATTTCGAAGCTCTTGCCATTCTTCAACAGAGTCATATTGATACATCAGCGGAAACGCCGCATCGTGTTCATAACTTTCGTCGACAAATGTTACGAAAATATCATCAACTGGGAACAACGTCGGCGACGCGAGAACTTGTTCATAGATGGACGCGCCGCCAATGAACCAAACGTGATCATAATTCATTGCATAGTTACGGATTTCCGAGAGATTCTTGATGAATGTAACTCCGGTAAGAGGTGTACCAGTGGACCCAGATGGCGCCAAGGAATCCACATCATGTAATGCGGATACGACGAAATTATCTCGAAAAGGTAGCGGTTGTACATTCGCGGGAATACTCTCCCACGTCTTTCGCCCCATAACCACTGCGCTATTATATGGGAACGCCGACGACTTCGTCATTTGCGAAAAAAACCGGAGATCTCTTTCGATTTTAGGCCATGGCAAAGTTCCTTTATATCCAATGCCACCACCGCGACAAAGCGCAACAATCATTTTGAATTCGGTTACACGAGAAGAAGACATTATGATTCAGATAAAATATAGAATGAAAACACTTTATTATATATTTATTATTACTGTATTATTATTACTGTACTAGTACAACAAACCAGACAGATATTAATCTTCTATTGATATAATAGTATCACAATGAATATAGAAAAACCGGCATCAGAGATTCCGATTTATAAAATATGTCATATTCGGTCGCCTGATGATATTGCAGAACCAGTAGCAGAATCAACTGCCGCAAAAGCATCATCGCTTTCCCCTGAATACAATGTACTATACGTGTTTTATGGGAATGTAGAATTCACGACAGATGATGGTCAAATCGTAAATATCAATGATGTTTTTATCCGAGAGCAAGAGAACCCATTCTTCAAAACGATATTTAGTGATTACGAACTCTATTCAATCCGGCAAAATGAAATGAAGGTTGTCTTCCTTCCCGAGAGAATCTATCCAGATGATTCCATCGAAACCATAAAAAAGAAATTTCTATATTTGACGCGCGACCAAGTCGGTCTCTCGTATTCAGAGTTGTATTTCTTCTGTAAGCAAGTAAAGACGATTACAACGCAAATGGCACATGATCACGTGACATCAAATGGAAAACTAGAGATGACGCCTATCCGGGTTCAGAATTATTTACTGAATATCGACAACCAGCCGATGTCTACATCAGCTGCATCTGTAGATACGACTCCTGAATATGCCAAGCTCGGCCCTCCCACTGGAGGGATAAATGGAAATTACACCTATACCAACCTCGCAAATCTTAAATTAGAAGATAAGCCTCGTATTATAAACGTCACAATGGGTCAAGAATTGAATATTGCATCTACATACGAATATCCATATGTAGTAAACCCATTTGATGCAATAAATAGTGATCCATTTTTAGAAATTCATGCGAGCGAAATTGTGGTTACAACGAATAAGACAGTTATTGTAGATTATGGCGTTTTCCTTCATAATACAATCTACATGGTATCAGCGGAAGATGTATTGATTTATTCGAAAGAATTAAACATTGTTGCGCCTACATCCAGCGCTACTACTGCTGCCGGTGCAGCACCTCCAGTATCTCGTACAATGAAATTGATCTATGAATCGTATATGGTTCAGGTATATTTTCCATATCTCTCGGCATATCGTGACGATACGCATCATTTGCCGGTCGAACAAGGATCAGCAGAAGCATCTGGTGAAATAGATCTCGCTACAATCCATTCACACGAAACACTTCTTCTTCATAAGTTGAAGCTATTCGACGCGGATAAAAAGATATTGAACGAGAGATTTATGCGACAGACTGCGAATATAAACCTACTTTATGATATTTACGAGAGACGTACATCCGAACAAAACTACATTGATGATGGTATTCGTGGTGTTGAATTCATGATTCATCCAGAGACTCCATACAACCAATCTCTCGACGCAGTTTTCAAAATGATACATTGTTCCGAGTACATTCCATATATTAAATACAATCCTGGAAAGAAACGTGACAATATTTACAAGTTATACATTTCAGGTGTAAGTCGCAGTGGTCGTAAAATCCCTTACCTACCAAAAAGCGATATATTTCGTCTTATTAAAACAACTGCTCGCAAAAAGAGTGTTGCAATGTATATTAACTATGTATACTCCAATCCTGAAATACCTGACCACAAAGCGACGCACTTACATATTCCCGTTCTGTGTGAATTTTATCCGGATGGATCAATTTACGTGAAACTGTTTGTGAAGTTTTCATTCACAAGCAATGAAATTGAGAATATAATTAAAGCGACAGTAAACCCGATATTGCGTGTTATCAAAGAACATGTTGAACAAAGTGGTTTTAAAATGATCCTTTTTTCGAAACTATATCATCCCCAGGTAGAATTAATAAACATAGAATATTTCGCCCAAATGGCAATTACACGGAATATTGAAATAAAGCAAATGATCAAATGTATCTCCAGTGCCTTTAATGAGATAGAAGGAAGTTTGAAAAAGGGTATTGTTTTACGCTATAAGCGTGTAAGTAATTATAATGATATGTCAAGCCAAGATGCTTATGTTATTGAAATGATGAATAAACGTCAAAGTGATCGCGATATCATCGAAGGTCTTCGCGATAATTACTTGATGACGGATGCAGATGCTCGAGTAAAGTTATCTTCTATTTTATCATCATTGCAAACCCAACAATTTTCACGGTTTCGTGGTGGAAATATTCGAATCAAGAACAATCCTGGGTTTCTTACAAAAATAACGAAAGGCGCATTTAATAATATTATCACAATTGAGATCACCAATATCAACAATGTTTTATTTTTACCAACACTTCATATTTACTTGGACTCAATTCTGCGTATTTACCAAAATCCCGGAACAACTGAAACACCATATCAGAAAATTTCGGAATTGTGTGCAAATGCTGCAGTACAAGCTTCGCCTACTGAAAATGTAATGTCTTCCTCAAAAGCAAAAGGTGATGCTAGTGCAGAAGCACGTCCGGACGAAGAGGATGAAGGAGCAGTAGATATTTTTGATCGTAACTCTAGATCAACTGCACTCATTGGTGATGCACATCCGTCCGATAAAGAAGAATCAATTGAAGTAATGCAAGAAATCGTACCAGTTGTTAAGAAACCGTCTGGTGCTGCTTCCGGTGCTGCTGCTTCCGCCGCTCCACTTGTATTTGGATTTGAGGCGGAAGCTCCGAAAGAAGAAGAAATCGATCTGTTTGCTTTATTGCAAGGTGACGACGATGATGATGATGCTGGAGGGGCAGATGATAGTGCACCTACTAGTGAGCAAGGAGGAGGTGCTGGTGGCGCGGCTGCTGCTGCTGCTGCACCAAGGAAAAAAGGTATGGCCAGTGCTGCTGAAGTAGAAGAAGATGTATCAGATATAACTGGTATGGAATTAGCAAACCCGAATCCTTTCTCAAAACGTATTCAGGAACGAGATCCGGTGATCCATTTAAACGAAGATGTCGGTAAATTCAACGCATATTCTCGAAGCTGTCCATGGAATGTGCGTCGTCAGCCAGTGATTTTAACGAGCGAAGAAAAGGCGCGTATTGATCGTGAGCACCCGGATTCATATTCCCATAGTATTACGTATGGTTCAGATTCTAGTAAACAATATCACTATATCTGTCCTAGGTACTGGAGTCTGAAACATAATACAAGTCTTACAGAAGACGAGGTGAAATCTGGAAAATATGGAACTGTGATCCCTCAAAAGGCAAAGAAAATCCCGCCAGGCGCAAATGTATTCGAATTCACAGATGATAAATATCATGTCGACGAGAAAGGAAACTACAAGCAACATTACCCAGGGTTCTTAAAGAAAGATGCGCATCCAAAAGGACTATGTGTCCCATGTTGTTTCGCTCAATGGGATAAGCCGTCGCAAACTGCAAGACGTCAAGAATGCGAAACAAAACAGTTTGAATCAGTAAGAACAGAAACTTCTACTAGTACACCACAGTCAAAACCGGTTCTTCCACTAGAAGAAGAAGAACAAGGTGGTATGGCGGCTGTTTCTCCTCATCCAAACACTGCAGCACCAGTTGTGTCATTTTACTCTGAACCTGCAAAGATTAATGAAATGAAAGACGACCGTATTTTGAGTTCAGATAAGTTCCCTCTTGAAAATAACCGATGGGGATATTTACCACTTCAAGTTCAAAAGTTTCTTTTTACAGATAGTCGTAATTGTCAAGTGAGTATTAAAAATACGGCAATCAAAAAAGATACACCGTGTCTTTTACGTCGTGGTGTTGAAACACATGATCGTCAATCGTTCGTTTCTGCAGTTGCATATTACTTCAAAGAAAGTATAGGATTGACATCAACGACAATTATGCCGTCAGAAGAACCGGAAGTACCTATTTCAAAAGCTGCATTGAAATCTAAAATTAAAGATTCGATATCTGAATCAATTGATACAGAATCAGTTGTTGCACAGGGGAGTAGTGTATCACTGAAAGAACGTATCTCAAAGTCGATTGCCGACAGCATACAAAAACATTCTGCTCAATTGAATAAATCGAGTGCGATGAATAGTTCATCGTCTCCTATGGCGAGTGCATTTCCTACTTTCGACGCAGGTGCCAGTGCCGGTGGAGGTGCCGGTGGAGGTGCCAGTGCCGGTGGAGGTGCCAGTGCCGGTGGAGGTGCCAGTGCCGGTGGAGGTGCCAGTGCCGGTGGAGGTGAAGCTGTCGCAGATTATCATTCAGAGGATGAAACGCCAGTTGCAATGACACCACGAGCATCAAATTCTGCTAGTTCAGCCTTTGCTGCATCTACTGCAGCCGGCGCTGCTGCCTCCTCCGCTGCTCCTGCTGCACCACACACGTTATCACCATCAGCTGTTCCTACGATTCGAGAGATGCGAAATATCATTATTCAATCTCTCGATATTGATATGTTCACAACATTACAAAATGGAACACTCACCGACGTATTTTACAATCCTAACAAGGAAGTTATGGATACTGATAAATACAATATGTCAGCAATCTCTCGAACTCTCCCTCCTGAACCATTCAAGCGCATCTGTAACGCATATGAAAATTTTATTGCCTACCTAGACGATGATACTTCGATTATTGATCATACGTATCTCTGGGACATTGTATCACGACCGAATGAAAAATTATTCAAGAATGGAAATAACATTATTCTCATTCACATTCCAGATGACGATATCACAAATAACGTCCAGGTGATTTGTCCAACAAATTCATATTCAGGTGAAGTCTTTGATTCTAATCGTAAAACAATTATTATAATGAAACGCGACACGTATTACGAACCGATTTATTTATTTGAAAGTAAAACCAACGGTAAGTTCAGTGTTCTTGGTCGTTTTGCGTTAAAAAGTAAGACACTTATGCCTAAAATCAAGTATGTCATCGAAAATGTACGTGATCTTTATTTTTCATATTGTCGTCTTCATTCAAGCCAGCCGAGAGAATACAAGTACAAAATGAATCTACCGGCTGCAATTATTGCAAAAATAGTAAAGGATGCTGGTTTTGAGATAAATGCCCAAGTTCTTAATTTTAATAGTAAAGTGATCGGGTTACAAATCTCTCAGATCATCAATACTACAAAGTTGGATCCTATGAGTGTAGTAAAAAAAACAATTTTACGTAAACAATGGACCGGAGTGATACCTACAGCCGTTTCAGCACCTCTCTCATTGACAACGATGCCATCACCACAGATGGTGATGATGGATGATGAGTCACTTTGGAATATGAGTTATCGTGAAACAGTCGACTTTTTAGAAATGGTTGCGAGTCATGTAAAAAAAACAACGAAAAAAGATATACACTGTAAACCCAAAGTAAAAGTTGTTGAAGATGGATTAATTGTAGGTATCATCACTGAAACAAATCAGTTTATACAAGTAAATATAGACACTGATCCACAATTGAATCAAGACGACGGAATACCTACCATAACAGAAAGCAATCATCTTAACGCAGATAAAGAAGTAACGTCAATGCCAGAGGGCACTCTGGACAAAACGCGTGAAAGATATGTGCGTCATATTCGATTGGAAACCAATTTCTATAATGTTTTTCGCAATACTGCGCGTAATGTGTTAAACCGGCCAGAGAATAAGGCTGTAAAGGATGACATTGAAAAGTTGATTACGTCACCGTTTACGATCTATCATAATAAGCTATCCCAAATCATAGCGCACATGAAACGAATTCTCTCAAAATACATTGCATTCATTCGCTATAATAAAGATACTCTGAAACTAGTGGGTGAAATATCTGGATGTATTACGAGTGACGACGAAACATGTGGCAAGAAAAGCTACTGTTTGAAAGAATCCGGCGGTTTGTGTAAACTTCTCCTACCTCAAAGAAACCTCATGTATCCAGATATTGACAATCAAGTTGCATATTTTGGTAAACTGGCGGATGAAATGATTCGATATGAACGCGTGAAACTCTTTATGTTTGAACCCACCAAATACTTATCATTTCAAGAGAGAAAATACGACCTTCGCGATGATGAAATTATTCTACTCGAAACGTTCATTACACAAGAATACTTTGATAATATGGAACCAGCTGATGCAAATCCGTATGTATTCCAGACAAATTTTTACACAGTTGCGCCCAGCAATGCTGGTAGTCGTGGTATACAAACTTACGACCCAGTGTATCGTAAAGAATATGTAGACCGATACTTAGAATTAGAAAATGTTCCAGATGCTCCTAGTGTTGCTCCCATTGCGGATGGTCTCCCTGGCGCAGGCGCCATAGGTTCAGGTGATCTAATGGAATCATCACTTCAGATCAACGAAATCAATCATGTACTAGATTTTTGTCGCCAAGTATCGAAACGTAAAGTAACTGAAAAAATGAGACAAATATTTTTCCCAACTTCAAATGCGTTTGAAATACTTTTTTCCAATGAAAGTGTTGAATGTTCGTTTGATGTTATATTGACAATATTACGTATTGTTGCACAAAATGCGTCAAAATGTCCGAGTGGACATAGTTGTATTCGCCAAAAAGCATCACCATTTTCATTTAAATCGGTGAATGCTGGCGGTGAAGCGGCAGCGGCACCAGAGCCAGATACTGAAGTATGTCAAAAATGTCGTAGTTCAATCGGTAATGATCATACCGAGTTCGCATGTCGTCAATGTAACTACTTCATGTGTGAAAATTGCCGTCATCAACACGTCGACCAACTCGCAGATATGACACTTGTAAAAGTGAAGAATATATTGGTGGGCGAATATGAAAAACTATCTGAATCTGGACTTGGTAAGAAACTAACGATGATATTGAATGGCTATGGGATGAAAAAATACGCGGATCTCATTAATGAAGAACGTGCAACATTGCCACAAATTATTCAAAGTGAAAATTACTTTTTAACAAATATTGATATATGGATACTCGCGTTATACTTCAAAATACCGATTGTCTTTATTACGCAGTCACTATTAAGCGAAAATGGTAAAAACATGATGGTATTATACGGAGATGAAGAAGATAATAGTTATTTTTTCGTCCACCCATTCGCTGTTGCACAGGATGTCCCTTCTCGTTTCGGATTAATCGAAGTGAAATACGCCGAATATTCATTACTGAAAGTACCACTGGAACTTATTTCGCCAGAATTAAGAGAAAATATTCGACGTGATGAAGAAGAAAGAGTTTCCCTCGAAGAGTATGTGCGTACATTCAAGATCGGTAATGTTAAAAATAAGAAACGCGTATTTACACTTATGGAGCCAACCGGTTCGGATGAACCTCCTGTACGAGAATTGGTACCACTTGATAATCCGATTGTAAAATTAGCAGCGATGTCATCAAATGCATCATTATTTCAGTAACTAAAAATAAACTAAAAGATATATAGGAAAAATGAATCAACAATCACAAATACAGTCGGTATACGTAACAGCAGATGTTATATCTCGTAATCAAGCAATTAATTCTACACCACAACTAATAATAAGTGATGTTTTTGATATACCTGATTTTATACCTGTACAAGCACCCGCACCCGCACCCGCACCCGCACCCGCACCCGCACCCGCACCCGCACCCGCACCCGCACCCGCACCCGTTCTTGTTAAAATTCCTTTACAGCCTCCATCATTAACACGAACATCCACTCCAGTACAAGCAATACCCGTATCGCCAGCAATACATAATAATATGAATAGAGAAGCGCCAACTCCAAACACCCCCATCAATTTTATAAAGGCAATCAATCATTCAGCTATGACTGATGTTATGAATCAAGCAATCGCACGTAATATACAGACCGCTCAATCCGTGGGAACAAAAAAAACAGATATATCGATTCCTATACAAGGAGTAAACAAAACAACAACGCAGATGCAACAACACATACACGTACAACCGTCACCAGCGCCACCACCACTGTCACCTGCATCACCGGGTCCCTTATCACAAGCGCAAGTAAACAACAAAACAACACATCGTATTAAACCTACAAACACTAAAATCATCATAGATGATGAAGATAAAGACACTGCAATTGATTACGATGATGAGGACCCTGAAATCAAAAAAATCAAACTATCACTTTTTCATTTTGCAAAAGATATCACATTCAATTTGATATTCACAATTCCTTTTTTACGAACCAAACTGAATAATATTCTTCGAGAGCCTACTTTAGCAATTAATCAAATTGAACGTGTATTTGATGAATTCAAAGATCAATTAAAACGAGAACAATTAGAGAGTCTAAAAAAGTATGTTTGTGAAGATGGAATACGTGACAAGTTGAATTTCATACTGGAATCTGGGTTCAATAAAATCTTATCCGATGGAAAAATCGATATTAATGATGCACCGCAATTCAATCAACTTGTATATTTCATTATTAAGTCATTTAACAATATTAACCAGGGTAAAGTGTATCGATTTTATGTGTCTAGCGAACATGTAATGCTTCTTCTTCATTTCATACTTAAATCTGTGTTTATTCTTACATTAAAGGGTGAAGAGGAACAAATGGCGATTGGTCTTTTAGACACAAGTTTTAAACTGGTTCAAATCGAAGTACTTCCACTAATTTCGAAACGTTGGTATCATCGATTCCGGATTTGCCACGCAGTTCGAGAAATTGAGGAATTGATCGAATAATGGAATCGAACATTTAGGAAAAGTGCGTAAAAGTCCGCGTTTTTTTCGCGAAAAGAACTTAAAGATATTTTCTTTGTATAGTATGTGAAGGTAGGTAACTGTCTTCACACCCTTCAGGATTTGCAATTTACTAATTCTTTTACATCTAACAAATCAACTTTCGTCACAAATTTTATGACATTTACATAAATGATTGCATCTATGTAACGGTACGCCTTGTGATGATTATCTTTATAATTTATCTGATTTGTTTGTTGTTTAAGAATTTGTTATTTTGTGTCTTGAAATCACTTACCGGTGTAGCTCAGCGGCAGAGCGTCTCAAAACATCGTTTGTTATTTTTTTACTAATTCCGAAAGGAACTGGTCCGATCTACGAATGATTATCGCCTTATAAGCGGAAGGTCGTAGGATCGAAACCTACTGCCGGTATTCTCCTCTTTAGCCGTTTTGAAGAAATGGCTTGTCAAGCTGGACACTAAACGCAGCTGGTGTTGGGCATATATCAGCGGAAGAATTCTGACAATTTATTCGGAATGTCGTGAGATCGAAACTCACTGTCAATAACAACATCATTATTTTACCGGTGTGGCGCAGAGGAAGCGCGCGGGGCTCATAACTCCGAGGACACCTGATCGAAACGGGTCACCGGTATTTTTCATCACATCGCATCGGTGCTTTTAGGCACTTGAGCAACACCATAAACCCCCTTAGCTCAGAGGCAGAGCGCCAGGCTCATAACTTGGAGGTCGTCGGATCAAAACCCTCAGGGGGCAATAACCCAATTTATTTGGGGTCTTCGCTTACTTTACAGAAGTAAGTCGTCTACGTACTAGACACAAACATTTTAAGCCACTTCCACGGCGGACGTTTTATCGTCTGACACCTACTTTACTGATGACTCATCATCATCGGTCCGATAGTCGGATGGTTATTTTCTTATTCATTACAAGGACGGTGTGGGATCGATACCTACAGGTGGCATTGTCAAGCTGGACGCTATAAACGCAGCACATGACCAAGGTCGTATTGTTTTACCGGTGTGGCGCAGGGGCAGCGCGCGGGGCTCATAACCCCGAGGTCACTCGATCGAGACGAGTCGCCGGTATTTTTCATTTTTCGCATTTTATAGAAATGCGATCGTCTCTACGAGATGACTCCATCAACTCCAACCAAATTCATAACAGAACTCTATAAGTTGCACGGTGTGCCACGTAGACAATGTATGAATTATTATCTCGTCTGACACTTATTAGACCGTTTCACCAGCGGTACGAACGTTAGACGGTTATCTTATTTAGAATTTTTACTTGAGAAGTGTAGGTGTGTCGAATGACTAACCTATACAATCGAGATTTAGTCAAGCTGGACATTTCGCACAGTACAGCTGTGGAATTGAGCGAAAGCTCAAAAAACGTAGCACCCAAACTGTTTTACCGGCATGGCGCAGGGGCAGCGCGCGGGGCTCATAACTCCGAGGTCACTCGATCGACACGGGTTGCCGGTATTTTACAAAATCATATAAACATTTGTTGTTTATATTATTTAACTATTATTTAACATAAAAATTGATATAAATATTTACGATGAATGCATATATCATCGTTCGTGGAAATGGATGGAGAAGGACAAAACCGGCGTCTCGAACAAATGAAGGCAGTACAGGCAGAAGCCTTGGAACTATTTACGCGGAAGAACAAAGATTATGGAGACGCATTTGCGAAATATGGCGTGATTGGAGTACTCATGCGAATCGAGGATAAAATTCATCGATCCATGTCGATCACCAAAAACGGCGTGAATTTAGTGAATGATGAAGGTATACGCGATACTCTGATCGATTTACACAATTACGCTGCGATGGCATTGATGTTGCTGGATGAAAAAGAGGGCGACGCTATACAATTTTCAACATAATATATTTATTATTTGTGTCTCGTGATAAACAATCATAAAAATATGTAGATTCATTATGTGTTTTTATTTGTTTGAATAAAGGTTTGATGTTTGTAAAATATAAGGCGATTATGCCTTGCTCGTTCGTTCTACTAATCGGATATTCATATGATAAATGTAGTAAATTATCATATGTATCCTCTTCGATTATTCTTGTGTCATACAACATCATACCAGTTTGAAAATAGTCAATATCTAAATTGTATTTATTATTAAGATTACTGAAATATTCGATATTCTCTTTGTCAAATTGAACATGTAATTTCCATTCATAACTAGGATATGCGTCTGAATGTGCTAATAATGTGTTTTCGGTAGCTTCGGCCAGTATAGGTGATATATCATCAAAAATAGTCATTCCACAATCTACATAAAACATATAATTCCACTGTTTAAAAAATACATTGAATAGATGAAGTTTATGCCATTGAAATCTTTTTGTTATATTTCGTCCATCAGTATTTATTTTGTTGTTTATTTCTAAAAATTCATTTGAAAAAGGAATATTAGGAAAATATTTGATCAGAATATTATTATTTTTTATGAATTCACAATCTAACATTTCGTCGTTATGTAAATCATCTCCTACAACTAAGCAAATGTTCCCATCATATTTACCAATATTAATTAATTGATTGCAAGTAGTAACAAATTTATTAAAATAGTTTTTATCGCATACAAAAACTACACAAACATTATTATTATTGTTCATTTTATACTTTCATACTATACTAAAATGTACGTAATTTTACGAATAAAACTGGCTTGTAAGTAAATGAGATGTGAATAAGAAAAGAACTTAAAATAATCACGCGTAATTTAAGTGGATATGATCAAATATGCGTTGATTGTATTCCGTATAGGTTGTGCTCTTTTAGCTCAATTTTGGTTAGAGCGCGGGTCTTATGAGCCCGAGGTCACGGGTTCGAGCCCCGTAAGGAGCATTTTTTCTTTGTTTACACATAAAAATTAAAATACTAATATTCTATATAATATAATATTCGTATTTCATGGCTAACTATCGAAAGTCGTCGTGTAAGACCCGTGGTCAAAAACGCAGCAGCACTCGTCGTCGTCGTGCATCTACTGTCCGTCATCGTCGTTCTCATTCTCACCGTCGTCGCGCCATCCAGAGTGGCGGATGAGGTCAGGCCCAACCTGTGGCCAATTAAATAGAACTACACTGATACGAAATCTAGTATAATATATTGTTGTGAAGACGCGTTTATAAACCGACAAACGGAGAAACGCGGTACTGATTTAATATATTGAATGTTTCGCTATTGTTAGTGTGTATGAATATTTAGTATTACTATAATATAGTAAATATTCGTGAAATGGTTACAGAATCTAATAATGAAACAAATAATAACAAAAAAGACACGGTAAAAGATAAGAATAAGAAAGACACTGAAAAGGACAAAAATAAAAAAGACACGGTAAAAGATAAGAATAAGAACGACATTGAAAAGGACAAGAAAGACACTGAAAAAGACAAGAAAGACCCTGATAAAGACAAGAAAGACAATAACAAAGATCAGAAAAATAAAACAAAAACATCGACCACAAATAAAAAAAAAGATGAGAAGAAAGGTGGACCAGTTGATGAAAAAGGTAATCCGTTTCCAATCGATAATCCGGATGGTGGAGACCCAATTTGTCCTGGAGGATATAAAATAGATTATGATTTTGATCCGTTTAACGATCCAATTAATCCTCCGTTTCGTTGTATTTCTTCATTAAAAGATCCAAATGATGGAGCAGTAAGTAAAGCAATTCAGATGGCAAACAATCCTTCATCAGGTGTAGCTAATGCCACAACCGGAGAAATTCCCGCATTTGGTGGCCGAAATAAATACCGAAAGAGAACACGTAAATTAAAACGTTCTCGTAGACGACGATCACATCGCCGTAAGAAAAATTAGTATAGACACTAATTGTTCGTATACTTTATTATACGCTATATTCCAGATAATTCCTTAAAATCCGATATCATAGTCATCATCCACCTTTCCAAGTCGAACTTTCTTGACATTGTCAACGCATGACTGAATTGCCAATTTCGGAATACCACACTTATCCGTATCCAATCCAACCGACGAGTTGGCCTTGAACGCTTCTTCGATCTCTTCATTTGCGTCTGTATGACGGTATTCCACTGCTTCTTGTTTCATCATCTCGTCCATATTTACGAGTACCTGAAATGCGCTTGTTCCATAATATCCTTCCTGTCCACACATCACGTTCGCAGAAATACCACGCATCGGGTCCAACTCGGCATGTCGTGCCGCTTTCAAGAACATCTCTGGTGTCTCTTCAAATGACGCCTTTGCAATCGGACCAATGTCATCACTGTTGATTCCATGGCGAAAGATCGATATCATTGACGAGTTAACTGTCATACGGTCGCATAACAGGCACACATGGTGATAGTTAATAGGAGAGTCATCAAACACCTCCGCGAGTTCATTGTAGATCGCCTGACGCGCCGCTTCAATTCCAAACACGCGATATACTTCCTGAATATCATTGCTCACAGTGCGTTTGGCGTCAATGTAATCTTGTCCGAGCATATGAATTAGATTGGTTCCCATTGTATCAAGTACCCAACTATCCTTCTTTGTATATACTCCATCCGCCTTTGTCAACGTATTCTTGATTTTACGAAGCATGACTTTCTTTATTCCTTTCACGCCACGAAGTACGATATTGTTCAAGAGGTGATCTTGGAATGTCTTGATCATATAGATATGATCGGATTGATCCAGTGGATTTTGTTTGTTACCACTACCACCAAAACCGCCGCCACCACCGCCGGATTTCTTACCCTGTGCGATATTCTCCATACGAAGTCGGAAAACGAGATTGTCATCATTATAGTCCGAAAATGCACAGCTCACTTCATTTCCATAACTGTTCTTGATAGAGAAGTGAATATCATCCATTGTGAGTTTTTTATCCAACATTGCAACCGGATCAATCTTAATACGGATAATCCACTTGGATTTCATTGCAGAAGACGCAGTGGCAGAAGCTGCACCCCCTCCACTACTCGGAAGATCCGGAGCACCCGATGTTCCAGCAATCACTGAATCGCGAACACATTCTTCAATCAACTTCTCGAACTCTTGGTATTGACTCATGACCGCCCGATCTTGTTCTACAAGTGTATTCAAGTCATCTGGATCAAAGCATACTTCCACGCATTCTACAACTTCAGCCAACTTCGTATGTTCAATCAGAGGAATAAACTCCTGGACGCGTTCTGGCGTGGATTCATCGTCCTCCTTGAAATATACTGTAATCGATGGGTTCTTCGGGTTCTCTGAAAGCGACAAGATTTCTTCAATACGCGGCACACCACGTGTAGCGTTTGACTTCGATGCAACACCGGCAGAATGAAATGTGTTCAGTGTTAACTGTGTAGTTGGTTCACCGATACTCTGTGCAGACACCATTCCCACCATTTCACCCGGTGCAACGATTGATCGCTTGTACTGAAGATTGATCACACTTATCAAGATGGATAACGCACTCTTATTGAAACGCTTCACGAGAAGAAGCTGATTTGGTGAGAGGTAATAATAGTACATCACCTTAAATAGGAGAGTTGGTGGTGCATAATATATATTCTCTAATTGTCGAAACCCTGCAGAAATCATCTCCATCGCTTCTAGTGGTGTAATGTCCACCATTGAGTTCTGATTGATCTGTTGTTGCGCTTGAACATTGTTGATGATGTGCATGAAAGACACTGGCATTTGGACATTCTTATTGTCGAGGTTGTTGAATACGCGTTCAATGATCAAGTCGCGCATTTCAATCATATAATCAATGAGGTCTCGGATTTTCTTCCCAGTCGCCATCTTCTCCTTCTTCATCTTCGCGTATGCTGTCTTTGTAAACGCAGTGGCCGCGCTTTCTTGCGTTTCACTTGAATTGTCGAGTGGCATATGGAAATGCGCATAGATTTCGTCCATACTCATCGCCACGAGTGGGAGGGACTGATTCTCCACCTTGATCGTGTCGATTCCGTCATCACCATAAGCGAACTGGATAATACGTTGCTTGCCGTTACGCACGGTCATATCGTATTCCACCTTCAGATCTTCCATACCTTTAATGAGACGACGTTGAATATATCCTGTGGTTGACGTATCGCGAACTTGAAGACCATTTGCCAAACCAAAATTGAGTGTCTTTGGAATTGTCAAATCATACATTTTCGGGTGAAGCGCGGGATCTACTATTTCCATTGCGACGATTTCATCCAGGATTACATCATTCAGGGTGCGAATCTTGTCTAATTTGTCAGTCCAAACAATAGATTTCATCTTACGATTTTTCTCAGGATGAAGAAGAGTGATTTGCTCTGAAAATCGCTTTCCATTTGATGCGCGGATTGACAAACGATGCGCTGGTTTGATATTCTTTGTTCCAAAATTGTTTTTCTTGAGTTGAGATTTTGATATCTTTGCATAAACACCTAATCTGGAACACAGAAACGCAATGTCTTCCGTCAATCGTTCGCTGCAAGATGACGAATCAATTGAATTTCGAGAAATATGTCCATCACCTGAAATATAACCACTCAATAAACCCTTAGCAAAGTCAGTGTTTGAAATATATGCCTCATTAGGAATATGTTTGTTTTCTGCGCCGTGTCCAACTAGTTTCGTAATAAATTCAGCCATAATACTAGATGCTCCACAAATTGTCGTTGTTGTGCCATTGGCTTTGTTTGTCCTAGATCTTTCGACGCATTGAATATTGAACTTGGAGAACCAATTTTTAACAAATGATCGAATGGTTTCATCATTATTTGTGATAGTAATTTGGCACTTGTGAATATTTCCTTCTGCGATGAACAACCCAATAAATACACCATTTTCAAAAGTCATTTCAAATGTTTCGGGGATATTTGAGTGCTGTCTAGTTCCATTGTATGAATATACACAATCTGACGATATATTTTCAATATTTGAACGAACAACTGCTCTCTGAAGACGAGCCTTGTTAGGATAGGGAAGAACAAATGTCTTGTTATTATTTTCATTCCACCAGTTGGTGGGAATTTTCATTCTAGCATCACCCATCGCTTCTTTCATCAAATCTACAGCCTTACGCATTTCAGAGCTGTATACATAGTGGGTCTTTGGTAAGTATTTTTCCATAGGTATCGCCATATTTGATGATTCACCATCCGCATTGTAATCAGCCACATTTGTCGCAACAGGAACGAAATCACCAACCTTGATTTCTTCAGTGTACTTCTCGCGAAACTGCTGAAGCTCTTCATTCCAAACAAGAAGCGACTTATTTGCAGTAACAGTGACATAACGCCCAGCCTTAGTTTTTATTTTGAAGAGCTTATCTCCCGGATCGTGACGAGTGACTGCTGTTATTGTCTCCCAAGATACATTTCCTTCATAATCCATAGTAACAATCTTGATCGGATGTGTTAATTCCAAGTATTCCATATTCTGATCGGTCATGTACTGAATCTTGTTATCGCTACCGCTTGTCATCTTATGGTTAGCCAAATGTGCGTCAATCCATTCACCAATTTTGACATATTTAGGAACCTCATTTTCTACAACGATAATCGGCGTCTCCCATGTAACAGATTTAACAGCCGTGTCAATCAGACCAATACGACCACCCATCGCGTGGAAGAAGAGTTCCTCCGGTGACAACCCCGAAATAAACGAACTCTCAATGAATCCGCGTGCCAGGGGTCCGTCATCGAACTTGTTGAAGTGCGGCAATGTACGGCTATCAAAACCATACGAGATACGCTTGCCTTCGATCGCCTGCTGTCCGAGGCACGAAATCATTTGCGAAATGTTGATGTCGCTACCCTTTGAACCTGAAAGCACGAGACCGATGAAACGGTTATCTGAGTTCAAACTCTTTGTTCCGATACCACCTGCCTCACTCGTTGCAGTATTCAGAATATTCGACACCTTAGCCTCGAACTCAGCCTCGTTCGACTTTCCAGTCTTGTTCTCGAAAATCCCCAGATGGACCTGATCGATCAAGTTCTTCACCTCCGTCTTCTTCTTCGTGATGACATCCGCAATCTGCGTATTTGTCGTCTTATTCGCAATAAGGTCGCTGATTCCGACACTATATGCGTGCGATTTCATGTATTCCGTAATAATGTTCTGGAGCCCATCAATAAAGTCAGATGCGGCGATATTTCCGAAATCATTGCATACACGCTGGATCAAGCCCACGCCGCCGCCGCCAAGAACGCTCTTGTCGATTTGACCACGAATCATTCGACCATTTCGGATCTCAACGACATTGTTTGAAGTGGCGTAGTCCTCATTCGGGTTTTTCTCACCGAACGCCTTCTTCTTGTATTTCAGCGTCAAGGGTGGCAAAATCTGCGACAAGACGTCGAAGTTGCTCACATCCTCGCCGCTCTTGAATAGGGTTTCGTTAACACGAGGATACGCTGCAAGCAAGTTCATCGCCTCCCTCGGCGTAAATTTGATATTTTCACGTGTGAACAAATATGATCCGATCAGCGAATCCTGGAAGACGCCGATAATCGAGTTATTGTTTGCAGGACTGATGAGTTGGTATGGAACTGCTGCCAAGTGGCGCAACTCAATCTCGGACTCGTCATCCTGCGGCATGTGAAGGTTCATTTCATCTCCCGATGAATATCCTCAAGGTTTCCCAAGAGGCCGGACTGTATCTTAAGCAAGCTCCAAATGGTTAGTTTGTCATAGCTCACCAACACCGGTTCAGTCTCTGAATGCCTTCCATAGTCTACCATTCGACCGTAGGAAGTAACACTGCTGATTGCCCAATCCTTTACATTATTACCATTGGGTTCGTCAATTAAACGAGTTCCTCGCAGATGTTTCCATCCGAAAGTGGTAGTAAAGGCTCTAAGGGGTTTCCAGCAACAAGGTGTTTTGCCAATTGGGTCATATGACCCAATAGACTAGGAGGTAGCACGCTTTTCACGCCTCCTGTTTTCGACAGAGATGTTTATCGAAGTCTGCATTATAGGGTTTCGTACAACCAACATTCATACGAAACGTATCTCCCTGGTACATCACACGCGCAATGTGACACATCATACTCATCCTATGAAGCGTCGGCTGACGATTGAATAGAATCGCGTCACCGTCCATCATGTGTCGATGAACGATATCGCCATTGTTTAGCATAATATTCGCGCGGTCTGCATAACGAAGCGAAATGGATTCGCCCGTCTTCCGCTCCAATATCTTCGCACCAGGATACTCATCCGGACCCGAGCGAACCAACCGAAGCAGGAATTTCTTGTTCCGGTCATTCACCACGACCGGTTTCGTAATATTCTTCGCAATTTTCAACGGAACTCCGAGCTCGCGAATGGAGAGGTTAGGGTCAGGTGTAATCACGGAACGCGCCGAGAAATCCACACGTTTTCCCATCAAATTCCCGCGAACGCGCCCCTGCTTACCATTCAGGCGTTCCTGGATAGATTTCAATGGACGACCCGACCTTTGCGCAACAGGTGCGCAACCTGGAATGTTGTTGTTGACCTGGGTAGCGACGTAATACTGAAGCATCATATGCCAGCCATCAACCACATTTGCAGGCGCGCCTTCATTGATCTTGTCTTGCAGTGTCGTATTCGCCTTGATAATATTCACGATGATATGGGTAATGTCATCCTCGCTCCTTTGGGAACCATCCATTTTCACGGAAGGGCGAACGGCCGGCGGCGGAATCGCGAGAACCTGGCAAACCATCCAATCCGGGCGAGAAAACACTGGACTAAATCCCATGAACTCGACATCTTCATCACTGATTCTGCGGAAGATTTTAATCACGATTTCTGGCGTCAACTTCATCGAAAGAGATCCATCCTTGTCCGCTTCCGCTGCACTACCGGAAATACTGGCTGCAGTGGTCTCTTCTAAAATTCCCTTGACGTTGTCCCATTCAGCGTAGATTTTGCCAAGACCAGCCTTCATTGTAATACGAGTAGGCTGAAGACAACCACAACCGGTCTCCGTGTCTTCGCCGCAACGCTTGATTTTGCTAGCCACGCGAAACACCTGTGTCCATCGCTCATCTGCAGGCAATCTCATAAGTTGCTTATTCGCAGATTTGCTCATGCGAAGAGCACTGCACTTGATACAGACACAGCGCAGGATTTTTATAATCGTTCCTAGATATTGATAGTAAAAGACCGGTCGGGCCAGCTTGATATGTCCAAAGTATCCGGGGCATTTCATATAGTCGAGTCCATCTGTTGGACAAATCACACCAGGATCAATTGGACCCATCCTTGGGTCAAATAAACCCCCTATAACAGGTTTATTGTTCACATATGTTTCACGATTGGTGATTTCAGCGACAGATCCTTTCAATATTTCTTCGGGTGACATGATACTAAATTGAATACCAATAATTTTAGATACGGGGGTTGTCGTTGACATTGCCATTGTTTTTTGGGTATGTGAAACCTTTTGTGTTCGGTCTTCTTATATACCTACTATAATATTTAGATTGTTTTCAATTTTGTTGAGATATAGAATTTTGAATGATAATGGAATATGGAATATGGAATATGGAATATGTCATGAAGAAAGTAGAAGAATGAAAAAATCGAACGAAAAAAATTGAAATTGTTTTTTGATGAATGACGATCCACAGTGATTCATCAAGAACAACAAGAACGACAATGCCATTCATTATCAAGAAGAACGACAGGAAGAAAGCCGCCGCCCGCATCTTCGGACCCAAGACGACTTATAAGAAGCACCGTGACGATGAGGACAACAAGGGTGTTCCTGAATCCGAATCAGGCTCTGGATCAGAGTCTGAAGGAGAGCACTCCTCGGGTTCATCGTCTGTGTCTGTACCTGTTCCTCCTCGTCGCCACAGCACTCGTGCTATGGTCGTGACGAAAAAAACCAAAACCCGAGCTGCAAACATGGTGGTTGGCAAAATCGCGGAGGCACTTGCTTCATCGGTGATTGCTGCTGCGATTGCCAACGGCAAAGGCAAAGGAAAAGGAAGAAAGTTACGCCGTGACGAAGAGGATGAAGAAGAAGACAGTGACGATGAAGAGGAATACGAAGACGAAGAAAATGTAAGTACCGATGAAGAAAATGATGACAGTGAAGACAACAGCGAAGAAGACGACAGCGAATCGGACGACGACAACAGTGAAACAGATGAAGACTACGACAGCGAGGATGACGAAGACGAGGATGATGATTACTTCAGTGATGACGACAGCGACGACAGCAGCGAAGCAGACATTGCGCGTCACAAGAAAGACCAAAAGAAAATGGAACTGCGTTGCGAGAACAACAAGAAACAGCTTGCCGACATCAAAGAAACGATTCAATCGCTCACTGACACGATGAGTTCCAATTCTTCGCTCGCAAACAATAAGTTCATGAAAAAGCAGCTCGAAGAAATGAAGCAAAAGCAGCGTGATATTGAGAACCAGCTCCGCGCCGATGAAAAGAAGCGCGACAAGCTCAACGTCAAGGAGTTCAAGACACTTCTCAGGAAGAAGAACTCTACCAACGATCTCCGCTACTTCCGCCGTCACATGACGCCAGCTGAGCAGCAAAAAGTCATTGCGGATCTCAAACAGATCCACGCAGTGAGCATCATTCAGAAACCGTACCGACTTTCCCTTCTGGAGACCGACATCCCCATCGCATTCAAGGCGATCGCCATGCGCAAAATCAACTCGCTTCGTCACATGGAGCCAGGATGCGGTGAGTACTACAAGGTGAAGAACTGGGTAGATACCTTCATGAAGATCCCCTTCAACAAGACTCGCAATCTCCCCCTCACCATCGAAGATGGTCTCCAGCGCTGCAGCGAGTTCATGGAGGCGTCCAAGACCACACTCGATACTGCTGTCTACGGTCTCAACGACGCCAAGCTGCAGATTATGCAGATGCTCGGTCAGTGGATTTCCAATCCAGGCGCAATGGGAAGTGCAATTGCAGTCAAGGGTCCAATGGGAACCGGAAAGACATCACTTGTGAAGGAGGGTATCAGCAAGATTCTCGGACGTGATTTCGCGTTCATCGCACTCGGTGGTGCTACCGACAGTAGCTTCCTTGAGGGTCACTCCTACACTTACGAAGGCAGCACGTGGGGCAAGATCGTCGAGATCATCATCCAGTGTGGTTCCATGAACCCCGTCATCTACTTCGATGAGCTCGACAAGATCAGCGAGACCGCCAAGGGAGAGGAAATCGTCGGCATCCTGACGCACCTCACCGACACAAGTCAGAACTCGCAGTTCCACGACCGCTACTTCGCCGAGATCGACTTTGACTTGAGCAAGTGCCTCTTCATCTTCAGCTACAATGATGAAACCAAAGTCAACCCCATTCTGCTTGACAGGATGTATAGAATTAACACGTCCGGATACAACAAGAAGGACAAGACACAGATTGCGCAGAAGTATCTCATCCCCAAGATTTGCACAGAGGTCGGATTTCGCGAAGGAGACATCGCCATCCCAGATTCAGTGATCGAGCACATCGTGGAGAACTACACGGAGAAGGAGGAAGGTGTTCGCAACCTGAAGCGATGCTTGGAAGTCGTTCACCGTAAGTTGAACTTGTATCGTCTCATCAAGCCGGATACGCCGCTCTTCGAGAAGGAAATGTCACTGAAGGTAGCGTTTCCGTTCTCGGTGACAAACGAGGTTGTCGACAAACTAGTCAAGCAGGCCAACGACGATAAACGCGTGAATTTGAGTTTGTATTTGTAATATAAATCAGGAATGAGGAATCAGGAACAATCATAACGATCGTAATTAATATAAAGATTTTTTATATATTTTGGTATTATCATGTCAACAAATAATACACCAGTGAAGGTTTTCTTCTATAACTTTTGGAGTGGTTTCATTGAAAAAAGAGATAGTATGGACGCTACGTTTTTTATAACATTATTTGAAAAGGTTTTTGGTGCACCAATTCATATTACAACTTCACCTGACGAAGCAAGTGTATTGGTCGAATCCATATTTGGTAATAATACGTTTTTATATTACAAAAAATGGAGTGCGTCATTTTTATTTACTGGAGAATCGCGATATTGCACTTACCCTGATGTATCTCATTATGATTGTGTCTTGGGATATGAAAAAACTCATGACCGTTTTGTGGCGTGTCCATTATACTTATTATATTTACAATCTAATCCATACATTTTGGAAGAGTTAAAATCGAGTGATGAGAAAAATGTTTCTCCTCCACCACTTCCAAATTCCGTATCTGCATCCGTTGTAATTAGTAATCCTAACGGCGAAGAACGGATACGTTTTATAAATCGCCTCGAACAACAAATGACGGTATATTTTGGCGGGAAATACAAAACTAATGTTGACGAAAATATCAATGGAGATTATAAATCGCCGGAATTAATTAAGTTTTATCAGCGCGGGAAATTTGCGATTACAATGGAGAATTCTAGTCAACCCTATTATATTACAGAAAAATTAGTAAATGGTCTTCGGTCGGGGGTGGTTCCGGTATATTGGGGATCGGACCGTGTTTGTGAGTTTTTTAATCCAAAACGGTTTCTTCACTTGAAGTCGAATGCGACAGAAGAAGATATATCTGAAATGATTGAACGAATGAAATCAATGACGGATGAGGAGTATTTGAGTATGATTCGTGAACCGATTATGGTGCGTTCGATGGAAGATGTCATCGATGAGATTTCAGACTCTATAAAAAAAATACTTACCTTGCTTACCTGTAATATCGTATATGTGTCGTCCGATTAGTTGCAGTCCATCCGCCCCCGCTTATTTCCTGCTTCTTCTTCGTCTCGTTGTTCGTCGCCATTGCTGGCATGAGGGTATTGGGTCGAAATGATTGTGCCGTAATCGCGGCGGTATGTTGTCGGCTCCTCATCGTCTTCAAATGCAGCAACCGCCTCTTCCGTGAGAATTGTCTCTGCGAGTTCTTGGTCCAGGTATTGGCTGAAGACGACCACGCAAGAGTTGTCGTCGGAAAATCTGTTTGCACTGTGTACCTCGATGAGAATTCGTGGTGGTGCACGGCCTCCTGAAACCAAAGCGGAATACTCCATCTCGGCTGCTTTGAACTTGGTGGGTTCGCCTTCTGAAACGGCTGTCACGTAGTAAGGCGAATGATCCATTGGGTCTCGCTGTGTCTCCATCCACCACGCAGAAGCGCAATATTCAATGCAAGCAATTTGGCGGCACTCGGCGATGAATTTGCGGCACAGATCGGCGTGGCGGATGATCTTCTGGATCGTGTTTTCCGCGGCCAGTTTGTAAGCGAGAATGTCACGTGTTCGCAGCGCACGGATGATCATTTCAGCTTGCATGCAAAGATTGTTAGCAACTGTACGGTGATTCTGCTGAACCTGTTGGATCTGTTGTTGAATGAGCAATTTGATTTCTTTGTCTCCGGGGATCTCAGGTTCGAGTTCGAAGTCTTCAACGCGGAAGCGGAGAACGCTCTTCAAAGCAGCATCTGACACTTGGTTTCTTGTCTTTTTGAGATTTTTGACAGTTCTGTTCCGCTGGTGTTCGTTGGTGACGAGCATTTTGCGAATGTTCTCAAGCAACTCCATATCGTCATTGACGACTTGTTCTGCTTTAAGGAACCCGCTGCATTGAGGCAGTACAATTTCTGAATGACGAACGCTGTCTTGTGCCACACTGCACATTGTCACGTCGAACTTGCGACTTCCGAGAAATGTGCCAGGTTCTTCAACACGTGCGAGCGGTTGTTGAACGTCACGATCGAATTCCCGACGAACGCCTTGTACAATTTCAGTGATGCGGCCGATGTATTCCTTGAGGTCCTTGGCTCCGTGGATGGTGGTGGTAAATGTTTCGTTGGCAGCAGTAGTAGCGGTCGATCTTCTGTGGTTCGATTTTCTGGATGATGGCATTGTCTTTGTTCTGTGTCTGAGTTCCTTGAATCACTGTTAATCATGAAATATCAGAAAAAACATTTCAATTTTTTTCACATGGTGGGTGGATAGATGGATGAATCCCCACCATGTGAAAATGTCCTAAATCCCTGAATCGGATGTACGGTTTCCGCCTCTAGTATTGAGGTATTTAATCTGTTCAGAAGTCATGCATATACAACCAGTGCTGGTAGAATAAGGTGACGGGCAACATTCAGGTTTAGATTTGTTATTGGCAAAAATGAGCATTCCGCCCTTCATTGGATCTTCCGCACTATGAGAATTACCAAAGCTGCTTCCTTCAGTGTAACCAAACTTAGAAGCATATGAATTAGCTTTACTTACCCAAATGCTAGCAAGATCTCCATTTTGGACTTCATTTACGCTTGCCCCCATTGTACTCATACCTTCACGACGAGATACAGTTATTTTTTCATCGCGGGCAGGAGGTCCAGTCATCATATCTGAAATACTATTTATACCTGTCTCAAAAACGTCATGTAAACTTCCCATTCCTTCTTTTGCTTCTTCATCAAATGGTTCTTGAAAGCCTTGGAGTGCATTCAACCCTTGTTCAAATACGGCGGGTAATCCTCCTGAAGTAAGAAATCCTTCATTACCAGGCGGATTCAAAATAGGTGGAACCGGTTGATTTTTAGACATGATTTCTGCAATATCTTTATTCGCGGCTTTTACTGCTTGAAGTGACCCAGGGGTTCCAGAGTCTTTATCTTTATTTTTGTTGCCTTCTTTTATAGAAAGCCCGGTATTACCCATCATAAAATCGAAAATAGGGTATCTGCAACAACTGCATAATAGATTGGAACCAATAAATAAAAGAATAATTACTAGTAAAATAAGTTTATATTCCATATTGAAAATTAGAATTGTTGAACTGTACAATTATAATAAAACTATAGATAATTATTCGTCAGTTGCGTTTCATCTTCTCTAAATAACATCAAATGCTTAAGGCGATGGCATACGGCTTGTTCGACTTTTGGTAATTTGACGCGAGACAATTCCTAACAATATAAGTGGAATCGCGATTGTAAGAAATACAATAAGTGCTGCAAGTGCTAGAACCCATCCTACAAATGGAATGTACCATAATGCAATAATAATGATAACCATAATAACCAATATTATAATCATAAGTTCATAGACAGAGCCAATAAGTGAATAAAATGACCATAATACTCCAACAAAGGTAAGTAAAAAAGTTGCTAATATACCTTTTATCTTTTCAAAAAAGTCCACCATTTTAATAAGCATGACTTGAACTGGAATAATCACATTCTGAATACGGTTAAAAATCGCAAGAAAGATCTCTTTCAATGTGTCGCGTATCTTGTTTAAGAATATACGAAGCGTCTCGATGACTTCCAATATCTTTTTGAAAACTTTCATAACTGTATTGAAAATAGCATAAACCATGACCATCGGTTTATCAAACACTCCTTTTGTCATATTCGAACTACACTCCATGAAATTTTGTTTCGTGTATTCCATAGGATCCACCCCTTCTGGAGCATTGATCCACCCTGCAAATGGCATCACATCAGGGCGACACCTGTATTTCGGCCAGTCAAACTTAACCTCATTAAGTCTGATCTGTATTTGAAAATATGTAACTGCAGACATAAACAAAAATATAACAACACATACTTTGATGATATCAATACCATATCGTCCGCTGAATGTATTGTCTCCATATAAGTATCTCAACCGTTCAACTATGGGTTGTTTTTTCAACTTTTCTAACTTTTCATTACCTTCTGCTGACCCTTGTTTTGCGTAATCTTTTAATGACGATAATAATGAATTACGAGCAACAGATAACCCTTTACCGACTGCTCTATCAGCGACATTTGAAGATATTATACCTAAATCTACAAAGTATTTTTGAGCTATATGTATAAGGAGTGATAATGGATCAGTCATGACCTTACCATATATTCAGATATATTTTAGATATATTTGAATATTACTACACTGGACTAAGCTCTACGCATTCTTCGCCGCCGCGCCTTGCAATATTACGACAAAAAGGATAGATTCTTGTTGATTTGACCAGGCATTCCATGTCCAAACATTATCATATAAATAAGGACAAATGCTGAAATTACAATCGATCGATCTTCCGCCACAAATGGTGGTTGATTAAACACAAATCGCATCATCAAATAAATTGCAATACCAATCATGGCAGAATGTACCAACATAATTGCACCACGTTCATACGTCATTTTCGAATTGATTATCTTCTCATTATGTTATATATAAATATTGTAAATTTACTTCTTTCCTAATGACCTCACCATTTGACCAAATATACCTCCCCATAGACTCTTCATCACCATAAGCGCGCTCGACATAACAAACATAAGTGTTGCAAAAATACCGGCAAGTTTATTGACTAAATCTCTCATCGCAATAATGATACGTTGAAATCCAATAATGATATTATTGAAAATACCGAATATGTTCTTGAAAACACCCATGATTTTATCACGTAGACCTCCGATGAACCCGCGAATGCTTTCTGTGTCTTTCACGATCTTAGTTGCAACCGAACCTACTAACGAAATGACATGATTCAGTGGCATCATTAAATAGTCCATATAACCACTTTGAGTTGCTTGAATACACTGCATGAAATTATCACCTACATCATGACCAAATATAGAGGCAAATGGCATGATCGAAGGGCTACAACGATACAGAGGCCAGTTGTCTTTTACTTTTTTCATTCCAATTGCTAAAATGTTGGCTAGATAAAGTCCAAGAAATATGGCAATAATCAGAATTGTAAATGCGATATCAGTTGATTTCATTGTTGTTGTTGTTTACCTCCTACTTTTACTCGACAAATAATGACGACGACGATAGTTTTCCGTCTTCCGTTATATTACACTCATATAATATCTATTCATCATGACCCGAACCTAACATTACGTAAATACTTTACGTAAAACCTTTTTGATATTATATGCAACAATCGTTGTAAGCGATTGGTCGTGACGTTGTTTACGCGTTCGACCGTGACCGTGACTACGACCGTGTGTACGATTTCCATTAAACCGTGAGTTATGCCTACGGCCTCCTGATTGCTTTGCATATGCGTCATTAATACTACTTGACTGTGCTTGGTTGTTGATAGAAGTAAAGTTCGCATTTTGTGCACCGGAACATTGAGGACCACTTGTGCATGTTGAACCTACTTGTGGAATCGCAACTCGATCGCCGCCATCTTGCGCACCTCCATTCTGGTATTTACGACCATTATATGTTCGAATAACCGATGACTTATTTCCATGTTTGCGTCCTCGACGACGTGATTTTGCACGACGACCTCCAGAGAGGTTGTTTACCGAATTAAGTTGGGTTTGTTGTCCTTTTACTGACTCCATAGTAGCTTGTGGTGTCGCAATATTTGCTGGGACTGAAATACCTTGCGCGTCATAATTTGGCGCTTGGGGCGCTTCTTGTACTTTTATGGTCGACATTCTATATATATATTCGCTGTAAAATAAATAAATAATATTTATGCGTATAAATATGGTCTAAATAGTATGTATCTACAATATACATAGTATTATTGCATACTAACAAATGGACTCCGAACAGCGTATTCAACTTCAGCAACTTATCGATGCGAATGGGACACAAGATCACACCGAAGTTATCCGTCGTGTCAAGCATAGCTCACAAATTTACGTGGATGTTACAACAATGATCAAATTAAAACGCGATTATGGGCGTTTAGCCAAATCAAACCCAAAACAATTTGACGCAATATGTGTATCTCGTTGTGAATTTCTTTTCAAATTTTATACTGATCTATTCAACCGTCTTAAAACAGACGAGATCGACCTAAAACTTCTTTTCAAAATGATACAGATATTACGTGATATTGAGGATGGTAAATTGGATCAACATGAGGGTTCATTTGAGGTCGGGAAGATCTTGAAGAGTATTTACGTTGATAGTGCTCTTAAACGTGCCGACAATTTGGAGGCTGAAAAGGAAACAAAAGATAAACGCGCGAAATCAAAAGCGACCAAAACATCGCGTCCAGCAATTCCAGAGAAGAAGCTTACGTGGGCAGAATTCAAGGCCTCGCAACCGTCCGCATCTACTACGCCTTCGGGATCGGATTCATAAATAGAATATATCCGTTTAGGTACGTCGCGAATGAAACCCATAGCATGTACGGGACGAGTAAATATGCTGCGAGGCGCGATACCGGATAAAATGCTCGAATATTAAGAGCGATGAACGCGAGCATTCCTAATATAACAACAAAGCTCAAATCGGGGCGCTGGAAACGAAAGAATATCTGGGACCACGAAAGATTAAGGACCCACGCTGCACAATAATAGAAAAACCCGAGGGACCGGACGCCTGCACCAATGGTCGTAGTAGCAGAAAGAAATACAAACCCAGACGCAATGATCAGTGCGTATAAAATCGTCCATGCGATGGGAAAGACCCAACTAGGCGGGGACAATGGGGATTGTTTGAGAGATTTGTACCATTTGGTATCAGGTGAAGCGGATGCGGCAGAGTTCATTGTCTACCGATATAATAATATTAGAATAATATTTTAAACAAGTATAAAATTGATTGCGTATGTTGTGTATGATTTACAACATACGTCATGCCACCCAAATTTAAAGTCAAGTATACTCCTCGTGCAACCGCAACTCCCACTCCCACCACAGCTTCCGTGACTCGCCCCCGTGACAGTGGCAACGGCAAGACCCTTCTAATCGTAGAATCACCCGCCAAGTGCCAGAAGATCGAGGGCTACCTCGGAAAGGATAAGTACATGTGTCTCGCTAGTTTCGGGCATATCCGAGAGATTGAAGACGGACTAAAATCCATCGATGTAGAAAATGACTTCAAGACCAAGTTCGCGATTATGTCATCAAAGCAGGCCCAAGTCGCGAAACTCCGTGCAGCAATTGCCACCGCCGATGAGGTGATTCTCGCTACAGACGATGATCGTGAAGGTGAAGCGATTGCCTGGCATTTATGTCAAGTGTTCAATCTCTCGGTATCAACAACGAAAAGGATTATATTCCATGAAATAACAGAATCAGCCCTAAAAGCAGCAGTTGCCGCACCCCGCCGGATCGACATGTCACTCGTCCTTGCACAGCAAGCTCGTCAGGTACTCGATCTGGTAGTTGGTTATAAAATATCTCCTGTATTATGGACCTATGTCGCGCATACAAATCTCTCGGCGGGTCGTTGTCAAACCCCCGCATTGCGGCTCATCTACGACAATTATAAAGAGATCGAGGCTTCCACAGCGACAATGGTATATTCTGTCTCTGGAATCTTTACCAAACTTAATCTTACATTCAATCTATCGAGAGAAATAGAATCGCCCGAATCTCTCGAGTTATTCATTCGGGGAACCGCCGCGGCGCCGGATGCAGGGTTCCGCGCAACTGTGGGTGCCTCCAAGAAGGCATCAAAGGCTCCACCACGCCCTTATTCTACAAGTACACTTCAGCAAGCCGCAAGCAACGATCTTCATCTCTCACCGAAAGATACAATGTTCGTCGCACAAAAATTGTACGAGCAGGGTTTCATAACCTATATGCGAACGGATAGTAAGGTCTATTCCTCAGATTTCGTAAAGAAAGCATGCGATTATATTCGAAAACGCTTTGCAGATGAAAGTACTACAATGGATGAACTTATTGGAAATCTCTCGACAGTGTCGTCGGGGTCGTCGTCGTCATCCAAAGACGACGCCGCTGCTGCTGCCCACGAAGCCATACGTCCAACGGACATCTCTCGAACTTTACTTCCCCAATCTTGTCATCCGAGAGAACATCGGCTCTATTCTATGATTCATCGTAATACATTGGAGAGTCTCATGGCGCCGGCGGTTTGTCAAACAATCACAATGGCGATTTCATCTCCGGTCGGTGTCATGGTCAACGGTAAAGACGCCGAGTGTGAATACCGTTACACAGCAGAGCAAATCATCAAGCCGGGTTGGAAGTTGGTTGCCGGTGGGTATGACAAGGATGCAAAAGAATACACCTATTTCGCATCGATTGCGTCAATGTCGCAGTCGTCGTCTACGGTCCTATCCGCGCCATTCAAACGGATCATGACCAAATGCTCCCTTCGAAACACAAAATCGCATTATACCGAGTCAGGTCTTGTTCAGTTACTAGAGAAAATGGGCATTGGTCGTCCTTCCACATTTTCAAGTCTGATCGATAAAATCCAGGAGCGCGGGTATGTCAAACTCCAAGACATCCGTGGTAAATCTCTTGAGTGTCGCGAGTTCGTGATCTCGGAGGGCAAAAATATAGAATCAAAAACAGAAGTTCGAGAGATTGGTGGAGAGTCCAGGAAACTCGTCATTCAACCTCTCGGAATCATTGTTATCGAGTTCCTTCTCGAACACTTCGCACCGCTTTTCGAGTACGAATTCACAAAGAATATGGAGAATCAGCTGGACGAGATCGCGGGCGGTGGAATGGTATGGCATGAACTCTGTTATAAATGCTGGTTTGATGTCGCCGCGCAATTACAAGAACTCAAAGAGCGCGGTGTTGTTAAAGAAGAGATTCACATCGACGACAAGCATTCGTATATTTTAGGACGGAACGGGCCCGTTATTCGGTGTCGCGTGACGGATGATGCGGATGCGAAGAGTGTCGCCAGTGACGATGCATCGGATGTATCGGAAACGATACACAAAAAACCGAAATTCATATTTAAATCTGTGCGACCTGACCTTGAATACTCTAAGATCCTGCGTGGGGAGTATTCACTCGCGTACATGCTTGGCGAAGCCAATGAGGGTGGTGGTGGAGACGGTGGCAGTGGAACTTCGTGTGCGCCAGTTGCAGTCGCGGGAGGTGGGCGCCTTATGGGGCAACACCAAGGCCAAGATGTCGTTATTAAAAGTGGGAAATACGGCGCGTATGTCGTCTGGGGGTCTACGAATATATCATTGAATCCATTGTTGGGTGGTGGTGGTGGCGGTGGAAATGTTCCATCCATTCCTGCACCAGGAGCTGGAAAGTGCTCCAAATACACACCTAAATCAAAAACGACGACAAATCAAAAATCCGAGTTTGATTTGACATTAGAAGACGTGGTGCAGTTCATCGAGAGAAATAGTGCACCGGTGGTTGTCGTCGAAGACGGAGATTCAGGCACAGGTGCATATGTCCAAGGCCAAATCTTACGCACACTAGACGAAAATACAACAATAAGATATGGAAGATATGGACCATATATCTTTCATAAAACGGCGAAAATGACGAAACCGGCGTTCATTGCGCTAAAAGGGTTTCCAGAGAAACACGGAAATTATATAACGTGCGACGTGGCAGTGTTACGGGAGTGGATCGAGAAAGAACAGGCTGGACCGGCGAAACCGAAAGTTCCTTTTAAATTTTACAAAAAATAATCCCAAACTCTTTGTATTCCCTCTTCTAACCCAATCACACACTCGAACCCAAACAATTCCTCCGCTTTCGTAATGACCGGACGGCGGCACATTGGATCGTCCTGGGTTCTCGGAAGGTATTTCACTTCAAATACTGTACCGTCGCCGTCCCGCTGTAACGCCTTCTGAAACACCGAAACAAGTTCATTCATCGTAAACTCACAACCGGGATTACCAATATTGACCGGACCCACTGTATGAACATTCGTATCCGCCGTCGCCATAAATGCCACCAACCCGCGCACGGTATCATCGATGTAGCAAAACGACCTCGTCTGTGTTCCATCCCCGTAAATCGTTATCGGCTCACCACACTTGATTTGCCGGATAAAATTGGTGATGACCCGGCCATCATTAAGATCCATCCGCGGTCCGTATGTATTAAACAACCGAGCGATCTTCAGGTCCAAATCTGGGAACCGTTTCTGGTATTCGTAGATCAGAGTCTCCGCCACACGTTTCCCTTCATCATAACAAGACCGCTCACCAACTGTATTCACATTCCCGTAATACGTCTCCGGTTGAGGGTGGACAAGAGGGTCGCCATAAACCTCACTCGTAGATGTAAACAGCATTTTACAATTGTAGAGGACACAATAATCGAGTACACGCTGGGTTCCATTGATCGACGTGAGCAAGGTATCCATCGAGTATTTTTTGTATTTCTCAGGAGATGCAATGGATGCTAGATGATACAATTCGTCAATGTGTTCTTCACTAAATAATGTAGGATTAATTGGTTTTGTAATATCGTATTCAATGTATTTGAACCTGGGGCGAAGGTGAAATAATTCGCGAATATTATCAAGTGAACCAGTGATCAAATTGTCAACACAAATGACATGATTGTCGGGGGATTGTGCGAGAAGGTGAATACAAAGATTCGACCCAATAAAACCAGCGCCGCCGGTTACAACGATTGTTTTCTTCACCATAGAATGGAATGGAACGGAATGGGATCTGTAATTACATATATCAATTATTATCTAAATAGTGTATAACCGAAATACAAATGGATAAAATAGCCGGTCCGAATGACCTTGTTCCGTCATTCAAGATATTCTCGATTTTGATCATCATCACAATTGTAGTTAAAATGGTATTTCAGTATAGTTATAATGAAAATGCAGCGCCATCATTTAGCAATGTAAGTGATATGAGCGACATAGAGCTCATCAAGGATGAAGTCAAAAATAAAGACTCATCTGATTTGAAGAAACAAATTACGGTGTATTTCAAGTCATATATCTTCTACTATCTCACGCTATTATGGACAGTTTGCTTGATGGTTACAATTGTATCGATTACACTAAATAAATATGACACTGAAAAACCAGGATGTATTGCAAAAATGAGTATGTTGAACATGATTCCAATTACAATGTTCATGCTTTTACTTGGGTGGATTATTTATCAAAATACGGTGTATTATAATAAAATAAATTCAGGTCATGTGGCCGAATCATATGTGACATTTGATACGGCAGTAAACATTCTTTTATTGATTCAGGCGGGTATTATGTATGCGTACATCAATCAGCAAATGTTGTGTTCATCAGAGATGGGCCAATATAGCGAGGCGATGTCGAAATATGGGCCGTATATCGCTGCATTTGTTGCACTTCTTGCGGGAGGGTGTATGGTACTCAATGAGATCATTTTGAAGTTCTTTACGACGGATGGGTAGTCTTCCGTCCTCGGCCTCCTCCGTCGCCCACTTCATCCTTCTCCGTCTTCCTGAGTCTTCCTGAGTCTTCCTCAGTCTTCCTCAGTCTTCCTCAGTCTTCCTCCGTCTTCCTCCTCCTTCTCCGTATTCATTTTTTTTTCATTACGCAATCACCGATCAGGTGATGGAGTAATGAAAAAAAACTAGATAAACTTGTACGTCAACCCACACCCCGCATCATTCTCCCAAACACCCGATATTTTAATAATAAAGTGCTGAAATTGCGGTTTGTCGTGGATCGACATATCATGTTTCCATACACTAATTACTCCAGCGCGTAATTGTTGTATGATTTCTCCATTCGGAGTCGGTTTTGGCATCGGCGTCATCGTCGATGTAGACTGATGCTGTAGTTGCATCCATTTATTCAAGATACTTGATTCAATCTCTTCAAAAACAGCCAACATGGAGCGATTGTGTTCATGTTGGGGATCAAAATGGCAATTGTAGATATTACTATTGAAATTCTGTTCATTCTGTTTAATGAAGAGTTCAATCTGGATATAAACACCGTTCATAATAAAGTCGTGTGTAGAGTATGTAATCCGATTAAATATACTGTTTGCGATGTGTGTATTCGCTCTTCTTTCCGTAAAATACACCTGTCCTGTCTTGTATTCATTTGGAGTAATAACGACGTTCATTTCCTATTTATTCACCAGACCTATATTACATTTCATATTCATATCGGTTTAAGCAAAGTTACTGTTCTTAAATAATAATTCTGTCTATATTGTATAAATGCCAATGAAATACCATATTACAAAATATACGCGCAAAATGGCGAAGAAAATCGGTGTTGTCGTAAAACCTTCTACAAACTCAGAGAAGAAAATCGACGTATTCCGTCATTCGCGTAAAATCGCCAGTGTTGGCGCGGCAGGTATGAATGATTTCCCGACCTACATTCGTACTCGCGGACTCACTTACGCAAAAACACGCCGTCGTCTCTATAAAATGCGTCACGAACGCGATCGTCATGTAAAGTGGAGTAATGGATGGTTGGCGGATAAATTACTTTGGTAATGGAATGGAATCGAATCGATTGTACCCATTTTCGAAGTTTCGCGCGTAAAATTGGTATAAATCAAAGTCGCGCATACATAATAATCGTCTACACGTCATTCCATTCTTCCATATAATGAAATTCTTTGAAACACATTTCAACGAATACATCAAGAAAGTTGAAGAATATTCACTTCATCCTATCATAAAAAAAACAATTACTACATTTCCAGGGGATATTCAATCATTACCAAGTATGATCATGTATGGACCATGCGGTCTAGGTAAGTATAGTCATGCGTTATACATGATCTCTCGGTATAGTGCATCGCATCTTAAATATGAGAAGCGTATTGCAGTTGCGTATAATAAAGACACGTTTTTCATTAAAATCAGTGATTGCCACTTTGAAGTAGATATGTCGCTTCTTGGGTGTAATTCTAAACATTTATGGAATGAAATATATAACCAAATCCAAGATATCGTAAGTTCGCGTTCAAATACTACCGCATTTGTCATGTGTAAGAATTTTCATAGAATCCATAGCGAGTTATTGGAAACATTTTATAGTTACATGTCGGATAATCTTAAATTCGTGATTTTGTCTGAACACGTGAGTTTTCTGCCGGATAATATACTTCACCGATGTAAATTGATTCCATTCAAACGTCCTACTGCGACAATGTATAATAAATGTCTTTTTGCGGCATCGACTATAGGAGGGACTACAGTGAAAAAGGGTGGCAAACAGTCAGCGTCAGCGTCGGCGTCAGCGTCCATAGCACTTTCGCCCTTAATGTCGCATAGTACCGAGATAATTAAAGAAACACCGATTCGATTAACCAGTAAATTTCCATTAGAAACGATAACAAATATCAAGGCGTTAAAATCGAACATGCTCGATCTTACAGAACCTCATGAGAACATATGCAACTGTATTGTGGAAATCATTCTATCACCAGAAGCACAGTTAAAGTATGATTCGCTGAGAGAACGCCTTTATGATCTTCTTACATATGATATCAATATTCAAGAATGCGTTTGGTTTATACTGCGTCGCTTGATAAACAACGGTTCATTATTGCCCGAAATGATGGATGATATTATGATACAGATCTACACATTTTTTCAGTATTTCAATAATAATTACCGCCCGATATATCATTTAGAGAATTTTGTCTTATTACTAGTATGCAAGATACACGGATACAAGCATCAGTTTCCGTCATCGCCTCCTACTGCTTTATTGTCTCATCATGCCTAATCCATATTCATTCTCTGTACCCTATCCATTCCCAGAATCAATTCAAACCTCATTACACACACTCGGATTTGCTGACGGAGTTGCACCATCATCTATAAAAGAACTGAATAAAAGGTATCATCTACTCGCATTGAAACATCATCCCGATAAGGTCGCGGGAGACGACAATCACCAGGACGCGACCGAAAAATTCAAAGAAATCAATGATGCGCATAAACGCGTCAAGGAATACTTTTTTTCCGATGATCCTGGAGGTATGCCGGATATTCATATGGAGGCGGGTGGGTACGATAGTATTCTTCACTTATTCATTCAATCAATACTTGTAAAAATGACGGCGGTGAATGGCTCAACGACTACTGATAGTAGTGCAAATGCAATTCAATCACTGATTCATATGATCATTACGAAGGGTATCCAATCTGGAATCACAATGTTCCGTACGATGGATAAGCATACATGTCTTACGCTATATGAAATTCTCTCGAAGAATCAGGATTTATTTGGAATCTCTCGAGAGATTATGGATGAACTTACGAGTATCGTCGAAGAAAAGACAGGCGAAGATCTTGTTGTTCGTATGAATCCGTCATTGTTGGATATGTTGCTCGATCGGATATATATTCTTCATGAATGCGGACAAATCTATTATATACCATTGTGGCATACTGAACTTCATTTCAATAAGCCTGCCAGTGATGGAGGCAAAAACGAAGTAATTGTATTATGTGAACCGGAACTCCCAGATAATGTATCTCTTGATGATAATAACAACTTGTTCATATCTCTCGACGTGAATATCGCCGAACTATTCGCTAAGCAGATCTTACCAGTTTACATCAATGACGAAATCAAGTCGCGCGGGTTTATTTATTATTTGAACGCCGCTGATGTTACTCTACGATCAGAGGGACGTCAGTGTATTCCTCTTCGTAATCTTGCTGGCGGTGGAGCGTTAGGTATCTCAAGATGTAATACGAATACCAGTGATATTTATAAGGTAGGAATACGTGCGAATGTTTACGCAAATGTTCGATTGGTGGCTGGTGTGTGAATATCGCATTGAATGTTTCATGTGATCGTAAAAATAGTATGATCATATGAAAATGCATGAGATCTGAAAAAATTGAAATAGAAATTTGGATTACTAATATAGACAGCGATCCCGCAATCAGACAATTACAATGAATCCAGAGACAAAACAGACTACTACGAAGACGAAGGAAGACTCAAGAAAAGTAAGTAAGAAGACGAAGGTAAGCGGTGGTGGTGGAAGCGCCGTAAGCGGTGGTGGTGGAAGCGCCGTAAGCGGTGGAAGCGCCCTCAGGGGGGTAGCCTTTGGATTGTTGGCTGGCTTCTTCGCATCGGTAACTCAATCCATTCCGGCTGAAACGATGAGCGCATTTTATGCTTGTGGAGGAGGACAAGCTGCGGTTGCAGTGGTCGATTTTGAAACAGACCAAAGAAGACGCGATATGTTCAATGAGCAAATCGGCGCAACATGGCGTTCTTGGGCCAATAACGATATTCCGTACACTGCAGACTTTCCAGAGGTGTTACTTACATTGACCGAGTTCATCGACAACTCTCTCGGCAAAGGAAAAGCGACCAAGGTGTGGGTGGAAATCATTATCATTGATTCACTTCATGCATTCATCATAATTCGAGACAATGGAATTGGAATCGATTCGTATGCAAATCTTGAACGGCTCATTACAATTGCTTCCCTGGAATCGTCAGATGGAAATCATCGATACGGAATTGGGCTATTCTGTGCGTTAGCAAAATTTGCCCCTAATTACTCTACTGCCAAATGGTGTGCAACCTTCAAGTTTGACGAACATACTTCACACATGAAACAAATTTCGTGGCCGTGGAGTTCGCCGAACGCAATGTTGAACTCGATGAAAAAAATTCCGATCGATGATTCAAATCGCGATACAGGTCTTGAAATGGTTATCGAATTCAATCCATCCGAACTTCTGAAAGACCTTGCAATGAATCCAACAAAGCTTTTCGAAAAATTGAAAGAACGCCTTACAACGAAATACGGAAAAGCTCTATTGGAGAGTTTTGAGCTCGATCTTACTGTGAGGTATGGTACGACACCAGTTGTTACTGAAAATTCAAGAAAGAACAACTGGAAGTCATTTGAGCACACCTTGAATGAACTCCCAAGTTCTTCATGCAGCGTTGTTTTCAACAAGAAAATCAAATACGCGAACCTTGATGTTCAAGTTACCCAATACCGTTTGGGGACATCTAAAATATGCCCACATCTGATCGCTTTGAAAAAGGCATTTCCAACATTCGGATCTCGAAATGAAAACGGTCAACGAGTTCACATTTACAACGATGACCGTCTTATCGAATCACGCGCGAAGTACCTCATGGATGGGCGAAAGGGCCATGATACCCAAAATGACGAAATCGTTATAGTGAAAACAGTGTCCACATCCGAAACATTTCACCTCCAGCCCACACCAGCAACGATCAAGGTCTCCGTAAGCAAAAAGTGCAAGAACCTTGAGAACATTTATAAGATCTTCCGTGAGGAATTCAAAAAAGAACAGAAAGCAATCGCTGACGCAACTCCCAAGCCAGCACCCGCTCAAAAAGAAAAACCCGCAAAGGTACCCAAGTCAAAACAGTCAAAGACATCGTCATCTGTTGATGTTGCAGTTGCCGGTGGTGGTGACGTTGCTTCTAACTCTGTCGGATTTGTTGCATCCACCACTGAATCGCAGATATCACAAGGAGAATCTGAATATCAGAAGATAGACCTCATTGACATTGATGAGCCATCATCCATCTCACCAAGACGTTCCGACAGCGCCGTTTCGAGGATGATGATGAAGACGATCCTGAGTGATGAAGAGACTCTGGCAATCCGTCAAATGTACACGAACTCATCAGGAGACGTCGAACAATTCATGGCGGAACTCAAGGCACAGTTCGGCAAGGGCAGTGACAGTGACATCTAAACATCGTCATCTCAAAAAAGGCAGGAAGGAAACGGTCAGGTATGAAGCGCGCGCGTGTATGTATGTGTTTACTAACATTTTTTTTACAATCCAACGTTAACTACTCGCATAGTATTTATAAATTCCTCCTATTATCCAAGCAGTATTTATTATGATTGACTGATACTGTTTGGACTTAATACAAACAATCAACAACCCAGTCGCGCCAAGGGTGTTTAATACAAAATCTATCGTTTTTTCTAAAGTAACGACGTATGGACACAATACAAGTATACTACCAGCCCATCCAATACCTTCCAAAATAATTTTTGTACACTTATTCACAGAAGGTACTGTAGTAGGTTCTGGTATATGTTCTGGTATAGGTACTACTTGATTTGATGCGTATACCTCGGACATATCTGTTAATTATTATATATGTTATTAGTATTTCATTTTTTACGATCATAAGTAAAAAAATGAAATTACCTGTAGACGAGTGTTAGTATTTTTTGACATTCAACAACATTACAAACATACCTGTAGTGATTGATTGATATCGCGCGCATACGCGTTATTCTACACTATTTTAGACCTTGCGAACAATCTTCTTCTTGGATGCCGCGTCACCTCCAGCGGCGGCAGCTGCGGCAGGAGCAGCGGCAGCAGCAGCTTTGACTGGTACGGAAGGAGCTCGAACAGGTGCGGCTACCTCCTCCTCCTCATCATCCTCGATGATCGCTGACACGTTGTCGTGATCATGCTCGCCGCCATCAGCATCACCGTCCACATCAGTAGGAACAACCTGTGAGACAATCTTCGTCTTCTCATCCTCGTCGAGCTTGATGTGGCACTTGCCCTTCAGTGACATCTTCGGCTTCACGATCGCCTGAAACAACTTCCAAGTCACACCAAACTTACCATTGGCGAACCAGATACCGCCACACTGAATCGAAACTGCGATGTGACTGCCCTTTGCGATAAGATCTTTGGGTGAAAGCGCAGCGTTCATGGGGTCGGGAAAGATCGGCTGCATGTCGACGTCATAGAGCTCGAGCTCCTTCCACTGACCATCCCAGAAGGGCAGCTTGACCTTGAGAGTAGGAGCGCGAGAAGTATCTGCCTCCAGAGTGTCCTTGTTCTTGGGGTACTTGAGAATCGGGGTCCAGAGCGCATCCACTGCATCAGCAGTCATCTTGGGCTTGCTGAACCACTCCTTGGAGTTCGTGATTGCATCCTCCTTGATTCTCTTCTCGAAGGCGGCGATATTTGCGAGAAACTTCTTCGTAGCGGGAGTCTCGAAACCGTCATTGGGAAACTGGAGCGCGAGATCATACGTTACCTTTCCAGACTTCTCATCCGTGAAGTCTTGCACTCCCCATGTGAGCATCAGAGGAGACGACAGATTGAGAACAGTGCTTGTTTTTGAGTTGACGATACCAACACTGCGACCGCCGACAGAATTCACCTTGGGCTTGGTGTATTTCATGTCAGTAAGAGGATTGAAGGCGGCGCCGGGGATAACCATTTCAGAAGCCATTATGATTGCGAGACGAGTGTTGAACGATGTGTTGAACGATGATATATGTATTCATCATAAATGTTTAAATCAATTTTTTATGATGGATGGAAATTCAAATACTAATTGATCGGTTGTTACGATACTCCGGCGAAGCCGCCGTCGTAGGGGGCGGAACCCCGGCGGAACCCCGGCGGAACCCCGGCAGAACCCCGGCGGACCCCCTTAGCATCGCTTCTTATCAAATATAGATATAACCTCTTTCACAAGAAGATCAAACTCCTCACGTTGAGTAACTGAGAGCGAAAGAGTGTCCTTGAGTTTCACGAGAATATCCTGAAGACGAGCACGATCCCTCTCAATATCAGCCGTCTTTTGTACTTGAATCTTATACTCGTTTGAGAGTGCAGTCAACTTCTTAAGTTCAGATGAATAATCGGCATTTTCCTTTTGGATCAGGTTCTTGTATTTATTATAATGATTAACAAATGCAGTAGCGACATATCCAGAAATATTATGAGTATTAAAATGTATACCGGTAAGAAGCCGAACCATCTCATCCTTGTATTCATCCTTAACAATTTTACTGTCAACAGTTGCCTTGACCGCCTGAATATGAGATGCAATTTCATCGAGTGATTTTAGGAATCCCGGGCGCATCGCGTCAAGTGTTTCAAGGTATTTCGTGTCTGCGATCAGCTTCTTATAATGTGTTTGAATTGTCGCGTTCAATCGCTCAGACTCGTCATAAAGCCTTTTCATTGCTGCACGAGATGATTCCAATCGCAGTTGTTCATTTTGAAGAGTAACACTGACGCCATTGTAATTATTGCGGTTCTCGGTTTCAATCTTCACTTGGTCATCAGTGGTTTCTTTCATAAGCGATAAAAGCTTCTCTTGGAACTTACTGAGTTTCGCATCGGTTTTCTTATTCGTTGCAATGATTTCATCAATGGCAGTTTGTTTGGGTGCCGGAGTAGGAGACACGACAACAACCGGTGCCGGGGCTACCGCCTTAGGTGCAGCAACGACAACAACCGGAGCAGGGGCTGCGACAACTGGGGTTGCAGCCTTAGGTGCAGCGGCAGCAACGACAACAACCGGTGCAGGAGCAGGAGCAGGAGCAGGAGCCGTGATCGGAAAATAACGGCAAAACACGCGGTTATGGTTATTATTGTCATTCGTCCACAGCCATTCAGCATCAGCCGGGATATTTGGACGAGGTCCATTCCCAACGGAACGCCAAATGTTATTATCTTGATTACGACCATAACTGACCGGTTTAGACCATGATGAATCATCAAAGATGTTCTTAGTCCATCCAGTACTTTCCTTGGTAGAACAACGCCATTCAGACGACTTTGTCACCTTTCCCCCGAATACGCCGATGAATGCAGCAGGCCCACCTTGATCAACGCCATCAATCGCAATAACATCACCGGGCTTTACAAAGGGTGCAAAATTATACGTCGTCGTCCAACTTGTTCCACGACCGATCTTCTCTCCATTGACATACATATCAAACTCATTGTCGCATGTGAAGTAGATTGGCAAGGTTGTACCGGGCGCAGCAGCGGGAGCACTAACAGACCTTACAGCAACTACCGGTGGAACTACCACTGGAACTTTAATAACAGGAGCAGCGGTCGCCGGTTTGGGTGCAGGTACAGACAATTTAATTGATATTTTAGGTTCAGGTAGTGATGCGGCCTTAGGAGCTGGAGCTGCTGCTGCCTTAGGAGCTGGTGCTGCCTTAGGGGCAGGAGATGGAGCTGCCTTAGGAGCTGGAGCTGCCTTAGGAGCTGGTGCTGGTGCTGGTGCTGGTGCTGCCTTAGGAGCTGGTGCTGGTGCTGCCTTAGGAGCTGGTGCTGGTGCTGGTTTCGGTGCAGGTTTCGGAGCTGGAGGAGGACTGTGAAATATGCGATGTATGGCTTTTGGTAGAAAACGGTGTAAATGACGCCCAGAAGAATCAGTGGATGCTGCCACTATATCAGCGTCCATCTCATATTCCGGAACATCAAGTATCGCGATACTCGATACCAATGACGCCGAAAGAAGACACAACAATAGACCGGGTGAAACACGCATTGAAATAGCAGTTATACAATAATACCATAAAATATCTTTATGTCGTAAAAGATAATAAACATTTTGTGTGACTATATATATTTATTAGCGCGTCTGCAGAGATTAAATGTCGGTTGCACCCATAACAAACAATACATCGAACCGTATTGAAACACAGAAATTGTATATGACATTGCTTCAGTTTAGTCTTTATGATAATCCAAACAAATACTATTCGCGCAAAATAAAACTAAAGAAAGTACCTCCATTACAGTCATCTCATTCCGGATCCGGGTCTGCAGGTCCAATCGAATATGTCATCGCATCCATGTATCCAACCAATACGCCGGTATCAACATCACAATCAGATAATGTAAAAACACGTAAAAAAATGAAACTAACATCAGCAGTATCACTAGCTGCGGCGTCGACGGATAAAGAACAAGAAGGAGAACCTGAATCGCCTAAACCTAATAAAAATCTAGCTATCACCGAAGAAGAACAAGAAACCAACGTTATTATATTCAAGCCGGTTGAGCATGAAAAGATGAAAAATACCAAATATACATTAACCGAACTCCGAACTTTATGCACACATTATGGTATCAAAAAATCCGGAACAAAACCAGAATTAACCCACAGGATATACACTCATCTAAAACAGTCCTATTACATTGTGAGAATACAGCGTAATTTCAGAAATTTCATATCTTCCAAGTATCGAAAATTATGTGGACCCGGTTATTTACATACGACCCGTTGTGTGAATGATACAGATTTCTATACGTTTGATAAATTAACTGACATAAAACCTACTGAAATATTCACATACCGAGACAATGATGATAAAATATACGGATTTCATGCTGCTTCTATTTTTCATCTCATTATCAGTTCATATCCAAATATAACCAATCCGTACAATAGAAAACTGATTCCGGCAGCGATAATTAACAGCCTCTACGAGAAGCTTATCTACGGTTCTTTGCTAGGCTTTCGCGTGTCTGTAAAACTAGATGATCCAGATGAAGAAGAACCACCAGTTACAGTTGGAAGTGTAACTACAAGTGGTGGGCTATCCAGAGAGAAGCAAGAAGAACTCTTCATCGTCGATTTATTCCAGCATATCAACACACTCGGAAACTATTCCGATTCTGAATGGTTTATTGCATTGCAACGTGCAGAGCTTATTCGTTTTGTTCGTAATGTTCATGACATATGGTATTATCGTGCCAACTTATCACAAGAAATGAAAGAACGTATCTGTCCTCCAAGTGGAAATCCGTTTGTCCTAAATAATGCACATGTTAATTTGAATGTGTTGACATTATTGACCGATCCAGAAATTCGCACGATATGTGTCTCCATAATAGAGAGAATGGTTCGTCGTGGTGTATCCAGAGAAGACCAATGTTTAGGCGCATTTTACGTACTCGCAACTCTTACGATAGTAAGTCAGGATGCGAGAAATGCGTTACCATGGTTATACGAAGCAGTTATGTAAAATCGCGCTAACATTGATAAAAATACGCGCCTGATCATGAGACGAAAATATATCGCAAAAACAACTTAAAAAGACATTACTCATATGTGTATAACAATCAAGTCCGATGGTTAAGTCTGCTCCTTCTTCTTCTTCTGCCGCCCCTGTTGCCGCTTCTGCCGCAACCCCTGCTGCTGCCGCCCCTGCCAAGTCTGCTAAGCCTGCTACTCCCAAGGCTTCTGCTTCCAAGGCATCTGAGTCTGCTGCCCCTGTTGCAGCTCCCGCTCCCGCTGTTGAGGGCGCCGAGGTCGCCACCCCCGTTGCCGAGGTCGACGGCTCTGTTTCCACCGCTCTTTACGGCAGTGTTCTTACCAAGCTTCAGAGCGCCCAGGCTCTTCTGGCTTCTATCCGCTCTGAGGTTAACGAGCTGAAGCGCCAGCACGCCCGCGAGCTTCGTGCCGCGAATAAGGCGAACAAGCGCCGCAAGACCAACGCTAACCGTGCTCCTTCTGGTTTCGTCAAGCCCACTCTGATCTCCAATGAGCTCGCTGCCTTCCTTGGCCGGCCTGAGGGAAGCGTTCTTGCCCGCACTGAGGTTACTCGTGAGGTCAACGCTTACATTCGTACCCAGAAGCTTCAGGACAAGGACAATGGTCGCAAGATCAACCCTGACGCCAAGCTTCTTAAGCTGTTGAAGTTGAAGAAGGGTGAGGAGCTCACTTACTTCAACCTTCAGAAGTACATGGCTGCTCACTTCGCCAAGTCTACTCCCGCTGTACCGGCGGTTGGTGGCGCTGTCAAGGCCTAAACCAGGCAGTTCAATATAATAAACAAAACCAATAAACATAAACATAAACATAAACATAAACTCAAACCAAACCAAAAAATAAAAATAGTGCGTCATTGCACAACGAAGCGCATATAGTATAGTGGTAGAACGCCTCCCTTCCAAGGATGAGACTCGGGTTCGATTCCCGATGTGCGTATTGCTTGTAAATGAATATAACAAAAATATATTCATTTTCATTTTATTATGACTATAAAGTTCAAATACTATTTGTCCTTACTGTTCCTATATATGGCTGTTCCTTCGTTTTATTTTTTTATGATGTGAATGTAGTTCTTGAAATGATGATACATCTTCGACACCATATACTTCTTTTGCAATAAATGTCGCTTGTTCTTCTGGCGACTCAGCACCACACATGCCGTACAATGGCGATGAGGTGAGCGACGAGTTACCAGTTGAAAGTGATTTGATGATTGTTGCATCACTTGGGGATGAATCAATGAATATGAAGTCCTCTTTGGTCATTATTTCAACAATTCGTTTCTTTTGTATATTCTCGCGGTTCAAAACGACAAGCTGTTTGTACGGTTTCCCATTTGAAATTGAAGATACATCGAACATCGCTTCATTTGATATGTAGGTGATTGCACTTACATCAATGTCACGATCCGCCACGCTAGGTGGTGCCGACACGGCTTTACCCTCTTCTTTTTCTTTGTCTGTACCTTTGTCTGTACCTTTGTCTGTACCTTTGTCTGTACCTTTGTCCGTTTTCGAAGGCTTGCGAGGCTGAACGGCATACCAATCATAGAAACCACCACCGCTATCATGATATTTCGATTGCTCCTTAATCGGGAGTGCCTTAAACTTAATTAATTGTTTGTAGACTGAGTCTGGCGAATGTGATGAGTGTATATTCGAGTAATCTGTGCCGCAAACAACACACATCATTTTAAACTCTTGTTGCGTCAATGACAATGACTTCAATATTTCCGAGGTGTTATAGAATATCGCAGAGTGATTGAGTAAACTTATATTCCGTAATACGACTGGACAACCATAGACAAACATGTCTGTATCGTCACTCAAGCACGCATCTACCCGCCTTTTCAGAGAAAGGTTGGCACAAAGTGCGTCAGCTTCACCTTCGGCATCGATTGTGGCAAAACCGAAACTTACAAGAAGTTCTTTCACATTTGCAATATCACAATCACGCAATCGCACAAATTGTTTCTTAAGTTCGCGCATTGTTTCAGTAATGTCATCTATTTCGGTTGTTGTAACCGTGTCTGATCTATTGTGTGCAATATCGTCCTTTTTCTCCTTGACAATCTTTGCAAGTGTATCATATTGGCGTTTTGCTTCTTCTTTCTTCTTCCTTCGTAGCTCAATGAGATCGGTTTTTTGCGGTGGAGGAGGCCCATCAAACACAAAGACCGCGTGAATATTGTAATGTCGAAACACAGATCCCATGAGGTACATGTTTTCGAGCAAGGCTCCTTCACCTGAGTACCGATACATGTAGATACTCGTATCTACCGCAATTCTTTTTCCTGTAAATTCCTTCAAGTGGACACGATATGACGTGTTGGTACAGCGGTTTTGTATAAAGCGATTTAAGCAACGGATACCCATTTTCTTTTTACGGTAAAGATACTCTTACCATAAAAAAACATTATTTCATTCAATTTTATCCACTATTTGTATTCATTAAGATACTATATCTTCAAGTGTGACATACTACTTGTTCATCTTCATTGTCACTGAAAACAGTATCCGCATCAATTATGATAACATGTTCGTCACGATATTCTGCTGCTACTGCTACATCTGCAGGTGCTGCTGCTTTTGCTGCCTCCACGTCTTGTCTTAGATCCACATCTTGGTCTTGGTATTCGTTGACGATCAACTGAATCCCGGTAGATTGTTGTTCGTTCACCGCTGGTTCGGTTTCTTGTGATGATGATGGTGATGGTGATGGTGATACGTAATGCTGTTTCTTGTGTCTCTGAACCTGGCGCTTCACATAATCCTTCAGGTCATAATAATCTCGGTCCAGTTCATGGTATACGTCATCTTTCAGATCAGTATGCAATTCCTTCAATTCAACCATTTCTTCCTTGACATCGTAAATATCATTGCTAGCTTGACCCACTTCGTCTTTCAAGAATTCCACCGTTTCTTTGGTATCAGATAACTCAGCATCCACCATTCCGATACTTTGCTTCAGCGTCTGGCAGATCTCGCGCAGTTGATTAACATCCTCCACTGTTCCAAAATAACGATGTGAGTGGTATTGATTGGATCGAGTAATGAGTTCGGTCAACTCGTCATTGACACTTTGAACCAACTGAGCACTGGCCTTGCTTTCAAACTCCACCTCACGTGAAATCGCACGCGCAAACTCCTCACGCAAATCACCGGCGACTTGATGAAGACGCTGTTCAATACGATTATGAACTTCGCCAATATGTCTCATCACAATCGCCTCATGATCCTTCACACGATCATTGATAGAATCGTTGATACGAGTGGCTACATCCAATTTGGCCATAAGTTCATTTTCACGACGGATAAACAAATCATAGTCACTGTCGTACGTTTGATGCAGTTTATCGAGTTCATCGCGAAGAAACGCATTTTCACTCTCCATTTTTTGAAATCTCGTATTGAACTCATCACGAAGTGTGTTGACGTAAGCGAATACCTCATCGTTCGCACTGTGTGCGCCGTATGATACATCATCGCGAATCTTATCGCACTTCTTGTTCACGTATTTTCTCAGTTTTCGAACACGACTTGAAAGAAGGTTCGAATCATTGAGTTTGTCGTGCACTTGGGTAACTTCGGCACGAACATCTTGAAGCTCCTGGTATATTTCATCCGATCCGCGTGTGAGATTTGCAATATTGCTCTGATAATTCTCCTCTGTTTGTTCCGACTTCATGAATAGGGTTGCGATATTTTTCCAAAGCATCGTTTTTTCTTCTGCGTCATGATTATCCGTCGCACATTCAGTCGGGATGAGCGCTGGCATTTTGTCTTGAGTGTAAGAACACGGGGTATAATATTTTGGATTGTCCACAGTAAGCGAAACCAACCTTCCAGTAGAAGTTTGAGGAACAGGACGAGACGACGATGACGATGACGACATGATGAATTCACGTAGATACAACCAATGATGTATATTATAAAGATATCGATTTATATTCAATTTTACGCATATATTATTAAATTGATATTTAGTCTATTGTCATTCGCATCGTTTTTAATGCCACTGTCGATACGTGTGAATGATGAGAATGTTTATTCGCATTTTCAATAAATGCAACCATACTCAATACTACCGGATCTCTCGAAATCGTGCACAATAAATCAACAAACTTCGGAAGCGTCCCCATGTTTCTAGAAAATCGAATTGCACCAACACGACCTTTGGCCTGATTATGTTGGCCGCACCAAGAAACGAAAGGAAGAGAATACGCCGAGAGAATTCCACCAAGAATGTAATACGCATATACATTTGTGTCTTCTATGTATCGTTTTTTACATACCTCCATATTTTCCGGAGATTGAATTGTAATATGCGCATATTTGAGTTTCATAATATCGAGTACTTTCACAGCCTGATACACGTAAAAAATAGCATTATGGATTAATTTCTCGCGTACCGTACGAACAAAATGCGTTTGTGTCATTGATGAAGAGGGTGCATTTTCAAAATAAGATACAAACATTGTATTTATGATGCGAGCCCATGTCTCCGTATATGTTTCAAATAAGAGTATATCGCCATGCGGAATACAAAATGTACTACGAAGTCTTGTATTTGCTTCGTGTAAATCCTGATCGATAAAATCCATATTGAAATTATGCATGGATTCGTGTACGAATACTTTGAACCATTCTTCGGTTCGGTATACAACAATCTCTCCATCCGCTTCACAATTTCGCGTAAGTCCTGTGTTTACATGAATCGCCGAGAGAACCGCATCTTCTCCGGTGGCAGATTGTAATGGTCGATGTTTTTTAAATGGTGTCATATAAAAATATACATTAAGGCTTTTCTCCGAACATTCATGATCAGCCATACTCGTTACGATAGTTAACCAAATGAATACTTTATATGCGTAAACCTGATAGATTGCAATTTCTGAGGCGCATAAATACGATGACGATGATGATGATGACCAATTATTGTTTTTACTACATACTGAAATATGTGATTCTGGAAATGTTATAAAATGAATCGAAACTTGTCTGCCATGAATTGTCGCTTGAAAATGAATACAAAACTCCGATTTCTCTCGAATGTACGTATACACTTTATACGGAATATACTGGTCATCATCACCGCCGCTATTATGATTTCGTCGCATGTCATATGTTCGTTGTAGCGACGATAATATTCGTGGATGAGGAAGATCATTCGCCGAATTTTTTATCTCGGTAATATGGTAAGATAATTTTGTTTCCATAATTTCTGATTGAATAAGACCATTTGGTTTATTCACATCTTTTGAAAACATTTGATATATTTCATACTCTGCGTTACGAAGTTTATCATAAAACTTTCTGAAGAAATCAGTTGTCGTGTCTTTATTTTCAGGAATAGATGAACGAATTGTACGAGGTAACTGGGCGCTATAATCTCTACGTAGAGAATGCATCGTTTTCTGAAGTCCACTCATATCTTTTTGAATTTCATCTTCGATCCACATTGTTTGTATTACAATATAGTATATACTATAATATGTACCTATTATAATATACTTAAAATCGCAAATGTTCCATATTATTTTTAAGAAATATTTTAAACCCGGAACAATTGATATATATTCGTCTTCTCGTTTTTAGTGTTTATTGTATTAAATGTCATTGAAAATGTCATCCATTATAATATTGGTAAATTCCATGAAGGAAATGGCGACACAAAAAAAGAAAATGATCGTCGTACTAATATATCCGGATATCACTTTACAAATCCATCCAATACAGATTGGGTACGGATTGTAATAATTATGGTGATTTTTGCAATACTACAAGGGTTCTTTACGAGTTATTTCAGCGTATGCTGAAATGGGAATGCCAGCGTATGCTACCGTGAAGCCCCGGAACGTATTTTTTGACGAACTCGCATAAGGTGCTGATATACTTCTGGCCGAGCCCCTCTCTGGTAATGTACCAATTTCGCATTTCGTGTAGCTAATAATAGGTCCTTCAGGTTCTTATTCTGAGAGAATTTTGCAAACATTGCGTTCTCCATCTCTCGTTCACTGCGTCCATGATTGAAAAAATCAGGATCGATTGTGATGCGAGATGGACGAACAATGGTGCTATGGTTAAGTTTCCCACTTTTACTACCAGCCGCTTTCGCAAGAACCGGATCCGCCGATATTTCAGACCTAGAATCCAGCGAAAACTTCAAGTAAAACTCGCGATTATTGTTCTTGAATTTACTTGCTTGATAATAATGCTCTACACTCTGCCACGTATGATTATCTAGCATGAACGGTTCATTCCAAAAATTCGATAGTTTGCGCCGCCAGTTATCAAAGGTCGCCAGTTTATGAAAATGGATCTTCTCTGTCTCAGGTATTTTCTCGCCCGCACCCATACCTGGAAGGGAATTCGGATTCGACTTTGCGTAAAACTGGAACACAATATCCGGTGTGTATAAATGTGCGCCATTTCTCCCACTGTTTGAACCTGTATGAACTTCTTCTAATAGATCATCCAGATTCTCGGTTGGAATATCATCAACACGTATACCAAGTTCTCGTTGAAAAAGTTTGAATTGAGGTATCGCACTATATCCGCAGGTTTGATTTTCTAGGCATTTTGTGGTTATAAGTAGTTTGATATCATACGGAAGTTCTGAAAATGCAAGAACACCATGTGTCTTATATGTAATCAATGTATAATTTGCAGCTTTTGAATCGGGAAGATGTCGGCGTGGACTTTTGCTCCTACCGCGAGCTCCCCGGGCGCTACTAGCACCACCACTCATCATCTCTACAGAAACAGCAGCCGCTTTCGTCAACGATAACCCCTTTCCGATTAATACATACGCAGTTGGTTCAAATAGATCACATTTTAATCCGGTGGTTTCGTATGGACTTGCACCGTTGTCACAAAGTAACACATTATCAATATCACCTGCTTCAAATGCATCTCGTGAAAACATCACGAATTTCATATTCAATACCCGCTCCATTGTAGCAAGTGCCCATGCATCCGGCCAATAAATAGATGTCATCATTCGTTCTTTCAATTGTTGCGTGGATCTAACTTCTCGCATATAATCGTATTGAGACGAGAGAAGTTTCGTGTATTTCATTTCATCATGTTTTAGTGTATGCTCAGTAACCAGTTTTTTCGCACCAGCAATCATGAGCTGTTGTTGCGCGCGGTCATGAATCGATGAGATTCGGCGTTTCACATCATTATAATTAGAAATAAGATCTCTCGTTTCCTTCGTTTGGGTTCGTGTAAGCGAATGATATAATGCAAATTTCTCTCGGTAAGCGCGAAATACTTCATCTGTAACTTCATCGGATAGTTGTTTTCTAAGCTCTAAAATCGTGGTTGTTCGACCTTGGGTAAGAAGTGCATCTCGAATCACTGCAAAAAATCCGTCGCTACCACCTTCATTGTCGATGAAGTTGAAATACTTATTCCGAAGATACTTCTGGATCCAAAGATCCGTGGTGGAGTTGGATTTGTACTGACGTCGTTCTAATTCCGATTGTTCTTTTGTTTGAAGAGGCAGGATGGATGCACCAGAAAGCAAGTGCTTTTGACGTGCATCTAGCCCGAATAATGTACCTGAACCCGAGATTCCGTCAATACTGTCATCATCACTACTATCACCATCTGCGTCTGTTATATTCGCCACCGGCTTTCCGAGAGATTTCTTGATTTCTTTCACTTCGGTTGCTTGTTTTTTCGGGTCGGTTGCTGCGACAGAATCTGCTTTTATAATTCCACCTTTAGCACGTGACTTGCGTAATAGTTCTGTATTTAAAAATCCATATAACAATGGTGACAATTTGTGGATATCAAGGTCACCTGATTCATCCATTTTCACCTGGTTTGATGGCATTTCGTATACGCCAATCTGTTTCATGAATTCCATATCCGCGTTGAATAAATAAATAGGGGAGTATACTACATTATATCGTTTGGCAAAACTATAATTTAATTGTCCTAGACCGATAATTACTTTTTGTGGATCACGTAATAACTGCACCTGAAATAATGGTGTATTATAGTTGAAATCTTCTTCTTCTAAATGCGAGTATTCATGATAATTGATATTGCTGTTAATTTTGGATTTTACCATATTTCGGTTCTATAGTATTGTAATTATTATATACCAACAAATAATAATTACATGCATTCCGCGGCTAAAATCAATTCATCATTCTAGCGATATACTAACGTATTTCGCATAACACCCGTCGATGCATCTGTCTCTGTAGTAATAAATGAAATCTTGAATTTACGATCTTTCGCTTTATTGAGTGCTGTTATCACACGTTTATATCGATCTACATTGTTATCAGATGTTCCACTTGCGCCCATATGAAGTGCGTCATCCTGGTTTCCATACTCCAGAATTCTCTGTTCATCCCAAACATCTTGGATGGAAAGAAAACCAGGTAAATTAATAATATAAATGCCAACATTACGACGATGGTAATAATTGCTTAAAATAATGTCATCTGAAAGACGGCATATTTGATTCTCCGCGGCAGTATAACGCGCCATATATTCCATAAAATCATCACCGAATGTGTTCAGTTTTACGCAAACAGACCCATATCCTTCTGCAATCGTGGCTATGTCTTTATGTGCGCGTTTACCGTTCAAGTGCATATTCACAAAATCAAAACCAGTTGTGGTCCATACATTATCATCATTCGGCGCAATCATTCGTTCATAGGTTTCGACCATTTTTTTTGAGTAAGCAATATCGTCATCTAGATAAATAATACGAGTATACTTTGGATCAAACTTGTCACAACGTTCACGATCCGTTAAATACATCACTGTTGGTACTATTTTTGTAGCAGGCCCGTAATCGATCGAAATACGATTCACCGTAAGCGATTTACGTATATATTTGGGAACAACATACGACTCTCCAGTCCGCGCAAATTCTTCAGGTATATTCAATAAAAATAAATCTGGTTTTCTGGTTTGGTCTAATATGCTATGTATCATCTGACTACATTTATTTATTCGTGTTGGACTGGTTGTAAAAGATACAACTATTTTTGTTTTCGGAATCGTTGCCATGAAGATATCTACGTGACACCTGTGGTATATATTGTCTTCTACACTCTATATTATTTCTTCGCTTTCCCAGAGATCTCATCCAACATGTCTAGATGCTTAAAGATCGTCTTGTTTGTAATACTCGGTTTTGATTTAATCTTCATCTTCGACACTTCGGTAATTTGTTCTACACGTAACTTGAAGATCTCGATCGTTTCTGCGTCCGATGAAGCCGGAGAAAACACTGTGTGGCTGTGTTTCACCATGATAAACAGATTCTCTGCGAGTTCATCAACCTCATTTGTCTTTCCTTCTTGGCGCATATTTGAATACATGAGTTCCTGAATCTGGCGCATCAATCCGAGAACCTGTGTCTTCTCAACAATTCCGATTTTCATCAAATTCACAATGAATAGTGACATCGCCTTTCGTTTTTCATTGGCCTTGTTAATGTCACAAAACTTGTCGTAATTCTTTTTCGGGTCACAGTACTCGATCGTTTCAAAGAGCGACATGAACGACGCAAGATTTTTTTCGAAAATGCCGCGAAATACGGCATACTGTTCATGACCCGGCTCTTTTTCTTTCTCCATCAAGTCATTAAACAACCGCGCATAAATCGCGGAATAGAACGCATTTGAACTTGCTGTATTGAAAATCGACGATGCAACCCGGTCCATCACAGCAACGGTATTGTGTTCCTCTGAGGTGTCTTCGTTTGAAGCGGTAAATAACGTGGTGATCTCTTTTAGAATGTTTGCAAACATCGGCGCATATGTCTTGTCCGTGAGTTTGTTGAGTGCAGAACGAATATTGTCGATACTCAATTCAATACCCTCTTTTTTCTTCAACTCTGTCTTCTGAAACGAAAGAATTGTATCCCATTCACTATTCGGAATCTGTTGAGAGTGGTGACGCGATCCTGATGTATGAGTTGACCGTGTAATAGAATTAACTCCACCACTGCCACCTGTCCCGGAGAACCCATTCAGTCCATTACCAATATCCCCGCCAGCCGCATCACCAAATCTAGTTTGAAATGAATTCGCACTGCTTCCTGCAACATGGTATCCGCCGCCGGTCAAGGGCACCGCAGCGACCCGAAAATCTCCTGGCTCTCTCACTGGAAACACCGGTGTTTTGATATATGTCGGAGCGCCCACCAAGTCTGCTAAATCCGAAACCGATTTTAGTACTTCGTCTGATAATTTCAAATCAAACCCCATATTCATAAACGCGGCATAGTCCGGAAGATCGTAACGATGAGTTATTTTTGCCATCACGTAAATTTGTTCTTGCGTGCGATGCGTCTATTATAATATATATCGTTGTTTTATATCAATTTTAATCGAGATAATAATAATAGAAACCACCATGTCGTCGATTATGGATGGAAAATTATTTGAGTTGTATGCTAACAACGACAATGATCAAACATCCACATTCATTCATGAAAATCTCTCGATACGTGACTTGGAAAAGAATAAATATGGAGAAGTCTTTACTCCATATTCCTATATTTGCGATATATTGGATCAACTTCCTATGAGCGTATGGAGTAATCCAGGTTTACGATGGTTGGAACCTGCATCAGGTATCGGGAATTTCTGTGTAGTTATTTATATGCGCCTTATGGATGGACTTCGTACAGTCACCCCCAACATGGTAGAACGCCATGTACACATATTACAAAACATGATATTTATGGTAGAGATCAACGAAGATAATGTGAAACGCACGAGAGATTTATTCGGGCCGTTGGCAAATATTCAATGTAGAGACTTTTTGGCTGAAGGGACTGAATATGATACTTCGGATGCAGATATCATTATCGGGAATCCGCCCTATCAAACTCCGAGAGACCATGCACGTAATAGTAGTAAAGGAGGTCAGATATTATGGGACAAGTTCATCTTAAAATCTCTCGAAATATTGTCTCGAAAAGAAACTAATGGTAGATGCAGCGAGAGATTTCTTTGTTTCATAACACCGCCCTTGTGGCGAAAACCAAATAGCCCACACGGATTATGGGATAAAATGACGAGAGAACAATGTTCATTACAATACCTTCATATGATCGATAAAAAAACGGCAATTCGCGATTTACAAGTTCAGCAAAGAATGGATTTGTTTGTCGTGAAAGTCGGTGATGGTAGCGGCGACAGCAAATGCCAAATCATAACCAGTCCTGCTGATGGCGGTTATTTCAATACAATATCACCGAGAGATTGGCCGTTCCTCCCTAATTCTGAATTTGAATTTTTAAAGAGCATAATTGACCCTAATGGACCCACCTCTCACCGCGTAATCTATGATCGATCCGCATATGGTAGTGATCTTCCGCATATGTCGCCAGAATACCGCGCCGGCGAATTTATTTATCCGATCGTTCATACGATGACGCGCAAAGGTTTAGGTTTATGGTATTCCAATACGAATACTCGCGGACATCATTTCGGAGTGTCCAAAGTGATCCTAAACTTCAATGAAAAATTGTACCCTTATTTGGACCTAAAGGGGGAATACGGAATGGGACAATTTTCATTCGGGTTACCAGTGAGTTCGGCGGAAGAGGGGGCTGCGATCGTGCGTGCGCTTACATCGCCGCAGTTTCGAGCGGTGATCAAGGCGACAAAGTGGGGGGCGTATCAGACGGATCGGCGGATGTTCGAGTATTTCAAGGACAGATTTTATGACGAGATTGTTGCGTAGATTTATTACTGAATAGACACCTTCAGACAGTTCCACATTGTTCGATTGCGACTCGAATCACATGTTTCAATTTGTATCGCCTTGGCTAATGCCCTAGCGATGATGGATTCTCTGGCCCGGATGGCTGCGCTGGTTACTGTTCTGGTACGTGCGGCGGCGATGACTGATTTGGCAGGACACATTTGATTATCTGTTGCGGTGGATTGGATACGACTCTAATATACAGACAGTAATAACAATATCATTTCAATTTTATCTATTCGCCTATGAATACCACCATTACATATAAAATACATCCACTATCTCGACCCCGGTACATCATACCCGGTAGGGCAAACAGACTTAAATATAATATGCTATATTTATTAGACATATCCGACTTCATTCGTGACTATTACCCCGCATTAAATTATTATGTCATCTGCCGACGATACTCCGAGCACTCCAACGATTGCTGACGCTGCTGATTCCGTTGCGTCTTACCCCGAATTCAAAAACTGGGAAGACGTAGACGAGATATCCCCTGACCTCCTTCGTGGAATATACGCATATGGCTTTGAAAAGCCGAGTCATATTCAGCAAAAATCGATTCTTTCGATTATTCAGAAACGCGATGTGATCGCGCAAGCCCAATCTGGAACGGGTAAGACTGGTGCATTCACGGTCGCAGCGCTTCAAAGCATCGATGTTACAAAAGCCAAGACGCAAGTACTTATTCTTGCCCCGACACGAGAGCTCGCAAAACAAATCTACGACGTAATTAGTGGTCTTGGTGCAATGATGTCAGGCCTTACATTGCGTCTATTGGTTGGTGGAACTTCCACTGCTGATGATGCGACAGAGCTTCGCAAATCGTCTCCTCATATTATCGTGGGTTGCCCTGGGCGTGTCTTTGATATGATTCGCCGCAATAATATTCAAGGTTCTCATGTTCATATGTTGATATTGGACGAGGCAGATGAGATGCTTTCCGCTGGTTTCAATGACCAAATCTACAATATTTTCCAATATATGCCTTCTGATATCCAGGTGGTTTTGTTTAGCGCAACGATGCCCCCTGAGCTGTACACGTTGACGGAAAAGTTTATGCGATCGCCCGTCAATATTCAAGTGAAAGCTGAGCAACTTACATTGGAAGGAATTCAACAACATTACGTGGGACTGGACGACGATGTTCAAAAATACTTGACATTGAAGGATCTATTCAAGACGATTTCTGTTTCACAATGCATCATCTTTTGTAATTCTACAAAGCGCGTGGCTGATCTTCATGAGGCGATGCTTTTTGACGGGTTTCCTGTATGCTGCATTCATAGTGGAATGGAAAAAGGCGACCGAGACAAGGCATATCAAGAGTTCAAGGCGGGTGTTCATCGTGTCCTCATTTCATCCAATGTAACCGCACGTGGTATTGATATTCAGCAGGTGAGTACAGTGATTAACTTTGATATGCCACAGGATGTTCACATTTATCTCCATCGTATCGGTCGTTCGGGGCGATGGGGGCGTAAGGGTGTTGGCATTAACTTTGTCACTCGGCGCGATATGCGTATCAAGAAGGAGATTGAGGCGTATTATGGTACGATCATTACGGAGCTGCCTGTGAATTTCATGGAAGGGATGTAAATGGAAGATATCATTCCAATAATTATGGTTTAAAATGAGATTATTATTTCATTTTATACTTTAGAATCAAAATACAATGACGGGAGGTTGTTGTTTTAGTGTTTGTTCGTTGATTACTGATGTTCGTGAATCTGTTTCTGAACTGCCACGTGAACCGGATGAGTTGAAAAATCTATTGATGGAGAATTTAGGCTTATGTAAACCCGCTTCATCGGATACAACGGATGGAAAAGGATCATCACCCGCGGAGGCGATGTCGGCAAATGCATTCAAAGCGCCGATTTCTTATACGGATCCAACAAAACTACACGAATTACCGGCGTCTATTATTGAGGATTTAGAGATGATACAACCGAAACAGCATCAGCAGCAGCTCAATGAGCCGCAAATAGATACATCCGAATCAGTAAAAGGTCTATACCATTATGTGTTTTCACCTACATCCGTGTATGGTACTGAACATTTACCGATCTGGAGTAAATACTATACGACTGATATTGAATATTTAAAGCAGTCGCAGACATTACTGGAGATGTTTGATGATCAACTGCTAGAGCGTAATATTGCCCAAAATACCGAATGCAAAACATGTGTCGATGCATTTTCAACGATGAAAGATACATGGAAAGATTTTCGCGGTACAGGCAAAATCAACGATTTCAAAGAGAAGTTCAGTTATGTTGAAACCCCCTTTCTCGCAAAATTAAATACTTCATCGTCTTTTCTTCAATTCCTGAGTCTATATAATATTTCATCACCAGTGATCGCTCTTTTAACACCGATAATCATACTAATTATCCCATTTTTTGTCCTACTGATGCGAGGATTAGCTGTTTCGGTTACAGAATACATCGAAATTCTGAAAACTATTATAAGCCAACATTCCGTGGGGAAATTTCTAACAGAATTTGATTCTGTATCGATGGAACAGAAGATGTATATCTTGATGTCGGTAATTTTCTATTTTATCCAAATCTATCAAAATATCATGGCATGTGTACGCTTCTATGACAATATCAAATTGGTTCACAAGCATATTCACACAATTCATGGGTATCTCACTGCAACCGGAGTAAATATGAGCTATTTGATTCAATTGATTCAGACATATCATCTTTCGACATACGAGCCATTCCGTGAAGAACTTGCGAATCGATACGCGCTTTTGAATGAGGTCACAAAGGCGTTGGCGGATATTTCTCCATTTTCAGTATCTGTTTCGAAATTCTTCCAGATCGGTTATGTGATGAAGAATTATTATTCACTATTTTCACAGACAGACCTGAATGAGTTACTTGATTACAGCTTCGGGTTTAATGCATATATGGAGCATTTGACCGCATGCCGATCATTTGTTATGAGTGGAATGATTAAGAAGTGTTCATTCATTGTTAGTAAACAGGTGGATCCCGCGACGCCAACAACACCAGCGACCGATGTCACGCAGCCATTACCTCCGATAGCAGAGGCCCCGGCAGAGGCCCCGGCAGAGACAGAGACAGAGGCCCCGGCAGAGACAGAGACAGAGACAAAGGGTGATAACGACAAAAAGAAGGACGAAACCGCACAGTTACCTCCTCCAATCATCAAGAATGGAATAACAAAGCTGGTATCTCAAGTTTACGCGCCACTTAAAGCACAAGATACAGCAAATGTGATTGCGAATGACGTCATCTTAGATAAACAACTGATTATAACCGGACCGAATGCAGCAGGAAAGACTACTGTGATTAAAACAACTATGTTCAATATTATTTTGTCTCAACAAATCGGATTCGGATTTTATGAACGTGCTGAAGTTAATCCCTATGATTTCCTTCATTGCTACTTGAATATTCCAGATACATCCGGGCGTGACAGTCTCTTTCAAGCCGAATCGCGCCGGTGTATGGAAATTCTCCGCTGTATTATTGACAATCCGAATAAACGCCATTTCTGTATTTTTGACGAGTTGTATTCTGGAACCAATCCCTACGAAGCTGTCGCTGCAGCATACGGGTATATCGACTATATATCCAAAAACCCGAATGTTGATCTTATTCTTACAACGCATTATATCGAACTGTGTGAACTCTTACAGAAACAAAATGGCAGCGCAGTTTCTAATCTTCACATGTCGGTCTCGCCTGAAACTGGCGCGTATTTGTATAAGATTGCGGATGGAATTTCAACGATTAAGGGTGGTTTGAAGGTTCTTCGTGATCTCGAATATCCGGACGAAATCGTGGAGAGCGCAAGTAAGATTATTCAGGGATAGAGCTCTTACTCCGGACAAGTAATATACTTTCGAAGTAAACGCTTGTACGTAAAATAATCAGGATCTTCTGTAAAGGTTACATTTTCAAGAACACGGATGTCATTATAAAATGACGTGCATTGTTCTTTCGTTGGAGGCGTGTTTGGCGTCTTTGAAACTGTATCATAAATCACATTGATATTGGCACGAGCTTCTTCGTGTTTTTGCGTGAATTGAGCTTCATATAATGACGCATTCAAATAATTTAGGAAGTTTGCGAAGAGGACAATGACTTCATTTGTTTCAGGTGTTTCGTTCGATTCGCTCATTTTTCATACATCATAAATGTTACTTACGTTTATGCTGTATTTTCGGTAGTAGACACGACTGTATTTTTATCAATCACTACATTCTTGGCCACCCGTTTAATCACCTTTGATATATTCCCGTCTTGGGCTCCATCCGTTATTGTCTTAGATAACTTGAAATACTTCACATTATCATTTGAATTACTATCCATACATCGTGGGTGTTGTGCAGCCCATTCACCCATAAGTCGAACGTTCTTATGTTCGACTGCCAATACTGCGTTCGTCATTTTCGCGTGATCTGGACCATCTTGTTCCCATTTATCTTCGTCTTTCACATATAACGTCTCCCGTTTGATATCGCTACAATGAACCGGTCGTTTGTGCAGTTCGGTTTTATTCAGGTTGGTAATCAGAATATTCGACATACCTTCAACATAACCTAGCTTACCAACACTTTCAAGATCATCTGTATTCAATTGAATCGAGTTCACGAAATCCTTCATATTCATCGCATCCTTACATTGTTCGTTCAGAAAAAACTGCAAGTTAAACGTCTGGTTGTAACAGTTCGTCATATTGTTATTATTCGTATTATTGTTGTTGATCACGGTAGTAGGACTTGCAACCATCGCGGTAGTCGCAGCCACGTTCGTTTTGTATAACTCGAGTATCTGAGTCTTGAATTCTTGATTCATATCCATCATCGTATTTATCATATTCTTCAGTTCCTCCGTGTTTTCAACCTTGGATGCTTCAATTACTTTCACAATACACGATGATCCATATTTCTTGTTATGTCGCCATAACCCAGTTCGATTAATATAGGGACGTTTACAATATTTACATGCATAATCGGCGGTCACGTGACCGGTCACGTGACTATCTATAGGCGTGGTCACGTGACCACTTTCGGATGAATGATAGTAAATAACATTATTTTCAGCGTCCTCGTTGTGAAGATCGATCTGAACGATTTCTTTGATGGGTGTTTTTTGGAGGGTCGACGCGACGGATTTTTTCAAAGTCGGTTTTGGGGGGATGCTTTTGGCTCCAGAACCACCAGAAACGCTGGAATCGACCGAAATGAGACTGTGAATGTAGTTTTTACACTTGACGTTCTCAGAACATAACCGTTGATGCTTTGGTGATAAAAGATGGCGATTAAAATCATATTTGTTATTGGTACTAGTGTTACATGTATCACAATGGTACATTTGCGTTTTTTCAGTCTTGCGTAAAGTGTTGCCTAAATTTGGGGGTCTATAGAAATGTCCAATATTATAATGTTGGAGGCTGAACGCACCGGGACGTCCCAAAAAATTACAGTCACAATTTTTCATTCCGATCCAAAAAAGTTGTGACTGGTCAGTCACAAATCGCATATTTTTCGTGTTTCAAAAGTATTTTGGCCAACCCCCATTTTGGACATTTTTGTAAAACGTTGCGTAATGTTGCGTACGAAGCAACGTTTTACGCAATGTATATAATGGGAGGGTATGTCCAGGATTTAAGGGTACATGCCTGGTTTTATACAGAAATATTCCAATTTTAAACGAAATATTTTCGGCTGAAAAGTCTCTTTTCGAATGAAATCCTATGGTTCAAACAGGGACTTTTATGAAAGTATATGAATTCTAATTTTTCTAATTTTAAACGGAATATTTTCGGCCGTGAAATGATTTTTCAAATGAAATCATATGGTCGATCCAGGGACTTTTATAGGTTTATTTTTCAAACCAACATAAAACCAATCAATGGAATATATTCAACTTCGTTTATTATTATCAAATAAGATCCTAGCGTATTATATTATACATTATATCCGCGATAATGGAACTAAGTTTTTTGACCATTGTTGTTAGTTTAGCCGTTTGTTCGCTTTTGATATATGCTGTATTCCAATATATGAAGGTGCGATTGAATGTTTTAGAACAATCTCATAAAGAGCAAGCACTTATTTTACAACAATTTATAGAAGAATCATCTACAGATATACATCGATTGTATAAACTTTCTGCAAATAATGGAGGACAGTATCAACCGCAAGGAAGTATTATATTAGAATATGCAAATGAACTGGTGAACGAGAATAATGATGATTCTAACCAAAAACAACCGGCTTATAATGAGCCTCATATAATTCATTTGGATACAGCTTTTTATCAAAATAAGAAAAACAATCTCATTGAGATTTCGTCAGATAGCGAAGACACAACCGAAAGTGAAAATGATGACAGCAGCAGCACATGCAGTAACTCTATCGGTGAAAGTGAAGATAATGCCAGCGAGAGCAGCAGCAGCACATGCAGTAACTCTGATAGTGATAGTGATTCGGATAGTGATTCGGATAGTGATTCGGATAGTGAATATGGTAGTGATATCGGAAAAATACACCCAGATCCAATAATTGAAACTATTATAGAGCCATCATCAACCAACAATTCTGAAGTTGTTGAGATACTTTGTGATCATGAAACTACATCAGATATCAAATTAATTACGGTAGATTTAGGAACGATCCAAGAATCACCTTCGGTAAAATCATCTCCAGAACGTCCGGTAGATGTTTTGTCAATGTTGTACAAAAAAACACAAGAACAATCCATAACAGTTGAAACAATCATTGAAAGTGAAGCGTCTCCATTAGAACCGACCCCAGCACCAGCCACAGCACCAGCCACAGCACCAGCACCAGCCACAGCACCAGCCACAGCACCAGCCACAGCACCAGCCACAGCACCAGCCACAGCACCAGCCACAGCACCAGCCACAGCACCAGCCACTACAAGTATATCATATACGAGTATGTCTGTACCAGAACTACGACAACTGCTTAAGGAAAAATACAAACAGCATCCAGAAAAACATGCTGAAATACAAAAACTCAAGAAAGCGGAGTTAGTGTATGCATTACAAACTGCGTCGGTTTAACATGTATCCACTTATTTTTATTCTAATATATACATAATAAACACGTATAATGTCGTATTCGCAACCTCATTGGGCCAAGAATTTTAGTTCAAGTCATAATGTTTACTTTGATTTTCCACCACTCATGAATGATGGGCGCAATTTTTCTGGATGGCAGCCTGGAAATGCAGTGAATGAATCGATCCGTCGTGCTGAAAACATTAAAACGAACTGGGATTATCGCCGTTTTTTAACGACAAACGCTGACCAAATTATGACACTCAACAAGATTGATGCTGTGAATACATCCGGCCATGGTTCATTTGAGGTGAATGCATATGAACAGGAAAATCAGCGTAACGTACCATTCATGTATTCTTCTGTCATGGATGAACGAGAACCATTCGGATATGTTCAGAGTGATCTTAAAGACACGTATCTCTCGAGAGAATCACTTCAATCCAGAATGATCGCACCAGAAATCACACAAGAACAAGTACTCGAATTCCAGCGCCAGCAAAAGGCTAGAGAACAACAGTCTCACGGTAAACAGTAATAAATACACAACGAATCTATATAAACCTTACTTTGTAATCATTGTTATATTCACAATCATTACAAAGATGCGTATCATCAGTTTTGATGTAGGTATGAAAAATCTAGCGTATTGTTTGTTTCGAATTCCAGATCATGTCAATAGCACTGGCGCGGGAACCGGTTTAACACCCTCAGATTTGATTCACGAGATACAAATCGAGAGATGGGATGTGATTGATTTACGATTTGAACCCAATCTCTCGGATACAGTAACTACAGATTCTGTCCCACCTGCACCGAAACGGACATGTATTAATGACGGAAAATTAGCGAAATGGATGTATTTACCGACGTCGGGATCCGGTATTCTACCATTCATTTATTGCTCCAAATGTTCCGAAAAATCGAAATATAAAACACCTACTCGAGAGATTTTACCGATTAAGCGTAAACCAGAGCTCTTGACAAAGAAAAAACTAGGCGAACTTATGGATATTAAGGCAAATCTCTCGACGCAGGCGAATCAAACCGCCAACAACAACGGACAACCAGAAGCCGCAACCAATCTAAAACTTCGGAAAGCAGACCTGATAGAAGAAATTACAACAACGCTTTCGAGAGATTATATGGAGCCGTTCGATGAAAGTAAGTATTCAAGTTATCTTGCTGGAACTGTACCGCCACAGAAACCCAAGAAGGCGAATTATACGTACGCACATGACCTGGATCTGATTACCTATGGGCGTAATATGATGAAACATCTTGACGCGATATTGTACTCGCCGTCGGCATCGGCGCCAATCGATATGATGATCATTGAGAATCAAATCAGTACACTC